CTGAGCGCCTATGAGACCATCACTGATGCTAAGACCAAGATTGCTACTGCCAAGAGTGAAGCTATTACCGCTGCCAAGGGTTATACCAACGAAAAGAACACTGCTATGGATACCCGCGTCAAGGCTCTGGAAGCTGCTGTTGGCGAAGGCGGAAATGTTGAAACTCAGATTACTAATGCTATCAACGCTCTGGACTCCACCGCTCAGAATGCTGCGGATGCCAAAGTTCATGTGTCTGTGACTCAGACCGATGGTAAACTGACTGCGGTTTCTGCTACTGTTAAGGCTAATACTTTCGATGCTTATGGTGCAGCAGCTTCTGCTGAAACCAAAGCGAAGGCTTATGCTGATGGTCTGGCTAAGAATTATGATACTGTTGGTTCTGCCAATAAGGCTCTGACTGATGCCAAGGCTTATGTCGATACTGCTCTGACTTGGGGTACTATCTAATTTATATTAATCAATATAAATAAATTTAATTTAACAAAGGCTGGACAATTTAATTTTAATTGTCCAGCCTTTTTTTTATATTTATAAGAGAAAACAAAAGATCTCTAATCCATTTTAAGAAAGGAGATTATATTCAATGGCAGCAAAAGTTTCTTTTGTACGAACTACTAACGCTAAACTTAAAAACGTACCTAAAAAAGAAGGTCAATTAATTTATGTAACAGATACTGGTGCCCAGTATTTCGATACAAGTGCAACTAATCGTATTCAGATTAAAGACCCTAATGCGATTAATAAAAATACTAACAGTGATGTTTCTGCTATTTTGAATTTTACCAATGGTATAGAAATCAATGGTACAAAAATTTCATATGATGCAACAACAGATACTATAACATTTGAATAATTGAATAAGAGATAAAAGGAGTTTATTATGAAAATCTGCATTTATGCAATTTGTAAAAATGAAAAGCAGTTTGTAAGTAAATGGCTTGATTCAATGCAAGAAGCAGATTATATTGTTATTCTTGATACTGGATCAACAGATGGAACTTATGAAATGCTAAAAGCGGACCCGCGGGTAACTAGAGTAGAACAGGAAATTATCTCACCTTGGCGGTTTGATGTAGCCCGCAATAAATCTATGGAACTAGTTCCTGAAGATGCGGATGTTCTGTTCTGTACAGATTTGGACGAGATATTAATGCCGGGATGGGCTGCCGCAATTAAAGAAAGTTGGATTCCTGGTTTTCATTGCCGCGGTTATTATAAATATGCTTGGAGTCATAATGAAGTCGGTGAGCCTGAAAATATTTTTTGGTATGACAAAATTCATACCCGCGCTTATCATTGGGAATATCCAGTTCATGAAGCTTTAAGAGGCGTTTCCGCAGAATATGAAAATACACATTCAATCGCTTTTGATGAACGAGTTTTTTTGCATCATTATCCTGATATGTCTAAATCAAGAGGAAGTTATTTAGGTCTTTTAGAATTGCGGGTTGCAGAAAATCCAAATGATTTTTATGGAGCTTTTTATTTAGGCAGAGAATATAGCTTTTATAACCGTTTTGAAGATTCTAATAGAACTTTCCTTTCAATTCTTAATGGAGAATATAATGAAATGAAGGATGATTTAGTTATTGCGGGTTGCTATACTTTTGTCGCAGATAATTACCGAAAAATAGGTGATGATTTATCAGCTATTGAATATTATATGAAATCTATTCAACAGGATAAAACGTATAGAGAACCTTATTTATATATTGCAGAGATTCTTAATGAACATAAAATGTATCGACTTGCGGTTGGTGCGGTTGAAGAAGGATTAACCCAGTCTTTTCGCCATTATAATTGGCTTGAACGCGGTGATACATGGAGAGAAAAACCTTATGATATTCTTGGAATTTCTTATTATTATTTAGGAAATTATGAGAAAAGTAAAGAAAATATGCTTAAAGCATTGGAATATAATCCTACGGATAAAAGATTGCAATACAATCTAACTTTTTTAAATTAAAGGGAGAAAAATAAAAATGAAAAAATTAAAATATTTAATTGCTACTTTAATTTTAGCTATCTGTCTTACTAGTAGCGCATTGGCTGTTACACCAACATATAAACCTCCAAAGATGCCTGATATGTCTGATATTAAAATAGAGGTAAATGTCCCTAAATTGGATTTCCAAGTAAAGGCTCCTAAAGTGAATTTCCCCGCAGGATATTTTGATAATCTATTTAAAAATTTTAAAATTGACATGAAGAATATAAAATAATGATTTTTTGATAGATGGTATTAAAAGGAGTGAAAAAAATATAGATGGCTAAAAAATTTAATTTTTCTGGCGAACTCCAGGAAAATGGTAAGCGAGTAATTACGCAGGCAGATGCTACAGCTACTCTTGCTGAAAGTACAACCGCCGCAAATGTTGAAGTTACCACTGCTGATGGTAAAGCTACTTTTAATTTTACTATTCCTAAAGGCAATACTGGTACTAAGGGTGAGATAGGTCCTACTGGTCCAGTTGGTCCTACTGGTGCAACGGGTGAAGTTGGCCCAACTGGTACAGCAGGTATTCAAGGACCACAAGGTATCCAGGGTGTAGCAGGTCCTGTTGGACCTACAGGAGCTACAGGTTCTGTTGGTCCCACTGGCAAGACTGGAAATATAGGTTTGGTTGGACCTACTGGACCTATCGGTCCTACAGGAAAGACAGGAAGCGTTGGCCCTACTGGCGCTCAAGGTGATTTAGGTCCGACAGGTTCTATCGGTCCAACTGGTAAGGCAGGTGCGGTTGGACCTACAGGCGCAGTAGGTGAGCCTTTTGCAATTTATAAAACTTATACAACGATCGCCGCAATGACTACTGATTATGCTAATGTTCCTATTGGCAAATTCGTAATGATTACTTCTAATATTGAAGATGTAGATAATGCTAAGTTATATGTTAGAGCAAATGTTGCGGATTATTTTAGTTTTATTACTGACCTTAGCGGCGCGCAAGGTATTCAAGGTCCGGTTGGTCCGACTGGCAAGACAGGTTCTGTAGGCCCAACTGGACCAGTTGGTCCTACGGGCTCAGATGGTCCTAGGGGCGCAACAGGCCCTACTGGTGAGGTAGGCCCGACTGGTCCTAGAGGTATTTCTGGTTCAGATGGTCCTAAAGGTCCTACTGGTCCTATGGGTGCAATTTCTTCTCATGCTGAATGGGGTTCTGGTTGGGGATTTTGTTCCACATCATCTGAAATTTCTTCAAAAGAGGTAGAGATTTCTCCAGATTATTCTCTTGTTAAAGGCGGTATTGTCGCTATTTATTTTACATTTAATTGCGTAGGTAATTTTACTTTAAATATTAATGGTACAGGAGCTAAACCGGTTAATTATAAAAATAGTAGCACGCTACCTGATTATACTATTATTAGTGGTGACACAGGGGTGTTTATGTATGACGGTAGCATTTATCATTTATTAGCTGTTGACCGTGTTGGAGTTGGATCTCCTACAGTTTTTGTTAGTAAGGATAAACCTGCTGTTTATACAGCTCGTAAAGGTGACGTTTGGTTTGTAATTAAGTAAAATCATTTAAAAAATTATCAAACCTATTTTTAAATTGAGAATTCTAATGCTAACCGCTCAAGAACTCCTTTAACCCTAGAGCAATCAATTTTAAGCTTATATATAAAAAATTAATGGGAAATAAGAACTTACTCTTACTTCCCATTTTTTTTGTTTATTTAGAAATTAAATGTAAAAAAGCCCAATTCTTTCATAGCGAGAACTATCAATAGCTTCAAGGCACAAATCCCAGCCAGTTTTACCAGTCAGGACCTGCTTAAAAATAGTAGGACTAGCACCACTTACAAAGCTAACATCAGGGCCAGCATCAAGAATAACATCATGTCCAGCATTAACATTCCAATAAACCAGCTTAGGACACTTGATACCAGCAGCTTCCCACTTAGCCTTAATCTTTTCCATTTCGGTCTGAGTAGTCTTTTCAGTCCAATGACCAGTAGCCATATAGTCAATCTCCATGTCAGAGATTACCAGGATAGTTTCAGGGATGTCTTCGGGATCAGACTTCTTTGCGGTTTCCAGCAGCAAATCAAATGTCGCCGCAAGATTAGTATTAGAGCAAAGATTAGTCTTATAAATACGACAAACCTTGTCACAGAAATCAGTACCAACAGTTTCAATAAGCTGGGGGCGGCTAGAGAAACTAATATAATGATTCTTAAAAGGTCCACCAACTCGCTCAGCACAATACATACCAAGAGAAATAGCAATATTGATAGGAGCATTTGCGGCGTTGCCGCACATAGAACCAGAAGTATCAACTACACACATCATCTTCATAGGCTTGCCGTTCAAATAATCAGGAAGATTCTCCCAATACTTGTTAATCATAGCTCGATCAACATCTGTACCAGTCCAGTACCAATTATTAAAATCCCAATCGGAAGTGAAATTCTTAATCGTCTTAGCAACAATTTCATAAGGATAAAGCGTTGTCGCATTTACCTTAGTATCTTTACTCTTAGCAAAGGTTTCATACTTCTGCTTGATAATATCGCGGCGCGCGAAGGCATTCTTATAGATGAGGCCCGCCTTAGAAGGGATCTTGTCAAATTCAATTTCATCCCAGCGATTCTCAGACATCAGACGCTCTACAATATTAATTCGCTCTCGCAGAATAGACAGCATCTTGCGGTACTGCTTATGAGTCATTTTCAAATACTTGCGAAAAGCATTAGCTGCGGCTTTAGTCTGATAAGAGGACGCATTTTCACTCGGCATCCACTTAGCACACAGAGAAGGAGTTTTGCACTGAATGTCAAGACCGAGCTGACGCTTTAGAATTTCAAATGCAGCATCCTGAAACTCAGTCCCAAGAGCAACGTAGAGCAAGTCATCATAACGGCCATATTCAGGAATATTCTTCAAATTAAACCAGGCATTCTTATCACCATTTTCGCACAGATAACGGTAAACGACTCGGAAGAATCGACGCTCACCGGCGCCGCCGCCGCAATCCCTCATCCAGAACAGACACTTGAGAGCCAGCTCAGGATCTTCATCATATGCCTTCATAAAAAGCACAATGCAATCCTCATCAGAACGAGAACGATATGCAGAACCAAGAGCGAACAAATCATATACAGGATTCAGCGTTGACTTTCGCGCGACCGCACCATTTTCCGTGAGAGTGTAATTAGTATTAGCTTCAAGATTATTCATAAAACTATTCATATATTTTCTCCTTTATTGAGATGGTTATTTTCATAACCTTTATTTTGATTCTTACCTTTTGTTTATATATATTATAACAAAATTTTCTTTAAAAATCAATGAATAAAATTCTTATAATTCGTCCAAAGCCAATAAAGAGTTGCGCCAATCCAAACACCAACAGCAAATTTAATCATTTTACATATACCTCCAATGATTTTTGCGGATAATATTTTCCATATTATATTTCCCCACTGGATTTCTAGAATGAATAGTAAAAAGTGCATCAATCTGATAATTCTTAGTAATTACCTTTTTCTCAAGCCAATCTAAAAAACGAATATAATCGCCACCCATACTAACATAATCACCAGCATCATGGTCAAGAGAAATCTCAGTGATAACAGGAGTAACATAAACATTATGATAAGAATAGGTATATTGAATATAATAAGTCTTAGCTTCATCTACACTTCTTACCCAAGTCCAAGACTCATCAGGCGGCTGCCGCACATCATCAATCCAAAGTTTCATTTAAAATCCCCTCTTTCTTCTATTAATATTATAACAAAAATTTAATAGAAAATCAATATATAAAAAAAATTGCCCGTTAGCTACTTTTCGCTAACGGGCTTTAAAAAGATCTCTATAATATTATTTTTCAAGACGTATCTTAGAAAGAAATCTTTTTTCAATACTTCTCAAATGCTTGAAATCTTATTATTTTTTAAAAGTTGCAGTTTACGTCTTATGGAGCACCTAGCGAGTGCCGCCCTCGCATCCGAAGCTTGGAAGGCTTCTATATTAGCTGTTATACGATAGGTGCATATCTAGACCCCTTTTTAGTGCATTACCATTATGCTACATAACAAAAATTGTTACAATAGGATTTGAACCTATAATCACCGCTTTATCAGAGCTTAAAATTGCTGTTGGGGTCTAATCTGGTGGAAAGCCAGATAAAAGAATGGAGCTAGTGAGAGGACTTGAACCCCCAACCCAGTCATTTGATTATAATGTTTAACCTTTTATTAGTGTGTCAGTCCATTTAAAACCATAAGCAGTTTTTCTGATACCTTGAACAGCTTGTAAAATATGAGAACGTTTTGATTCATCTCCTAAAAAACGAGCTGCTTCTCCGCCAGAACTAAAAGTATTAAGAAGATTATTCCTTAAATCATATTGATATATTTTTCTTTCTTCTAAAACAATATCATCAGTTCCATCAATAATTTTTTGAATCTGTTTATCAGCTAAATAATCTTCAATAAAATTAACAGAATATTGATTAACTTTTTTATTATTAAAAGATAAAGTTTTATTTAAAGAACATTCTTCTACTCTAATAAGATAGCAATTTCCATTATAAAAAGTAGCAAAATAATCAATTTGTTCTTTATTATAAGTTTTACTTTTTGTTTCTTGAGTATTTACTTGTGTACTTCTACAAGGAATTTTTATACCAGTAGAAGATACTGTACAAGTTTTTACTTGTACTCTTATTAAAATACCTTCTAAATCAACTATCATATCATATCTGCAATCTTCACCCAAAGGAACAGAAACATTATATCCTTTTTGAGTAAAATAAGTTTGACACTGTAATTCAGTAGTTAAACCTTTAATTTTTTGTTCGTTTATATTGAATGCCTCCTAATATAAATTAAAAGGCTAAATTTACAAACAAGTGACTTGCGCTCGCCATTGCGCCACACTAGCGAATTACAAGAGACATTAAATAGATCCATTTCCCTATTATTTCTATTACTGTTTGTCTCTTTATGTATATATTATATCATATATCTTTAAAAAAATCAATTTAAAGATTCTTCACCAGAATCGAACTGGCATCTTCCGGTTTATAACCGATTGTAATTCCATTATACTATCCGAATCATACATGGCCGTGTGACGAGAATCGAACTCATCATAATCCGCAAACGAGGATTGTTTTCCCATTAAACTAACTCGGCATATTTACAACTTTTTTGGAAGGTTAAAATGACTTCCAAAATAATGTTTTTAATTGTTGCGGGTTCCCGCTGGTGCGCAAGAAGGGACTCGAACCCTTATGCGAATTATCGCAGTGGTTTTTGAGACCACCTCGTCTACCATTCCGACACTCGCGCATATATTAGATAACCAAGACACATTATTTAAAGGAATCGAACCTTCTTAAAAAATTTTTGCAGAATTTTTTGTAAACCATAAAAAAATTGCTGTGAGTGTCTTTCTTTATCTTATATATATATTATATCAAAAATTTTAATAAAAATCATTTTTTTATTTATTTTTCATATGGCAGGGTAAGTTGGATTTGAACCAACGCATCTGGGAGTCTAGTCAAGATTATTGGATTTGAACCAATACCTTCTATCCATAATAGAAATACTTCTTTATACTAAATCTTGAAAGTCCCATGCCTTACCACTTGGCTATTACCCTATAAAAAGATTAATTCCTGTATCCGACTGGATCAAACATTGGCGCATACTGCTTAACATTATTATGAGTTAAAACACCAATTAAAGTTTCTTTGCCATCTTCTTCAACAATATAAATTCTTGCTTTATCAGTAGTAACTGCTTGTCTACCTCTTGGATATGTAAGTTTCTTAGCACATTTCTCAAGATATTTCATGTCAGCAGTATTTACTTCCATTCGACCAAGGCTTCCAATAATGACAAATACAGGTTTATTATTTTCAAACTTAGGTTTGGTATTAATAATCTTACCACACCAGTTCATATTAAATTCATTATGAATTGAAGTGATTACTAAATGTGTTTTAATTTTTACTTCCTGCATTTTACATCACCGCATCAAAGAATTAAAAAAGTTTGTTACATCATTATTGATTTCAACAGTCTCAACATCTTCACTTCTAGGAGCTGGCTTAGACTGATAATAAGGATTTTTTTCTTTCCAACACTTTAAGAAATGCTTTTGGATTCTTTCCTCAGTATCAAAACTTTTGTTACAAGTTGGACAAATATACATAACTTTTCTCCATTAACAAAATTATTTTCTTTGTTTTTTCTATATATATTATAACAAATTTTTTTAATTTTGTCAATAAAATAGGTGAAATGCGGATTCACCTAGATGGTCCGAGTGGTGCGACTTGAACGCACGACCTCTTGAACCAGAAAACAATGCTATTAATTAAACTTTACTCCATTCTTCATCACTATACATCTCTATATCTTTTTTCTTTCTAGGTAATTTTTCCATATCACACCATTTTCTAATTGCATTATCTGTAACATTATATTTTTTACTAATAGTAGTAAAAGGCATAGTTCTAATCATTGCTTTTAATTCTTCTCTGGAAGGTCGTTCTTGTTTTTTTTGCTTAATCTTCCAACAATCTTGACAAAAACCCGTTTTAGAATAAGAAGTAATAGGCTTACCGCATATTGAACAAAATAATTTAGGTTTATTTTGTTCTGTAGTTTCACTTACCTTTTTAGTTCTATTGATAAAATCTTCTTTGCTTTGAAGCATTTCTTTAGAAATAGAAATAAATTTTTCAATTTCATAATCTTCAGCCTTATTATAACTTTGATTATTGTTCTGAGGAGGTGTAAAACGTAAAGTTTTACTTGTAGAACATTCATCAACAGGAATCAAATATACTTTACCATTATAGGTTGTTGCAAAATAATCAATTTGGTCTGATGTATAGAAATGACGAGTTGTTTTTTGTGTATTTGTAGTAGTTGCTACGGTGCTTATCTGAATAGCACCTGTATCATACAATATGCCATCAACTTTTGACCTAGGATTAGAACAAGATTTACATTGAATACGCAACATTTCACCATTTACATCTGCAATGAAATCATATTTAGCTCCATTCCCATAAGGAATAGAAACTTCATATCCTAATTCCATAAATTTAGCTATACATTGTAGTTCTACTACATTACCAATAGACTGAGTATAATTCATATATTCTTAATAGTTTGCTTTCCAAATCAAGCGCGCTACCAACTGCGCTACACCCGGATAATGGGCAGCGTCTCGCCCATATTTAACTAGACCCATAAGTTCTAAATAACCATTGCTCTACCGACTGAGCTACAAGAAGTTTTACCTTCTAGGATGAACTCGAATCACCGACACATGGAACCCAATTCTTCTTAGAAAAAATAATTGCTGTAAGGGTCTAAATGGCGCGCCCGGAGGGATTCGGACCCCCATGTCAGATACAAGCTGACACACAAGCTTTCAAGGCTAGGCCGTTATAACCATTTCGGTACGGACGCATATTCTCAGCGATTAACGCTGAGTTTCAAGATTGCGAATTTCTCGCCGCAACTTACGAATAACTCCAGGACACTTAACATTACGATCACCGCGTCCAATCAACTTATTCAGACGATTCTTCTTAGCAGAAATAGACTGTTCAATAGTAAACATTGGCGTAATTCTCCTTTTGATAAAAGTTATGGCCTTGAGGGAGAGATTTGAACTCTCGCTAGGTGTTACCCTACTAGCGCATTAGCAATGCGCGCCCCCTTCAACCACTTGGGTACCTCAAGATAATCTGGCTATTACAGTGTGTTTAAAAAAATAAACACGCATGATTTTTACAACTGGTGCGGATAGAGAGACTCGAACTCTCACACTTTGCAGTACATGGGCCTAAACCATGCGCGTATTCCAGTTCCGCCATATCCGCATTTAAACTAGACACTCAAATAAATCTGTAACGAAAGGAGGGGTCAAACAAAATGAAAAAATAAAAATCACAGTAAAAAAGTGAATATTTTTTAAAAACTATTAAAATATTCATTGCTGTATGTGTCTATGTAAGATTTTAATGGTGCGCTTAGGGAGACTCGAACTCCCGACCATCGCATTAATGGAGTTAGAAATAAGATTTGAACTTATATCCTCAAAGAGATTTTTCTTTAAACTATTCTAACAAGTGCGGTGCTCTACCAACTGAGCTATAAGCGCATATTTGGCTTTAAGGTCAGCCAACCGCACATAACGCTATGCCATTTGCTCAGGTGATTATCCTGGGGAGACTTGAACACCCGACACGCGGCTTTCCGACCGCTGTTCTACCAGTTGAACTACAGGATAATATTGAAGAAATTAATCTTCAAGAGTTCTAAGGAAATCCATTAGAATAGCTTGATCTTCAGGAAGTCTAGCAAACAATTCTAAATTCTCTTTCTTATCTCTTAGTAAATCCGCCATAGCAACATATTGAGAAAGTTCAGACTTTAAATTATACTTATCACCATATACAGATTCAAGCCAGACTTCTCCATGACACTGCGCAATAGCATTTTTAAAAGAATTAATATCCTTTAGATTACGAATCTTCAATTATTTCATCTCCTTTTACAAAATATTTTATCCCACATAGATTTAGCTCTATTTTCCACAGCCATAATCTATGTCAAATTTTCTTTTTATCTTATCCATTTCATCTTTAGTTAATGTTGTATTCCAGGTTATTGTATAATAATTATCTGTACGATTTAGACACTCAATACACTCACACCTATATACATTTGATGATTTATTTACGCAAAATGGACAATAATTATTAAAGCAATCCATAAATTACCTCATAAAATTAAACTTTTATTGACCATATAATTCTTTACTTAATTTTAAAAATTGACCACAACAACCGTCATTTTTTTACTTAATTCATATTCAAAAACATCTGAATCTTCTTTTCTACAACTTATCATCATTTGCCAATAATTAGCAAGGTATTATTTACATCCACCTCGCCGCAGATTCAGCTTATTCTACTCTTGGATAGATAAGTAAAAATTAAAATAATCAACCGGCAATAACTTGGTCGTGTCAAGTTTACCATTCCTTACGGACTACTTTTGTTTTTCTTACGACTCGACCTTTGTGCGTTCCTTCACAAAATGGCTTCAATTTCCTTGATTATTTTAATTTGGTGGTGCCGCAGAGGGGAGTCGAACCCCCAAGGCCGAGGCCGATGGATTTTCTTACTACTCCATGTCACCATGGCCGCATCAAAAAATACGTTGTAGTCTGGAGCACGTCTTTACCATATTCATAAGAACTTAGGCAACTGGTGTATGCTCTCTACACATTTATTCAAGATTACTCTTGAAATTTAGCACGGCGTTCTCTTAGCCATTCGCCGTTTTAGCCAGTTTCTACTCTAAAAGTTTCCTTCTAGGCACTCTCTTTTAACGTTTGCTAAGTCAAAAGTCCATTGCGTTTACCAATTTCGCCACCGCGGCATATATTCAACTGAACCAAAAATTCTGTGGGCCTTCGCCCTACAAATAATTATCTTCAATCATATTAGGCTAACATGGAGATAAGTCTGAGCTTTGGGTAGCGAACCCTAACTTCTTACCCCAACGATAACTCGTCAAATCATGTACTCGACTGACTACGAGCAACTTTCACTCACCATTCAGAAAAGTAATCTTCATTTTTTATAATCTAATATCTTTATTAGTATAAAACCATCTTCAAATGCCTTGAGCTACTTGTACGTCTGACCTTATCTTATAGTTAAATTACTTTAACATCACAGCAAACGGTCTTGTTGGTATTTCCTAGGATTGTAGTAGTAACCAGCTTCTACCTAACTAGGATTCGGCCCGTCTATTAAACGGACTTTCTATTATGACCGCGATAAGACAACTGCCTTTGATTGCGATAATATCTGCACATCCGCCCTTCCAAGTCCACCGTTTGATGGAGTTTAAATACGTCACCGCATCTAACTCTATTCCATTTAGAAGTATCCTTCTAAATAAGAAATTCTTGGAAACCCGTAAGCAAGGTCGGATTCTCAGCACGCTGGTGTGCGTTCTTCACTGAGTTACAGAAATTTTCAAGGTTCAACATAGCTCTTAGTCGAAATCGCAACTGCCAAGCTTATTCAGCAGAGGGCGGCTAATATCAGTTGCTTATCTATTGATTACATATATATTATATCATATATTTTTTAAGAAATCAAAAGACTTTGTATATAAACGGCATTCTGTTGCAAAACATTTGAACTATATTCTTTAGTCTCCGTTAGGAAAGGTTAGCGAGGATTTAGGTAGACGCGTATGCTACCGAGAACTATAACCTCGATCAAGCTCTCTAAAACGGTCAGGAAGTGAGACAAAATATCTCTGTGGTTGCGCCCGGAAAGATTTGAACTTCGTCTCCGCCCTATGAAAGCGGCGAGCTACCATTGCTCCACCAGCGCAATATGAAATTGTAGCTTTTGGCGGGAAGTGGGGTAAAGCTACAAACCCAGACCCGCTGGAAGAGTTTCGATCTAACTCTTGCCTTACAAACTTACCTTTTCTATTTTTTAAGTTTCCCTGTTGAAACCATGGAGAGTAAAGGCCTCGTCCAAAAAGTCAGCCCTCTAACCTTGGGTCTGGTGAACATCGCCATTCTTTTACTTGTTAGGGACGTTCAACTGAAACAAGAAGGATACTTATTGAAATGGTAGTTTCCTAAACAAACCATTCTAAATTCAATCGTTGTCAGCCATTGCGGTCGGGCGCAGATTAAATTTAGAGTACAATGTACTTGGTGACCCCAGCAGGACTCGAACCAGCATTGCCGACGTGAAAGGCCGGCTTCCTAACCATTAGAAGATGGGGCCATATTTATTTATGCTTAGTTTTACGAGTATAAGAACCTCGTCCCTTTTTAGATTTTACCTGAAATCCGCGACGTCTAAACTGAAGATATTCTTGCAATTCATCACCGCGTTTCTTTCTATCACTTTTGTTCATCTTCATTGAAAAGAACCTCCATATCATTATAAAAATCTGCCCAAACACTAGCAATCTCATCAGACTGAATTTCACAAGCATAACTTTCGTAATACATTTAGAAGCTCCTTTCTCTTTCTTATGTATATATTATAACATTTATTTTTTAAATTGTCAAAAGTAAATGTTATAATTAGTGGTGCGGGGACAGGGACTCGAACCCTGACAATGCAAATGTCTCATCCTTGTAAGGGACGCGTGTTGACCAGTTACACTATCTCCGCATTAAAAGCTGGTTTTACTTTGCTTCTTATTATACTCTTTTCCACTAAGCTCCATATCACCTAAGTGCCGGGAGTAGTTTAAACCAGCAAAATCCATGTTAAGAGTTATGGTTCCCGCCCGGTGACTTGAACACCGAACCTTCCGATTATTGGAGCCTAGAGCTTGTCTTGCACAAGCATCTTAATATGTTACTTTTACACCACCTAGGCAAGTCGGATGCTCTAACCAGTTGAGCTAGACGGGAATATAATACATAAGAAAAAGTTTTGAATTTTTTATTTCTTATCTCTTTCTTATGTATATATTATAACATTTATTTTTTAATAAATCAATTAAGCAATAAAGTCACGAAGTTTTTTTGCTCTACTAGGATGGCGCAGTTTGCGCAAAGCCTTAGCTTCAAGCTGTCTAATGCGCTCCTTAGAAAGATTTAGAATTTCGCCTACTTCGCCAAGAGTTCTAGATCCTTTACCGTCAAGACCAAACCGCATCTTAATAATAGTTGCTTCTCTTTCATCAAGAGTACTCAATACAGATTCAAGTGTATTGACAATTTCAACTTTATTGTACGCGGCTTCCGGTGTATCGAACATATCATCCTCGATCAAGGAACCAAGAGACGTATCCTCATCATCACCAACTTGAACATCAAGACTGGAAGACTTCTGAGAATAATTCTTCATAGCCTTAACCTCTTTGGCGGTTACACCTAGCACTGCCGCAAGTTCTTTATCAGTAGGCTTTCTACCATGCTCAACAACAAATTCATTCTCTTTCTTTTTCATACTATTGATAGAATCAATCATATGAACAGGAACACGAATAGTTCTACCCTGGTCAGCAATAGCTCTACCAATAAACTGCCTAATCCAATAGGTAGCATAAGTAGAAAATTTATAACCCTTATCAGGTTCAAATTTATCTGCTGCTCGCATTAAACCTAAATTACCCTCTTGAATCAAATCGAGAAGCGGAACTCCAATATTTTGATATTTCTTTGCAATAGAAACTACAAGACGTAGATTTGCTTCTACCAGTTTATCGCGGGCGGCGCTATCTCCTGATTTGACTTGGATCGCAAGCCGCATCTCCTCATCAGGTGTCAGCAAATTGATCGAGCCAATATTCTTCAAATACTGCTTCAAACTAGAAACAGAAAAAGAGGATGCTTCATCCTCTGTTCTATTGTCCAGTTCAGCCAAGCTCTCATCTTCCAAGCCTTCCAAGTCAATAAATTCTTCCATGAAGCACCCTCCTGATATAATAAATTTATTACCTTTATTTTTTGTATAATTATTATATCATAAAATTATTAAATTGTCAAAAATCAATGTGTGGGTCTCACCATGCGACATAAACATCTAAAGTACCTGATGCTACTCCGCAGTCATAAATTTTTCCAGCTGAGCCAAAAGGTGTACTCACGACTGTACCTTTAGCTAAATCATTTGAAGCTAAGCAAATATATCCATTTTCATCACAAATATAACCAGAATCATTACTGTGGCGACCTGGGATATTCAAGCCTCCACCTGGCAAAATTTTACTACTATACCAAGTCCATCTATATCCACCCCAATTAATAACGCCCATGCGCTTGAAGTAGCTTGCCGAATAATCTGCAGAGGTGTCATCTGCATAGGACTCACTGGATGCAGTTTTCGACTGGGACACCGCCTTTTTTACAGGTTCGGGTTCTGGAATAGGTTCATCAAGTAAATATTCATTCCACATAAAATAATATTCATCATTTACTTTAACAATAGCCCAACCATACTCAGATTCACCAACTCTTGTGACTGTATCATTGGGGCAGAGTATATCAACAGGTTCTGAATCTATTGTAGGAACAGCTCGTAGATTCACATAACCATCAACATACTGAACTTCGTTCATTACATCAGTAATAAAAAGAAGCTCTTCTTTTTCATTTCTTACAACCCAAGAGCTATCAATGTCTGAGGTATCAACTTCTGTAATTGTTGCGGCGGTCGCGTCGAAAAACGCCTTATAGTCCACCTCTTCCGGCTCAGCGGCTAGCGCTGGCATAATAAAACAGCCGCAAATTCCTATTGCGGCAATAAACTTTGTAAATTTGTTCAATTTCTTTTCTCGCCTTTCTTTTAGTGTTCGTGGAAAATCACAAAACATTTCAAAGAACGTTTGAAAATAATTAAATTAAAATCATTTTCGGTATGATGCCACATCCAACGCATTATTTACGTTGGATGTGTCTCGCCCAGTATTGCATCCATTCTAAATATGAATATCGAGATTGTAACCTTACATCATTCTCATACTGCCGCATCGCTTGTTCTTCGGTCCAAAGATACTACCATTCCCGTCATTTAGGATTTACTTTGCGATAATGAGCACCTTTGGGGATTTCCCTAAGTTTATCGTGTCTGAGTTGCCGGTTCAGATAATGATAATCTTCTTTATCTTGTCTGCATATATAAAATTTTTTGTATGAATGACTCATTATGTAAGCCTCCTTAAAAGAGTATTACATAATAATCACTTCTCTTTCCATTGATGAGAGCGTTTACTTTGTTCCTTCCAGCTTTTTTGAGGACGACGGAAAGAAAAATCATCCCACCAACTAGGAATACCGCGGCATGATCCCCGATTATATTCTTTCTGTTCAGGGTCTGCATACAGCTTATAAATCCGTGCAGTCTTACGAACCTTTTGAGATGGACCGCCGCGATATTTCCTGGTATTAGGCACAGGTGTACACCTATATATGCCATATTTACTATGATTTTCAGGATATGTAAATGAATTATCTTTGTCCTTTTCTTCTCTTGCTACCTTACAAATTTCTTCAAGATATTTCTTTGCTAACCGAAATGTTTGTTCATAATAATTATCAATATTAATAATTCTATGTAAACCATCTGTGATAACGTATTTTGAAGAATCTCCCATTTCCATAGAGTAATTCTCAAAGACAACATTATACCATTTATATGCACCTTCAAAAACTCCACTATGAAGTTTATCTGTAAGAAGCACATAAGAACGCTGCCAATGAGCAACAAGATATTCAATTAAATCTTCTTTATCACCCAAATACATACATTCATTATTATGAAAAAGATAATACATATTTGTACGATCAATATTGAGATACATAATTTACCTCCTATTGATTTAAATGGTGAAGCGGACGGGGTCTCGAACCCGTAACTCTGCTGCTAATTACCCAGCTAGCGTTTTTCCTCTTAAACTACCGCTTCTCTGGTAGTATCTAAATTTATCTAGACTTATAGATTTAGACTTGCCAGTACTTACAATGTCTTATCCCGATAACATTGTAATTTAATTACTCCGAAAAAATGACTTCCGGCTCCTTACTATCTAGAATGCTATCCTTTAGCAGTTTTTAAGGACTCACCACTTGAGCGGCCATCTCTTGCTCAGTCCCTGCGCTGTTCCCTACTGGCCAATAGAAAACTGAACTTCGCAAGTTCAACATTGTCATTTCTTATTTACATATATATTATACTATATATTTTATTAAAAGTCAATTAATGACAACAATAGCGGTTAATGATTTCTTCAATATCCGAATTTTCTTCAATTTCCAAAGTCTGATTCTGATACTCTTCCTTAATAGGATAAATCTCATATGCAATCATAGAATCTAACCATTCGTCATATTCTTCAGAATTACAATCTTCTGGCATATCATGAGTATAAGAATAGGATTCGATTATATCAACAGACATTTGATAGCCAATATCTTCAGCTTCGGACAGTTCAACATCTTCAATAGTCCAGTCATACATACCATGAAGTCCACCATACATAGCATCATAGGCATAAATCAAACATTTCATATAAAATACACATCCTTAATCAATAATATAATTGCGATTACGAGCTTCCTTGTTTATCCAATTTTTATATTTTCTTGCAGCTTCCTGAGTAGCAAAAGAGAAAATAAACAAATCCGCGTCTTTAACATATTTCATATAATTTACATGAAACTTATCCTTCAATAAACGAATATAATCTTCAGGAGTGAGATTCAACATTCGCATAGGAACCCACCATTTAACAGCAATAGAGGTCATACTAGTGGTATCATTAACTAACCAGTTACCAGTTGCATCCTGCCATTCAACACAACGATAAACATGACTCATAATCTCACTCCTTTTGATTATTTAAAACATTGCGGCGACCAGCTTTGCAACGCGTTCCTTCTCCTCCTCAGTCGGTTCAGAAGGGGCATCCACTGTCTGGGTACTCATCGGGGTCGAGGTATTCACTAGTTCCGTATGAGTAGGGTTTACCTGAGACTTAACATCACCGTCGCCAAGAATATCCTTAGCCGCAGTCAAAGTAACCTTAATCTCCAGCTGTTCACCATTCTCAACCCAGGGAATCCGCAGCTCTTTTTCGCCATTCATGAAAGAGCCATCAAAAGTATCAAGAATCTTCTTAAAAATATCAACCTTAGCAATACTACCCTTAGCTGCCATAGCTCATTTCTCCTTTTATTTTTCTTTATGTATATATTATAACAAAATTTTTATTTTTTATCAAGTATCAAAGTAATAAACTATACGATATTTAGAAATATCTGATATATATGAAAACCACAACTGATGATTAAGAAAATCAATTAGCTCAAGGAAACCATTACTTTTGTCAGTAAATTCAATGAATTCCATATCTTCAAGAATATCATCTGCATAAAGCCTATTTTGATATTCTTCTGGATAAATTTCTTTATTCTTGTAAAGCCAAGCATCTTTCTTATGAACCCATCCTGCCTGAATCCAAGGACGATAACATCTAGCCCATTCTATAAATTCAGTTAGATTCATTTCTTGCAAACCATAACGACAATCGCCATCACCATAATCTTTTTTGATAGTTTCAGGAAGTTCATTAATAGTAATATATTTAGTAGGAAGATAATTATAATATTCTTCCTGACCTTCCCCATTTAGCTGACCAAAAAATTCATAATTGCGGTAGCCGCCGCAAAAAGGTCTAGCTATAATCTTATCATCTTCATCAAGAATATACATATGAATATCTTTACCCATAATTAATTCTCCTTAAAGATATAATTCATACTAAGCATAGTATCAGAAAGCTGTTCTATATTTTTACAAATTTTACAAGAACTTCCTTGTCCACAACGCTTCTGGCACTGCATTCGAGCAGAACCAAAAACAGAAAGAATTGCGCGGTTGTCAATATTAGAATCTAGATTAGTAATAATTTCATCCAAAGGACCAAACCAATTCTGCTTCTTATAAGCCTGATAATTAATAGGCCCACCAAGAATTTCCATTACATCTACAATTCCTCTATAATATTCAATATCATTAGGTCTAACAAAAAAGCTAGTAATCCCATGAGCAATATCAACAAAAGAATTAACACTGGCAATATCTGGAATCAAACGAAGTTGCTTGTCAGCTTCATGTACTCTATTAGCTACCTTTTGAATATCAAAACCCAGAGAACTGCTGATATAAATATCGCTAACATTACTATTGGGTGCATCAAGCAAACTATTCAGCATATCCCAATCGCCGCAATAGCAATCATTGAAAAAATAAGGAATCTTATCCTTAATCATCTGCTCGAAATAAGAATCATTATGAGAAATCCGCAACTTAATATTATGATACTTATCATTAAAATCAGTAAAACGCTTTACATCTTCATTAGATGCAGAACCAGTACCAATATTAATTACAATAGATTGATTCTGATGCTTTTTAATAAATTTAGGTAGAGTTATATCTTTTGAATCATAATTAATAATAATTTCACCTAGCTCATCATAAATACTTTTGTTTTCATCCCGCAAGTCGCGGTATTGCATAGCAAAAATCATATTTACCTCCATAGCACATTAGGCGGAGAGCTGCGTCCACCCTCCGCCTAGTTCTTTTATTCCTTACTTCGCAATCTCACGAAGCATATACGTCCATTCAGACTGAGTAACTTCCTCAAGTCCGTACTTATACATCACTTCACCAAGCTCGTCCTGTGTAATAGAGGTTCCTGCATAATTGTCCTTAATTTCCTCAATAACAGAATTAATAGCTCGCTGTCTATTATGCTTAGCTTCATTAGCCTTGCGCTTCTTTTCCATCTCATTCATATACATGAACTGAGGATCACCAACTCTAATCACTTACAATCATCCTCCTCACACACATCCACTCGATAGCTATTGTCAGGACCATTGAACTCATAAACATTCACATCACTACAACAAAAGAGCTTATGAACATCAGCAATACAATCTTCACCATAATAATCTGCGGCGAGTCTCATTGCTTCAGTCATATCATGAGCTGCAACAACACCTTGACGGATTACCATCTCATTTTCATCAGGGTCATAAACTTCAAGAGCGTATTCATAATAAAACATTTCCATATTTGATTTCCCCTTTCCTTCTTACATATATATTATAATATATTTTTTTATAAAAATCAAAGGATGCGGCGATCATTTTAAATATAAAATGTTTTTAATCAAAGTAAGAACTATAATCGAAAATCACCAAACCGCCGCCATTTTTACGAAAGCCTACATTTTCACCGTGTAAATCTCTAATATTGTAAGTTTCCAAAACTTGGAAAAGTTCTTTGAGAATTTCTTCACCATACTGTTCTCTTACAAGAGTAAACCAACGCATATCCATAGTATAATGATGCTTCGTGGTTTTCTCATAAATTTTCTGAGTAGTAAGCACTTCTGCATGGGGAATTCTATCAGGACACTGCATTAGTTCACACTTCTCTTGAGTGTAAATAGGATAATTAATGAAAGAACATTTAATACGAGAAGTCTTTGCAAAAAATTGCTTAATATAATCATTCTCAAAATAAGCAATATCATCATAAGTAGAGGATTCTGCTTCACAATAATCCCATTCACTAAGTTTATAATTATTATTATTAGCACCTTCAAAAGGTTCCCACAGATAATGATTAGGATCAGTATCATAAGACGGATCTTCATTACCAAAATAATCGTTATAACCTCTAAAAGGAATTTTAATTACATAATCAAGAGATGGATAATCAATTACGAACTTCGTTGCACCTTCAAAAGTTGCAAGACCTTCTTCGTGTGGTAATAGACTATCTAAAGCATAATCATTATCTTTACAAAAATTTGTAAAATCAAAGTCTTTAATAGACTCAAGAATTTTATCTAAAGTCAACCATTTTTCACCTCTCGATTTTTCTTTCTCTTGATTGCTTTATCAATCGTGGCTCTATGAATATCCTTCTTAATAAGAGAGCTAAAACCGCCCCTATTAAACATTTTATTAAGATTAATAGGCTCAACTTTATCAAGAGCATCAATACAGATATTCAGCTCATTTACCGCATTCTTATAATGCGGTTTATGTACATGACCATGGATATTAAACATAAAATCAAATTGCAGCATAGGTTCATGAGAAAGAATAACATTCTTAGCAATAATAACTGGACCATCATATACTTCATCAAAATAGTTCAGATAATAAGCTCGACCTCTATCATCATGATTACCAATGATTAGTGCCTTATGAGCTTTGGGCCGAATCTGCTTCGTCCAATCACAGTTACCTACATCACCCAGACAAATCAACGTATCACAACCGCCAACCCGTTTATTAAGAATATTAACAATTTCTTGAGAGTTAGGTCTATTTTGCATAGCACCCGCAATCTGTGCATCATCGAAATGCGGGTCACTAAATAGCCAAACCGTACCATTTTCAGCCCAATGCTGAAATGGCTCATAAAGCTGACTAATCATGGTAATCCTCCTTGTATCTCTATATTTTTTTATTCTCTTTTATTTTTTCTTTATTATATTATATCAAAAAATATAAAAAAAATCAATGCTTGTGGGCAGAACTGTGCCTAAATAAGCATTGATTTAATTAAGATTTAGAACTTTTCAGGTTTAAACGATGGAGGAGCTGGCTTTTCTCCGTCTTCCGACTGGGACGCCGCTTTCTTAGACTTACTCTTTCCGCCATAAGTCAACCACTTATAAACTATATCACCAACAAAAATAAAGCCTAATCCAGAAAATCCTTTAGTGTAAATTTCATAAGCAAGAGGAAAATAACCGCTAAGAGACATGATGAGTGAAATGACCATCAAAAGCAAAATAATAATAATTGAAATAATGCCTACTTTAGTATGATATTTCATTTAGCTCTCCTTTTAATTAATTATACTGCGTCCAAGCTTTATAAACATTATAAAGCAGAACTGTAACAGTCATGGGACCAACGCCACCAGGAACTGGCGTAATCGCGGTAACCTTATCAATTACATCATCAAAATCAACATCGCCGCAAAGCTTACCCTTTTCATCTCTGTTCATACCAACATCAATAACAATAGCGTTCTGTTTAATATAATCCTTAGTAAAAAACTTAGGCTTACCAATAGCAGTAATAAGAATATCTGCCTGCTGACAAATCTCTTTAAGATTTTCTGTCTTACTATGACAAATAGTTACAGTTGCATCTTTTTGGAGTAGCATCATTGCAAGCGGTTTACCTACAATAGCACTACGGTTTACGATTACACAATGTTTACCTTCAATAGGAATATCATACTCTTGCAGAAGATTAATGATACCCCATGCAGTGCAAGGCATGAAAGCATCAATCTTAGGATGTTTTAACATAAGAGTGCCAACATTTTCAATAGAAAATCCGTCTACGTCCTGATTCGGATTAATCATCTGAATAATACGATTTTCATCAATATGTTTAGGAAGCGGCAACTGAACAAATACTCCATTATATAGACTTTCATTTGTTCGAGAATTAACTTCACGAATTAGCTGAATCAGTTCATCTTCGGTAATTGAACTCTCTAACTTCATCAGACGAACTTTAATGCCGACTTCTTCGCACGCCTTAATCTTGTTCTGTACATAGGTGTTAGATGCAGGGTTGTTACCTACCTGAAAAATAATCAATCTAGGCGGGCGGCGATTGCGCTTTTCAGCGAACTCTTCAATATCCTTTTTTAGCTCAGCCCGTAGAGATGCCGCAGTCTCCTTGCCGTCAAGAATCTTATAACTATACTTTTTCAAATCTGCCATTCAATGATACCTCCTTGCTCTTGATGACCAATCTTATTATTATAAATATTAAATGTATATATATTATAAAATAATATTTACAAAAAATCAAAGGGCGGTTTTACTGCCCTTTGATATTAAAATCGCAAACCGCCAAGAGAATCAGTATAACTAGAAGTGCGAAAATAATAGATGAACTAATAAAGAATCCTTGTACAAAATTAAGCGGTGTAAAACTTATAATTAGCATAATTCCTAAATAATCTAGCATAGTAATTCCAAGAGCTAGACAAATAGAAACAATAATAATGATTATATTCTTCATTAATGCTTACCTTCTTCAATAAGAATCATTACAAAAGAAAGTGTAGGAAGTCCGCATCCAATAATTGCGGTTAGCACAACATCTGCAAGTAAAGGAAGTGTAAACAAAATATTAAGAATAGTAAAAATTCCTACAAGTGCAGAAACAGTAATAATCAAAAGTGAAATAAAAGTAATGATTGCTCCCCATGAAATTTTCATATTGATTGCTCCTTTTGTTTAATTTTTATGTATTTATTATACTGTAAAATTTTTATAATGTCCAATGCGGCGATGCTATTTTGACAGTTTTAAAAAAATTTGTTATAATATATTAGAAATAAAAGAAAGAAGGAATAGATTATGGATATTAAAAATAAAATTATTATTTTTAGTATTTATATTTATCATTCTAATATTAATCAAATTAAAGAAATGTTTTTTAAAGATAAATGGAATTGCGATATTTATGATGATTCTATTTATTATTTTTCTAAGTGTTATACTCATAATGATTGTAATATCAATTTAAGAGTTAATCTCTATAATGAATTAATTTCTACTAATGAAATTGCAGATATTGTTTTTGTTGATGAAGAATTACCTGATTGGGTACATAACCACTATAATAATTGGTCTGAAGAGAAAGAACTTGGTGAAGTTATGTATGCAAGAGTTCATTCAGACACCATTAAAAAGATGATTAAAGATTTTCCTGATTATGTAGAGCTTATTTTTAAATTATAACAAGGAGGACTATTAATGAGAATTGCTTTCTATTGCAGTCAGAGAAATATTTATGGTAGTATTGGTTATATGCTTGATAACCATAAAGAAAGTGTTTATCGCTATGATAGCTCTGTTGACTGGCAAGATTTAAAAGAAGCAACTTTTCAGGGTTTTAAATATGGTGATGATAATCCTATCATTTATACTTTTTATGATAGAATTGTTTCGGTATATGATAACGCAGATGTTATTTTTTATGATAACAATTTTCCTTCTGCGGGTAGAGCTGCTTTAAAAATTGCTAATCCTAATGTTGTTCCTTTTGTGTTCAACAGTATTTATGAGTTGGAGGATATGTTAAAAGATGCTAACTACCTGTAAACTTATTATCTGTCCTTATAATCAAGAGTCTAAGTGTATGAGAGAATGGATTGATTGTAATGCGGCGGGCGTGTGTACAGTTGCGGCATCCCTAGTTGTAAACTTGGCAACGGGTCAGCCCCAATTCGATCCTGTATTGTTAGGTCTTGCGCGGAAACCGCCTATTTTTGATGCGGAGATGTGCTCTGAGAAGCAAACCTCAAGAGCAAGAAGTAATGTAGAAGCTACGAATTCTAAGGCTGTGACTTCTTTCATCGTCTATTTCAGAAAATCAAGAGGAAAAGAAGCAAGATAGAGAAACTGTTGCCGCAAATCTTGACAGTGACTAAAAAATTTGTTATAATATATGTATAAAAGAAAAGAAAGGAAAGAAAGAAAGGAGGGGTTTTTCTATGTATCTTATTGTTAAGGTTTTTCCTAATGAGCAAATGTCCCGTGAAGCTATGCACCATGCTCTTGATAAGTATGTCAGTACTGTTACTACTCTGACTGTACATGGAGATGTTTGGGCTATTAAAAATCGTTGTTGGAATGAACGAATTATTGGTTTTTCTGTTGATATGAAAAATGATATGGATGTTAAAGATGCAGAAGAACTGATTGAGGGTATTAACTTTTATATTGGTGGGCATGATAGAGAAGATATTCTGTGTGAACTTGAAATGTTGAGTAAGTTTAATATTAACGAAGATGCGGATAGACTTATCATGAAAACTTTTCCGGGTCTGAAATTCACTTATAAGAATATTACCGCTGAACATGAGGAGCATTAATATGGAAAAAGTAAGCCGCCTTTTCATTACTAAAGATTTTTCCACTTTTAAAGAGTGGTTTATTGGTATGTTTACTGGACATACTGCTTTTATGCAGGCTGATGATTCTCAGATCTAGAATGTGGAATGGATGTTCGTCTAGAGAAGAAATTCTATCTTTTTGATGAAGATGCTCCAAAGGATAATATTTTAGCTATAATTCATAATGTGAATGAAATTCCATATGAACTATGGGAATAATAAAATTATTAACGGTAAATTTATTTGGAGTGAAACATAATGGATAAAATTGAGCGAATTGGATATATTGCCGCAAATGAAAGTCAGAGATTAGATAGTTTTACAAGATTTCTTTATAAGACTCATGTAGATTATAATCAAGATAAAGATGAAATTCTGTATAGCGCTTTTTTCAATCCTTTTTCTTGGATTATCCGCACCAATAAAAATGAATATGCTGGGGTTAATATGCAAAAGTGTAAAGGAAACTTTTCTCCTATTGGTTATCTTCCTTTTGATAATGAGCATATTGATATGATTTATCTAAGTCCTTTTGTTTCTCTTGAAGATTATGAATTTATCAAGAGTAAAAATCCAGAGATTGAATATTTTGTTTATCCTATAGCTTTAGACGGTATTGTTACTGCAGATGATTATTATAAAGGATTGAATAGAAGAAATGTTGATGCTAGAGAGTTTATTGAATAATAGAATCGTAGTATTTTATCAGACACAAGAATTCTTTGATGCGGTTTGGGAATTTATTATTGAAAAGTTTCATTCACATGGTATGGAATGCACTTGCCGCAGAAGTAATACAGTAAGTACAATTTGTACAAATGGTATGACTACTGTTACTTTTGTTAAGCCTAATGATAACGCAAGAGGACGAGTTGCTACGCAGGTTTTTCTTGAACCTGGTATTTCAAAAGATGTAGTTGAATTACTGGCTATTCCAGCTCTTGTTAAAACTAAGTGTGAGAGTAATTGTTATGTAATTAAGATTAAAGACCACGAAATTTACAAGACATTTTATGCGGAGAAGGCGGATACATTTTACATGGAAAATGAAACGCCGCATCAGATCAGTTTTGATGAATATATGGAGACTTTATAAGGATGCTTTATATGTTTTATTATGCGGATACCGCAGATAAAAATGCTATATTAGAAAATTTTAAAGTCAGATTGTATCCAACAGAAAAGCTAAATCGTGTCACCGATAATTTGTATCGTTGGATTACTTTTGATAAATATGATAAAATTGATGTAGATAGTTCTATCATTTTTTGTGATACTCAAGATGATTTGTTAAATACACTACAAGATAATTTTATTAATTGGGTTACGAATCAAGCATTGCCGCAAGATAAAGCTGAGTTTATTATAACTTTTAATGCTTTTGATATTACGGATGAAGCTGTTGCTGTGTTGAATAAATCAATAGCAAATGAAAATATAAACTGTAAGTTCTACAAAACACTGGGACTAATAAAATAAAATGCACTATGGATACTTTCCCAAAAACAGGTGTTTCAAGAGTATCCATGATTGAGAATACGGTGACGAGTAGAGACGGTCGCCGCGAGTTTAAGATTTGGAGGTTTAGGTAATTGGATAAATATACTGATATTATTAATATTCTTTGTCCTAATATTCTTATTATGTGTGAGAATCAAGAGGATTATAATGAGACGGTTGCGGCATTTATTGAAGATTATAATTGGTCTTTGATTGATCTACATTTTTGTTCAGATGCTCAAGTTGAATATAATACAAGGATAATTGATAATTTTACTAGTCAGAAAATTGACAAGAGTAAAATTAGTCTTTTGATGCAGAATGCACGAATTACTTTTGCATTTAGATTAGATTTTATAGATTCCTATAACCAGATTATTTTTACTGATAAATGTAAAGCTGAAACGGTTCAGCTGACTAAGAATTATTTTAGATATGCTACTGTATATTATAGGTTGATGCGGGAGTCCGATACAACGAAGTTTGTAACCAGACCCTTGTATCGCTTTGAACTGGATCCCGCATATGATGATATTTTATTTGTAGAAACCGCAACTGGAAAGCCTGTTAAAGTGGCATTTGTAGGGGTAGATCAAGAGTAAGAAATGAAGAATTGTATTGGTGTACTGATTCCAAATGAAATTGATTTAACATCTAGTGCGGTTGATATGCCCATTACTATTTATGGTCAGCCTATTGGTTATATTATGGCGGTTGATGAGCAGAAGATTTCCGCATTGCTTTGGACTCATAATATGGAGATTCAGATGGATGATTGCGGCGATGTTAGTTCTATTGAGTTAATGGGAGACGGGATGGAAGATATTTCTTTTGATGAACGAGGATGAATAAGCTAGCTTTGCCACAAAATTCTGACGTTCAGTATATATATTATTTACAGAAAAATGGGGCAACTTTTATTAAAGCAAAATGTGTTAAAGGAATTTTATTATGGAAAAGAAGCAAGAGTTAAATGAAGTTATAAAGGTTTTGGAAGAGTTTATGATTCAACTTAATCAAGAGGAAAAAGAAGCTATGGTAGCTTCAAGAACACCTGATAAAACTGATAAAGCATTTGCGGGTCTTATGAGTAAGATTAACAGAATCAATGGCGAAAATTAATTTTTATTTAGTTAATGAAGATTGTTATTTTTATAAACAAGAGCAAATGAAGCAAGGGCGGTGATGTTTAGCAGAATTGCTAAGGTTAATAAAAGTGTTGCCGCTTGTATAAGACGGGGGCCAATCCCATTTCGATTATCTTCGCTCCCTGCGGTCGCTCGATAACCTCATGGAAGATTGCCGCCCCTATTTGAAATCGGTAATTTGGATTGACATTCCTCGCTGCGCTCGGATGTCGCACCAAAATCCCGATTTCTTAGAAGAAGGATATAAGAATTAGGTATTTAGTTTATTTTTGACATTTCTTATTATTTATTATATGATATATATAGACAAAAGAAGAAAAGACAGTGGAAAAACTGTTAAGTAAAAAATAACAATTATAGACAGCAGCTCTGCTGCTGGATAGCTTGATTGATAGGAGATAATATATATGGCTATGTCTAAGAATGATATTAATATTGTTGAGAGTCTGATTCGCGGGGGCGCTAGCTCTGCGGAGATTATGTCTGAGATTGAGAAGATTGAGGCTCGTATTAAGGTTGAGGAAGAGGCTAAGAAGAAGACCGCAAATGCCGAGAAGGAGAAGATCGCTAAGCGGGACGCCGCACGTACTAAGTTGATTGAAGCTTCTATTCAGTATGCTCTTGATTGTGGTTGGGTTGAGAAGAAGGATATTCAGGAATTGGATATTCAGGAATTGGAGAAGGCATTCCTTGCTGAGGAAAAGGTAATTGATAATATGAAGGAGTTTAATAAGTTTTTTAAGAGAGGAACTGGGGGTTTTAATAAGTTCTTTAAGGGGACCCCCGCAAGTTCTGATATTCTTGACCCTACTCTGGAACCGTTGCTTGATGCTTTGTTTGGAGACACTAAGAAGGAGTGCAAGTGCGATAAGAAGGATAAGAAGGTTGATTGCTCGGAGAGTAAGAGCCTTATTGACCAGATTGATGAATTGCTGAGGCAGTAAATATAAAATAATTAGATAAAATTATTTTAATAAGGGCGGCTGTAAAGTCGTCCTTATTTTTTATCTTAGACAGCAGCTTTGCTGCTGGGTCGTGTAATTTAGTATCATTTTTTATCCGCATTTTATTTACTACTTAAAGGAAAATAACAAAAAATATAAAAAAGTATTTTTTTGTTATTTTGGTACTTTTTGTGTAAACCGCATCAGCAAAATCTTATATAATAGGGAAGCCGCAGAAGTAATAATTCTTTAACACACTAAAGAAAAGTCACTTTTTTTACACATATAGAATATACTATATGTGTACGAAATGTGACTTTTCTTTGCTACGCTAAAGTATTGTTAAATGTAGCAAATTTTATGTTTAGGAGGTGAAAAAAGTATTGAAGTTAAAAGCTAATCAAACCTATACTAATGCTGAATTGGCTGAGTGGTTTGAAATTAAAGAATCAACTTTTAAAAATAATAAGAAGAAAAGATTAGAAGAATTAAAAGAATATGCTGATTTTGAAGTTATGCGGGGTAAGATTAAAATTATTAAGGTTAAGAATAGTGAATATGTGAATAAAAGAAAATATAGTTATCAAATTGTTAAAAATGACTTTAATAAGAAATGGCCAGTAAATGGATTAAGTACAATGAAAAAAGTTGGTTCTGAAATTTATTATGACCACAAAAAAGATGCAAAGTTTAAGATTAATGAAACCACTACTATTAGATATATGTCTAAAGCAAGAGATGAATTGTATGGGAAGCCCAGTTCAAAAGAAGGGGGTTCGTTGGGAAGTTGTTCATTAATGTTATGTAAGAAACTTGAAAATGGAAATATTGAGTTTTTTACGAAAGAAGAAGAAGAAATTAAGCGGCGGTTAAAAATAAAATATTTTGGAAGTCAAGAAGATAAAGACTTAATGGTTGAAATGATGCTTGCTAATGGTGAAATTGAAGAAGAAGAAGCTTGGCAAGTATATAGAGAATTAAAAGGCTATAATGTGGGAGATTTCTTGGCATTTATGGCGGAATTGGAAGAAACTATTGGAAATCTTGTTGTAAGAGGACTATATGTGGAAAGAAATGAAAAAGGATTAAAAGAAATTAGCGCATTTTAATAAAAGTGGATGTGGAGAGAGAAGATGGTGAGAATGTGGAGAGAGGGGGGTATAAAAAATTTTTAAACTTTTCCAATATCCCATTACATTGCTTAACTTTAACTTACACCCATACTCAGAAGGAACATTCCAAAATCTCATATGAAAATAATAATTCTTTTTTAAAAAATTTCATTTCAAAATTCCAGTATAAATATTTATATTAGAATGGGGAGCACAGTAACATATGATCTAGAATTACTGTGCTCCTTGTATTAATTTTTATGTAAAAGATCACCGCGCATTACACTTTCTCTATTGATTTTTAATAAAAAATATTATATAATATATATAGAAAAAGAGAGAGGTGAATGAATTATACTTAGGTTAGAAGAAGATAAGACGTATACAAATGCGGATTTAGCTGACTGGTTTAATGTTACATATAAGACTTTCACCAATAGAAAAAAAGCTAAGCTAGAAGAACTGAAGCAATATGCGGAGTTTGAAGAAGAAGGAACTGAAGTTCATATTCTAAAAGTATTCACCCCTATTCATAAAAAGAGCGCAGGCCGCAAAGATGAAGATAGAGAGAAAACTGAATTTCAGAAGTACCTATTGGGTGAAAAAGTGAGTCCTGAAGATTTTCTTTGGGGTAAGAAGATGGATACAACTGGGGCCGCAGTAAAGAACCTTCGAGATAAATGTTGTATGGCAACTCGCACTTTTCCTTGTCAGGATATGCTTATTATCATGGATGCTTATGGACTTTATTATCTAGAATATAGTAATGATCTTATGGAGTCTGATATTAAGGCGGTTGATGTAGTTACTGATATGATTTCGCCTAGGATATTTGTTAGAGTAGGAGTAGGAGAAAATTATCTGCGTAACCTAGATCCGCAAGAGAGAGAAAAGCTAATTACATATTTTAAAGAGTTTAACTCTGATCTTGAAGAAGCTTTGCTTCGCACAGCAAAGGCTGAGGTATCTGCTGGAACCGCAGAGAAAGAAATTGAAGCTATATTAATTGAGAAGATGCAGTGGGATATTACCTTTGCTATTGATTTAGCTTACAGATTTTTATTTTTAATTCAAGATGCGGGATTGGTTCAGATGTATGTATTAAACAATGAAAAGCTTACTCGTGCATCGGCTAAAGGCTATATTAAAAAAGCTAAAGATATGATTAATAAGATCAGTTAATTAGAGTGAAGCAGTAATGGCTTCTTTATTTTTCCTTTTGTGGTAATGAGACTAGAAAGGAGAAAGAAGAAGAAAGTCGCGTCTCGTATTTTTAAGCATATTTTCTAACAAATTACCCGTGAGAGCTTAACAATTATTAGGTTTCTCGCGGGCTTTGTTTTTTATTTTGCGGATAATAATTTTATGCAGGTTAAGTGTTCTCGGCCCACATTTATAAACTGCCTGCGTCACTCCAGGATGGCGGTTGGTATTTTAAATATAAACTCCTTTCTTCTTTTATATATATATTATATCATAATTTTTATATAATGTCAAAGTGAGATTTCATATTAGGTCAAACAACTACAAAATTTGGCCATATATTAAAGAGGTGCGGGTTTCGGGATTCTAGGGGATTAGGTAATGAGAGTCAAACAACTAGAAAAAAATGCCATATATAGCCAGAATGTGGGAAACGGCCCAGCGCGATAGCTCGCGGGCCGACAATTATACCACCTAGCCCGCCCACTGTCAATAGTCAAAATGCACAAAAATTATATAAAAATTTCGTTAAAATTACACAAAAATAAAAAATCCTCCCAAAAAATGGGAGGATTTCTGTTAATTTTTGGGTTTTCGCCTGCAAATTAAATCCAATTTGTAACAGTTTTTACCAAAATTGAACTCAATCAGCTTGGATTCATTGGTAATTTCGACGTTTTTGTAACCTTTTTCAGTCAAAAACTCTGCCAATTCCTGGATAATGGAAATTTTTTCCGGATTTTGCGGAGTTGTGCGCGGTTTTCTGGGCTTACTGCTTTCAGCCCTAGCCCCTAACTTGACTTTAATGGGGGTTGCCGCTCGATTCACTTCCTCTTGTGTAAAGCCTTCCGGGCAATCCGTTACTAGATGATAAGCAAGCCCGCACTTCTTACAAGTAGTTCCTTCCAGTTCTGCACAGTCCTCACAGAAAGATTTTTCCATCTAGTCACCTTCCTTTTGTAGGGGAGAGGGCTTTAACCCTCGTCCCCTTCCTCGGCCTTATCTTCCACCACATCGGGACGGAAGAAATAAGTCTTACCCTTGACTTCCTTCCGGTCTACCAGCTCCGCAGAAATGAGCTGCTTCACCAGAGCATTCACCTTCTGGTTAGATGCGGTAATGGAAACCGCTTCCAGCTCGTTCATAATGTCGGTGGCTGTGAGACCTTCCAGAGAATGGGAGAGAATCTCCATAATGCGCTCCTTGATGGCCTCATTCTCCATCTGCTTCGCGGTGGGCTTAGAGGACTTGGAAGAACGCTTCCGGTTCAGCAGGTCGATTTCGTGGTTCAGAAACTCCACCATCTCGGCGGCGGTAGTCTCAGTGGGCTTGCCCTCAACGGCGTTGACGATAGCGGCGAACATTTCCTTCTTAGTCATAAAACATTTTCCTTTCTTGCCTTTTCGGCGGTCGATTTGTTGTTGCTCTCTCTTGAAGCATCTTTATTGTACCACAACCTGTGGGGCTTGTCAAGAGGGAATTTTGCCTTTCTTTAGGAACAAGCCTGTCTGACTTCCATCCCCTCTTGACATTATTGATTATAGCACTTTGCGGGGCTGCTGTCAAGCCTTTTCGATATAATTTTTAAAGATTTTATCAGCTTCTGCATAGTCGAAATGTTCTTTAATAAAGCGGTCATTCTTGCAAAAGCTGGCGGGATACCGTTTAATATACTCCGCACGAAACAGACTTTCAACGCCTTCAGCGGGAATATCTCCACAATCATACACCCGATGAATCGCACAATATTTTGCGTCCATATTCTGGTAAGTTTTGGATTTTAGTTCTTCACGAATGCGGGTCTGAACAGTTCTAATAGTTGTACCAACTTTTGACGCAATACTTTCAAACTTTTCATTGAAGAACTCAATAAGATAACACTTTTCAATCCCGCTAGAATTATTCCACTCTGGACAGTCATCCGCAATAAGGATATTTGTATTCTTTACTTTTGCGGCGAAAATCTCTTTAATGCTGGCGATTTTTTTTAATAGTGCGGCTGATAGGGTCAAGGATATATTTTTGTGACCATTCTTTCGCTTTTGAATAAATAGTTTCGCAAACTGTGTACCATTCCTTTTTCCAGCGGGCAGAGGTATCTTTCCATCTGGAATACGCTTCCTCAAAATCCAGATCACAAACGCAATCCGCCATTGACTTTTTTGCCATATTCTACCACATCCTTTTTTTAATTTTCAATGTTCGTTTCCCTTTTGGGAACATCATTAGTATAGCATATAAAGGCGGTTATGTCAAGGATTTTTTCTATGGATTTTTATGGAAATGCGGTTTCCCAATTTCTGGAAAATTTTATGGCAAAAACTGGAAGAAAAATTTACAAATTTTACCAATGAACTTCAAGAAACATCTTTTATAAAAAACTTGTTTATATCATATTGTTTATAGAAGTTTTACAAAATAGTTTTATAAAAGACTTTTACAAAAGTTCTTCTATAAGTTTTGGGAAAATTTGGATTCGTCAAAATATACAAAATTTTAGTGAAAAATTTGTGCATTATATATATTGACAAAATGTCGGCGTGCTACAACCGCAAGCACGCCGACGAAAAATTGTCAACCCCGAATTTTGTCAATAGGCATTTTGCACAAATTTTTTCAAATTTTTTTGTGCATTTTCACCATTGACCGCAAATGTCAATAGGCAGTTTCAACAAAATATTTGCCGCATCTTTGTACATTTTGACTATTGATATTTTTTGTCAATAGATAAAGTACACAAAAAATGGGCGGGTGAATTTAAAATTTTTGTGCATTATGTAGAAAAGGGTCTTGAGAATATTTTTGTCATTTCAAACAGAAATTCTGCTATGAATTTGTGCAAAAAAGAAAAGCGGTTTAAAACCGCTTTTCCTGTAAATTTCCATAATCATTCTGATTCTGATACATGGTGTTATACTTGAAATTGTAAGGGTGCGGGTTCAGGTGTTCCAGCTCATAGACCACTTTTACAAGCATTTCAGTCTCAACTTCCAGCAGAAAATTCTCAGGGTCTGCACGATGTTCTTCCCATTTCTTGTTATACGCCGCCGCAGTAGTCAAAGCCAAATCGTCCAGCCGTTCCCGCATCACTTCCTCTTGTGCTTTGGTAATGATATTCCAAATATCATTATATTCTTCATAAGTTGCAGAATAGATATTTGCAAAATCGTTGAACAGCTCAGTAAGCGGTTTGTGTTCAGCATTTTCATTGAAATACTTCACCCATTCATCTTCCAGAAATTCCATTCTTTCAGGGGTCATGTGAAACACTTCCTTTTCTTAATTTCTGTATTAAGTATATCATGCTTTTGACCTGTTGTCAAGACTTATCTTAAAATTCTCTAAAAGAAATTTCACCAATAGTAGAAAAATCATCCGTAGAGTTAATAGTTAGATTATCATATTCTCCACAAATATCAATGCTTCCATAGTTTTTACAATAGTTAGCAATGGCATCTTTTAACGCCAACCAATCTTTTTCCTTTTTCTGGAAATAGCGGGTTTCCAAAATTTGGCTCACAGTATCTTTAATTTTGCACAGTTCCTCATCCGTCATTTTACTGAGAGAACTTTCCATTCCCATGCTGTCAATTTTCAATTCCATATTTTAACACACATCCTTTTGATTTGATAAGCAGGGGACTTTAGTCCTATGCCTTCTTTTTCCGGTGCTGAGTGAGAACTACGGAATAATTCATTCCATGCCAATCGAAAGAAATTTCACGCTGTGGATTAACGGTAATAGCATCCAAACCGAAACCCATAATAGCATCACTTAAAACGCCTATCAGTTCCAGCTTGTCCGGGTCAGTTTTCACTTCTCGCTTTTTGCGGGGCTTGCTAGAACTTTCCTCGGATTTAGCATAGATTTTCACGCCCTGCGCTTTAATCTCCATTTCCGCCATTTCCTCAGCCTCTTCACGGGTAACGGGTTCACCATCTGCCGCCGCCTCTTTCATAATCTGAGCAATCAGCGTTTCCTTATCTTTTACTTTTGCCATTTAATAACCCCCCTTTGAGATTATCTAAAGTATATCACACTTTGCCGGGGCTGTCAATACTTTTTTATGCGGGGACGGGGATTTTTTCACCCCCGTCCCCTAAATGGTTTAGTCCTCGCTCTCAGAATCGGGAACCGCAACAGAGAAATAAGCCTTCTTCTTATCCTCGGTGCGGATAATCTCACCAGACTTGACCAGCGGACGCATCAGGCCGTTCACACGCTGGTTAGAAATGGAAAGCGCGTTCTGAATGTCGGTTGCGGTAGAGGTGCCATTCTCACGCAGGAAAGCAAGAATCTTTTCGCGCATGGCGTCCTGCTCTGCCTGCTTTGCGGTAGGCTTAGAGCTACCATTAGAACGCTTACGAGAAACCAGCTCCATCTCATGATCCAAGAACTTGATAACGTCATCAATGGGAATCGTCTCACCCGTGCTCTCAGTGACCAGATCATCAGGAATAAAGAGCTTAGTCTCCATAGAGTTGCGGAAATCGTTGGCGATAGTAGCAAACATAATCTTCTTAGTGATAGTAGACATAAATCATTTCTCCTTTTGTTTTTTAAAAATTTTTGTTTTCCTTTGGATTGTCTTTATTATATCATAGCTTTTTTCTTTTGTCAACATCTTTTTTTGTTGACTGGTTATTTTACATTCATAGGCTCCAACCCCTTTCCTGATTTCTGTATTAAGTATATCATGCTTTTGCTGGTTTGTCAATAGTGAATTTGAAATTATTTTGCGGGGGCGGGTTTAATTCCCCGCCGCAATTCGCATTAACTCAGGGATAATATCGCGGTTTGCATCAATGGTCGAGTCTAAATGCCAACCGTTACGCACCGCCGCATTATCATCTACCAGAATTTGGAATCCGCCACTTTTCCGTGTGCAATTCGCTTTTGTGGTTCCGTATTGTACCAGATGAGTTTCATCATAGGGAAAATGGTATTTTTCCAGCCATTCCCGCTTTGCTTTGCGGGTGCTGTCCTTGAATTCCGGGGTGCTATTCTTGGCAAGCCAACTAGTTATAATAATTTTCCAGCCCTGAGCTTTAAGCAATTCCAGCACTTCCCGCAAAATGTCCATATTATAAAGCGGTTTCGCTACTTCATAGGGATAAGGGTTAGAATGTTCCAAGTGTTCCAGCCAACCATGAACACCGTAAAAGTTGGCGATTGTTCCATCCATATCGAATACCAGAGATTTTTTCATTTGATTCACTTCCTCTTGTCTTTCTGAGTATAGTATAACAGAAGGGCGGGGACTTGTCAACCCCCGCCCGCAAATTTCTTTAAAAAAGTTTTCCGTCCATTTTCTTGTGTCTGCTTACACAATAGGAAAGAATTTCCTTTTCAATCAAAACATCTTGCAAGCCCTGATGTTCTTCTGTGAATTCTTTGTTTCCGGTGATGTAGCGGTAAATAATTTCAGCGGTAAATCGGCACTGATTGTTTTTGGTCATGTAACCATTAGCAATGCAATATTCTTTGTAAGCCTTCTGCTTTCCCAGAATTTGGCGCGACATTTTCAAAGTATCGTAAATTTCTACATAGCGGGGATAGAAATACCGATATTTAGATTTAGTGAGCCATCTTTCTGTATTATTGAGCGCTCCAAGGTCAAAACGATGATTGTGTGCATAAATTTCAGTAATTCCATACTTGTGAATAACTTCATTCAGCACTTTGCGGATAGTGGAAAACTTTACCAGTTTGCGCTCACCGCTTGCAATTTGCTTTTCATACAGGGGAATTTTATTTGCATAATAAGCAGACTTCATAATAGACTTTTCACAAACATACACGTCATAATTAACAAAAGAAAAAGTCTCATAAACATTTCCGCGCTTATCACAAACCGCGAAACCCACATCATAAACAAGCATATTATAAGGGTCAACGCCTTGTGCGTCCTTGTCCATGGGGGCGGTTTCGGTATCTAACACAATAACATATTTAATGCGGCGGTCAATCTTATTTTCCATTTGCAACACGTCCTTTTCAAATTGTGATTAAAGTATAGCACAGAAAAATGCGGCAGTCAATAGCAAAACCGCAAGTTTGTGCAAAATGACGAAAATGTAAATTGTTGGATGCAGTTTTACCAGTTGTTTCCACTTTTGATAAAAATTGGTATTTGGCATTTTGCACAGTTTCGGGATAGGATTTTTGTGCAACTTTTTGTATTTTTATTCTTGACATTGGCTGACTATTGTGGTAAAATTTTTCGGGCGGCTTACGCAGTTGACTTTTATAAAAGTAGTTCTAAAAGTGAATAAAAATGAAAGGCGAAAACGCCTTTCATTTATAAGTTTCAAGTGTTCCTTTTGACATACACACCATTTCACAAAAAGATTCGAAAAGGTCGTAAAGTCTATAAAAATCTTGATTATTCATATAGGTAAGGTCATCAACTTGAATTCCTGATACACTACTATCAATAGTATTATAAATATTTTCAAGATAGCTATGGATTTCTTGTATATTATGAATATCCTGTTCAGAAAAATTAAATTTAGTAATAGTATCCATTTTTTAGTCCCTCTTACATCTTAGTTTCAGTTACGAAATATTTTCCATGATACAACTTACAAATTTCAGTAACGAGTTCACTTTGTTCACAAGTAGCGCAGTAAATATTAAAAATAACCCACTTACCAACTTCAATATAATTATGTGGAATTTCTTTTAAAAGATGGTTGATAATGTCAAGATTTTCTATTGTGAAAGTTGCTTCAAATTTCCATAACTTTTCTTTTGCGCTCTTTTCTTCAATGAACTTGACCAACAAAACGCCGATAAGGTTTGAGCCGAAAGTAATGATACACTTCACCCACATAGGGAAATCTGCAACAGTAAAAATCAGCATGATATTATAGAATGCGAAATATCCCGCATTAGCTAGAGCCGCCGCCCATTTCCCGCCTTTAATAGTTACAAGGCTCTTGAATGTGGCAAAAACCACATTCACAAGAGACAGCAGAGAAAAGATAATAATGAACTTGATATTCATTTAGATTCCCCCTTTAACAATCCACATAGTGACCAACGGAGCAAAAGCAAAAAATGCGAATGCGGCAAACTCCATAGCGAACTTCTTCATAAAAATTACATCCTTTCAGAAATTTGTTTCTTTCTTAATTTCTGTATTAAGTATATCAAAATTTATTGTATCTGTCAATACAAAATCATACAAAATGGGATAGGAATTTTTATTTTATTTTGTCTATTTTACCTATTGATTTTATGCGGCGGGTGTGCTAAAATTTTTCGGGGGCACTTCAATGAAAGACTTTTATAAAAGTAAAAAGAAAAGCAGTTTAACTGCTTTTCTTTATGTTACATCTAAAGTCACGCCGTCCGCATAATCAGGGGTATCAAATAAATCAGCCACTTGAGAAAATGAGTCAAGTGCAGTTGCAAAATCTTCATCGTCAATAATTGTATCAGATTCTTTACTGTGAATTAGAAAAGTATCCATTCCCATTTCTTGAATATTCTCATAAATTTCTTGCATGAGATTAAATACAAGGATGAAAGAATCTCTTTCATCTTCTGTAAATTGAAAACGCTTACTCTTAAATTCAGAAATTTTCATTTTTTAACACATCCTTTATTTTATTGATTGATTGACGCTTTGAGTCAATCAACGTATTCACTAAAAACTTCCGTCCATTCGGCGGGATTCAGATCAGGGTGGCGGCTGAAAGCGTTGTCCCAGCTATAACCGAACAGAAAGGCGGTTTCATCTGTCAGCTTATTGCGAATTTCAAATTCATATATTTTAAATTGCTCCTATCTTATTTTCTGTCTTTATTATAATACCATTTTATTTATTTGTCAAGGGCTTTTTAAAATTTTTTAGAAAAAGCGGTTTGAGTCCCTTTTAGTCTGGTATCTTTTTTTCTCTTCCTCCTTCAATTCCGTAAAATTCTACTTCTCCAAGAACATCTTTATTTTGAAGTTCTTCAATACACTTCCAAAATTTAGACATTGCCTGCGCTTCGCTATCAGCTTTAATCACAGCACAAGTTTCAAAGTCAATATAGAATTCTTTCATTTTGAATTCCTCCTTTTTTGATTTCTATACTTATTATAATGCTCTTTTGTTTATTTGTCAAGAGGGTTTTAAGAATTTTTTAGAAAAGAAAAGTGATAGTTTAACTATCACTTTTCATTCAGTCATCTTTGTATTCCATGTTCTTGAAAGGCAATCCTTTTTCAATACATTCTTTAGCGGTACAGATAAGACTTCTCAGGTAATAATACATTTCATCCAGCTCTTCACGTTTCCATAAGTCCAAGCTATCAATCATAGCGTCGTCACCTGCATAGTTGGTTGTCCAATCCTGCTGAACAATACCGCGGAGCAGATATTCCGCATTTTTCAGAGTGATAAGGTCTTTTTCAGTGAAAATCTTTTCCATTATTTATACATCCTTTCAAGTAGGCTTTGCGGTTTCCCTTTACATTTATTATTATATCAGAATATTATAGAATTGCAAGCATTATTTTTCATTTTGCCTTCGTCATTTTGCATGAAAAGTATTGCCGCATTTTGTACACTTTGCCACTTCTTTTAATAATGTTTTTTATAGAAGTGATAAAGAAAGAAGTGAGCTTTAAGCTCACTCCTTTTTCATTCCATAAGCTGAGAAAGATATTCAAAAAAGAAAACTTTATAAAAATCATCGTCTGCATAGGTAAGACTTCCAAGAGGTGAGAACTGTGCCATTGTAACACCTGTTTCATTATCTATGATAGAGATACAAGAACAATAATCAGGAGTTTCTAACCAACCTTTCACAGAGCGCAAACACGCTTTAAGGTTAGCCCACCAATGCTCAGTGACACTGCCCACAATGGAGAAATAGTCCTCTCCCATCTCTGTAAGGTCTACCATAACACTATACTTATTATTCATTAGTTCCAGCCCCTTTCTTTCTTAATGCGCTCATACCGTTCTGCATTTTCCGCCTGAATCTTTTCTTTATCGTAGATTCTAGCTTTCATCTTTTGATACCCATCCGCTTTCAAGCTAGTCCATGTTCTGCATCTCTGAGCACACATCTTCTGAATAGCTCTTACATGATACTTGCTTTTGTTTGCGGTGTATGCCTCTACGCTTTCAGCCTGAACAATAGTGCTAATAGGTCTGTGCTTGCCATTAACGTCAAACAGCGTTACTTGAATGCTTACCATACTATTGCACATCCTTTCCCTTTACTGTATCTATACTATAACACATAATATATTAAATGTACAACAACGTTTTGTTGTAGACTTACAACGTTTGGTTGTGCTATTGTTGAGCTTGTGTTTCACGCCTTGCGCTCTCTGCCAGTCTTTACCAGCTCTTATAGTTTTTACCAGTTAGCTTGCTTTAACGCTAATTAGGTAAAGTTATACATTACTATACTAACTTCTTGACATACGACAAGAACTTTTGTAAAAGACTTATTTAAAACAGGTTGTTGTTAGAAGTCTTTCAGTAATTACTTTAATAAAAGTGTTTTACAAAAGATTTAGGTAAAAGACATCTTTTAAAAAGGTTTTTGTTAGAAGTCCTGCGGTGATGCAGAGAATAGAGTGCGTTAAATCTTTAACAATCTTCGCCGCTTTAAAGGGTCGAACTGTAACACTTCACACTGTTGAAGTATAATACATTAAATGAGTGAAGTGTTATACTTTACACTGTTGAAGCGTGATGCTTTAAAGGGTTGAAGTGGATTCAGGATCGAACTGATTCGTTATTTTTAACAAAAATTTTAGAAAAAATTTGTGCAATATATACAAAAAGAGAAAGACGGGGCGTGTGAATAGCTCACGCCCCGAGGAGAAACAGCGTGACTACGGAGTGTTTGTGCATACATTAGGTGAGATGAAAATAAAACCGGGGGTAGGGTTTTGGGAAAATTCAGATTTGATTTTTAAAAATGGGTTTGTCTGGACATTTCCCTCTTCAAGAATAATTTTAATTTCAAATTACTAAAAGAATAGCTTTTTCAAAATTCCTTCTCGAAAAATTTTTCATCTTTAATAAAAACTTCATGCCATTTCTCTCTATTCTCTCTAACATCTTGTTCTGTTTTACAAGATTTCATATCTTCCATTTTTTTAAATCAACCTCATAAAGTTTTTTTCTTTATTTAAAAAATCCTCTAAAGATTTTTCATTTAGAGATGTAAAAATTTGTTGCATAGAATCTGTAGCAGCCCGCATTTCATCTGCGCTTTGTTTCCGCAAAGCATTAATATCATCCTGCACATAATTCAAAAATTCTGCGGTTTCCTTTTGCTTCTTTAATTTTTCATCAAAGGTTTCAACTTCACGAATCCATTTCGCATATTGCTTATAATCCTTAAGAGTTTTAAAACCAATCTGAATCTTTTTTGGAAAAATTTTATTCTGTTCAGCTTCAGGCATATAACAACAAAAGCGTAAACTAGGCTTGTTGTTGTCATATTCACCAACATACTTGTCAGGCGCAAGTGAATAATAATTCATAAATTCCTCAAAAGTAAGAAACACTTCTGAACCAATACCTATTATGCGGCGTTCATTAAAATTATCAAATTGCTTGCGGTTAATAACTCTCATATCAGAGTGAAACATAATTAAAACAAAAAAAATAACAATACTTAATCCACTAAAAATACAAATCAAAGAAATTTTTAAAACGTCCATATTTCACCTTTAATCGTCTTTAGAAATAAAATTCAAAAAATCTTTAGTATTTTCTTTAAGTTCCATTTTACTTTTTCTTTGCTCTTTTAACATTTTTGTCTTATAATAAAAAATCTTATATTTATAATAATCTATAATATTTGAAAAATAAATTTCATATTCTAACTGTCCATTGTTAAAGACAAATACGGAACCAGAAAAAAGAGAATATTTTTTTGAATTTTTGTCATAATTCTCTTTAAAAGTTTTATAATTTAACAAAATAGGTTTTACCTTAATACCCAAATAACTTGTAGGCTTATCATAATTATTCATAAAATAACCTGCTAAAAAGATTGTTACTAAAGCAAACAACACTGTTCCAATAATTATTAGATTTTCTGACATGAATCCTCACCTTCTTTTTTTATTTTGCGGCAAGTACTTTTTCATAATTGCGGTTTACTTTAAAATTTACCCAGCCTTCAAGATCACTTTCATCAACATGGTAAATTTGCTTTAACATCTCGATGCTAATAAGTACATCCGCCATTTCTTCAACCAAATTAGTATAATACCCATCATTTCCGCGCAACATCTTAGAGATTGCTTTGGTAAGTTCCGCACATTCTTCCATGCAAATTACTGACTGTTTAAAATTTCCATTATAGTTAATTACTTCTTTAATTTTCTTATTATCCATTTTATTTTTACACCTTTAGTCCTTTTTACTCTTGCGATTAGGAGAACTACCAGTTCCGCCCATTGCATGATACAAAGCCTGTGTTGCCTTATAAGTAGCCTTGCGGCGATAAGAACTTGCCTTATTCTTCAAAAAAGAAGCTCTACGTCTTGCCATTTTGTTTATCTCTCCTTTTGTTTTTCTATATATATTATAACAAAAATTTTTTAGAAAATCCATTTAAACATTTTTGCCCAAGTGGTTGATATTTATTCTAATTTTTGGTATAATAGAATTAATAAGCGGATAATAAAATTTAGAAGGGAGATTAATTAATGGCGGATACAGATGTAAAGGACTTAACCAGTTCTGACCAGTCCCTTAAATTAGATTATACCTTGCAATCTCCGCAAGAACGTAATGAATTAGTTAATAAAATTATTTCCACAACCCCGCAAGAAAAATTAACTCCCAAGTATTTAGAAGTATTAGCAGATTATATCATTTTTGCTATGGATAAACAAGAGAGAAAAGAAAAAAAGATATTAACAGATAATAGATTAGTAACAGTAAATAAAAGAGAAACTTCTTATGAAGGTTTATGTGGCAAATTAGAAAATGGCGAAGATGGTATTTATAATATGCTATCAGACTTGGGTAAAAATACTATCTTAACTCCGAAAGACCCTATTACAGAATCTGATTTAGAAGAAATTCCTGAGTTAAAAGAATTGCGGCAAGCCATAGAAAAAGTTGAAGAATTATATAAAAATGCTTATGGAAAAAAGAAGTTTTTATTAAAAAAACAAATTATTGAGATGCGTCAAGACCAATATGTAATTAGAAACGGGTATCGCCGCACTTCAGCAAAATCTAGTTCAACAATAAAATCAATAGCCCGCACAGCATTTGATGACTATTGTACTATTGATGAAGATGGCGTTCCATATAATATAGGTCTTATTAGTTTTTTTGACCCAGCTCATATCGAAGCATTACTATGTAATTATTCTGCTTTAAAAGAAGCGGCGTATGCTAATTTTGAGTATGATTTATATTATTTAATGGAAGATTTAGATACTTTAGTTGATAAAACTTTAAAAGATGAATATCCACTTTATTATGATCTATTGATTTATAAGATTGATGGAATGACTAATGTTGAAATTCAAAAAAAGTTAGAAGAAACTCATGGTATCAAGCATTCTATCGAATATATCTCTGCATTATGGCGGAATAAAATTCCTAAATTAGTTGCAGAACAAGCTCAAGAAGATTATTTAAATTGGTATTATTCTGAAAAAGCTTATGGTAATTGGAAAAGATGTACTAAATGCGGCGAATATAAATTAGCTAATAAAAAATTCTTTTCACATAACTGTTCAAGTAAAGATGGTTGGTATTCAATTTGTAAGACTTGCCGTAATGCTAATAGTAAGAAAAATTTAGCAAAACTTGCGGCTAAGCAAAGATATTTGGACAAAAATAAATAATCTATATATTTTGCTATTAATAAATTATAAATAGGAGGTGAAATATATAAATGGCTAATTGCTATTGTGAAAAATGTAGAAAAACAATGGCGGATGATAATTTTTATACTTATAAGGATGGTCAAAAAGCTGAAATTTGCAAACGTTGTATGACGATGCATATTGATAATTATGATCCGCAGACCTTTCTTTGGCTTTTGGAGAAAATGGACGTGCCTTATATGGAGGAAGAGTGGAATGTATTGCGGGACCGCGCTTTCGCTAAAAATCCTGAAAAGATGAATGGTATGACTGTTTTTGGCAAGTATCTTTCTAAGATGCGGTTAAAGAAATGGAAAGATTATGGCTGGGCTGATACAGAAAAATTGAATCAAGAAAAAGAAGCATTAAAGCAGACTGCGGAAAATCGTGCGGCGCATATTGAAGATGAGCAAGCGCGCAAGCAGAAACTTCAAACTCAACTTGATAACGGTGAAATTAGTGAAGCTCAGTATTTAACGCTTTCAGATTCAGATGCTCAGTATCAGAATTATGTTGAACAAAGTATTCAGCAAACTCAAGCAATACCAGGTGGAAATACTAATGGTATTGGTCAGAACAACTATTTTAAAGAAGACGAGTTTATATCAGAAGATGAATTAGTTGATGTTGGTGCAGAATTAACGCATGAGGATAAAGTATATCTTGCTATGAAATGGGGTAGACTGTACCGCGCAAGTGAATGGGTTGAGCTTGAAAAGAAATATAATGAAATGAAGAAATCTTTTGATATAAATGATAGTGACACAGAAAGTTCATTAATCTTAATTTGTAAAACAAATCTTAAAATGAATCAGGCTATTGACCAAGGAGATTTGGAAGCTTATAATAAATTATCTAGAGCTTACGAAACATTGCGGAAATCCGCAAAATTTACTGCGGTTCAGAATAAAGAAGGAAATAATTCCGCTGTAAATTCAGTCGGTGAGATGGTTGCTTTCTGTGAAAAGAATGGTGGAAAAATTCCTAAGTTTGATTTGTCTATTGATAGAGATATTGTAGATAAAGTTGTTCGTGATATGAAAGAATATACAAAATCACTTATTTATGATGATCCTGCTCTTGCTAGACAAATTGAAGATTATATACAAAAGCGTGAAAATGCGGAATCCGCAAAGAAAGATAAAGAAGAAGCTAGAAAACATGGTTTATCTGAACCACTTTTGTCTGATAATGACCATGTTAAATATAAGGAGTTTTTAAATCAGCAAGCTGCTCTTGATAAGCGGATTGTTTATGAACCTCCTAAACTAGATAAATTACAGAAATTAGATTTAGGTGATGATAAGTGAGTTTACAATCATTACTTGACATTTCTGAAGCTAGAGTAAATATGCAGGAAGTCTCTGAAGAAAGGATGCTTGCACAATTAGATAATTTACGAAATTTGATTTCTTTCTTTAGAGAATATCCTGATTTATTAGTTGATTACATGGCGGGACCAGATGGTGGGCCTAATCATTTTAAATTTTATTTTTATCAGCGCGTATTTATTAGAATTGTAATGCGACACCGATATGTTTATGCGACATTTCCCCGTGCATATTCAAAATCATTTCTATCTATGATGGTATTAATGCTTCGTTGCATATTGTATCCTGGTGCGAACTTGTTCGTAACAACTGGTGGTAAAAAATATAGAAGGAGGAGCACAAATGAGTGCAAAAAACGTCCTAAATAATTTTGAAATAATTGATACAGAAGAAAAAGCTTATTGGCTAGGCTTTTTATATGCAGATGGAAGTGTAGGTTCTAAAGAAGATAAAATAGAACTTGGACTTGCAGAGAAAGATTTAAAACATATAGAAAAATTTAAAGATTTTATGAATATAACAAATAAAATTTGTTATAGAGAAAAAACTAAATCTTATAGAATAAGTTTTAGAAGTGCTAAATGTAAACAAGATTTAATAGATAAAGGCTGTGTACCAAAAAAATCTTTGATTTTAGAATTTCCCAATGAAAATCAAGTTCCTAGAAATTTAATAAAGCATTTTATTAGAGGGTATTTTGATGGCGATGGTTGGTTTTCAAATACTGAAAATTGTTTTCAAGTAGGATTAATAGGAACTGAAAATTTTATACAAGGTTTTTTAGATATTGCAGAAAATATAAATAAGAAAAATAAAATCTTTAATGTTCATAGAGAAAATGGAGCTAAGCGCTATATATTTGGTGCATATAATGATGTTTTAAATTTTTTAAATTGGATATATAAAGATGCAAATATTTACCTAGATAGAAAATATGAGCATTATTTAGACTTTATCCAGAATGGAACAAAGTATCATAAAAATAAATAATTTGCCGTATATTAAAGAAATTTAATATATGATTATCGCGGAATTAAGCAGGAATACTGAGATGTTAACCTGAACCGAAGGCTAGATTTAATCTAGTCAGGGGCAACGCATAGGGAGTGAAAAGATATAATCTCCCCACGAGGCCGCGACACAATACTATATAGGAGTATTTGAGACTATCTCACCAATAGTCAAACCTAACGTTAAACGAGGGTGAAAACATATGCTGAGCTTATACAAAAAGAAGTATAAGAACTAAAGGATAAAAAGCCTTTAGGATAACAAAACTGAAAGAACAAGCAGCTAGCATCACAATCGCGAAGATCGAGGAGATATGTCGACTTATCCCTGCATTGAACAATGAAATAAACTGGGAAAAGGGCAAATCAACAAAATCAAAAGATAATGTTAAATATCTTTTTAAAAATGGTTCTTCTATTGACATTCTCGCGGCTCGTGAATCTTCTCGTGGTCAGCGCCGAGTTGGTGGTCTAATGGAAGAGTGCGTTCTTATTGATCAAACCGCGTTGAATGAAATCATTATTCCTACTACAAACGTTAACCGACTGCTTCCTGATGGTACGCGTGACCCCAAAGAGACAGTAAACAAAAGTCAGATATATATCACTACAGCAGGCTGGAAGAATTCTTTTGCCTATTCTAAATTAATTGAGCTTTTGATTCAGTCTATTATTGAACCGAATGAGGTTATGATTATTGGCGGCACTTATGAAACACCTGTAATAGAAGGTTTGTTGGATGAAGATTTTGTTGATACTCTGAAACTCCAGGGGACTTATGCAGAGGACTCATTCGCCAGAGAATATATGTCCAGATGGGGAGGAGACGTAGAGAATGCATTCTACTCTGCGGAAAAGTTCGATAAACAGCGGGTACTAAATCAGGCCGAAAAGGAATGGAGTGGACGCAATGCTAAATCAGCTTATTATATTATTGGTGTTGACGTTGGCCGATTTGGATGTACGACAGAAGCTTGTGTGTTCAAATGTACGCCGCAAGTGCAAGGCTCTGATTTAAAATCATTAGTTAATATATATACATATGATGCAGAGCATTTTGAATTACAAGCAATTCATTTAAAGAAACTTTATTATCAATATAAGGCTAGAACTTTAGCTATTGATGGTAATGGTCTAGGTGCAGGTCTAGTAGATTTTATGGTTATTTCTCAAGTAGATCCAGATACTGGCGATATTTTACCTCCTTTTGGAGTTGAGAACGATGAAGAAGGTAAATATAAAAAGATGAAAACTGCAGATACTGTTCAAGACGCTATGTATATTATAAAAGCTAATGCGCCAATTAACACAGAAGCTTATTCTTATGCTCAAACACAAATGTCAAGTGGTAAAGTTAAATTTTTGATAGATGAACAACAAGCAAAAGTAAAGTTAATGTCTACTAAAGTTGGACAGAATATGGGATTAGATGATAGAAATGCTTATTTAAGACCATATATTATGACTTCTATTTTGCGTGACCAGTTGTTAAATCTAGTTCAAGAGAATGATGGTACTAATATTATTCTTAAACAATCTTCAAGAAGTATTAAAAAGGATAAATTTAGTGCGTTTTTGTATGGTTTATATTATGTAAAACTACAAGAAGATATTAAGAAACGACGTAAAGGAAGAAATATTAATGATTTTTTATTCTTTACTTAAAGCTCAGGACGGTTTTCATTAACCGTCCTAGCTTAAAATCTAATATATTATAGATGCTGAAAAGCAGCAAGGTAGGTGATTTAAATTGAGGAGTTCAAGAGCTGAAATAAAGATCGAAGATATTTTACATGATGCTGGATTGAAGTTTCAAGAAGAATATAGTTTTAGAGATTTATATACTCAGACTGGGCATCCTTTGCGATAGTTTTGATTTCGCAGTTTTTGATGACGAAGGTGAGCTTGAGTTCTTGATTGAATACCAAGGTATTCAACACTTCCAAGCTAAGTCTAAATTTGGCGGCGAGGCTGGATTAAGGAAGCAGCAATATCATGATATGCTTAAACGAGAGTATTGCCGTAAGCACAATATTAAATTACTATTAATTCCATATTGGCATGAAAATATTTTAAATTATGATTATATAATGAAAGCTGCATATGGATGGTAATAAAATCACTTTGCTGTTGATAAGTTCGGAAAAATATGATATAATTGGAAGAAAAGAAAGGTAAGGTGTCAACTTCTTGATTAACAGAGTACAAGAAATTAAGAAAAAAGGTTTCAATATGATGCCTTATAATGAAACACCTGAACATGGATTTACTCCTGTTGACTTTTCCAAGATTAATGTTGGCATTCGTCCTTTAAATGATGCGGTTTATAACCTAAGTGAGTTAAGAAATACTAATCCTAACTTAGGTGATAAGAAAGAAGTATTGCGTGCAATTAATGATAGAAATATCTTAAAGATGCGGGATATATCTAATTACTTTTATAGAGTTAGCGGTATTTACAATAGATTATGTAGATATATGGCTTACATGTATCGTTATGATTGGAAAGTAACTACTTATATTGATACTTCTGCTAAGAATGCACCTAAAAATGAAAAAATAATTGGTGATTTTAATAATATTTTAAAGTATTTAGATAACAGTCAAGTTAAACAGTTTTTAGGTGAAACTGCATTAAAAGTTATTCGCAATGGTTGTTACTATGGGTATCTCATTAACCGCAAAGAAAGATTTGTGGTTCAGGAATTACCAATGAAGTATTGTCGCTCAAGATTTACTTCTGCAGATGGTAGACCTGTTGTTGAATTTAATATGCGTTATTTTGATGATTATTTTAAAGATAACATTCAACGTGATAAAATGCTAAAAGTATTTCCTGATGAGTTTAGAAAAGGATATAATTTATATAAGAATAATAAATTAATTCCTGATTTTCCTGGTGATACTAGTGGCTGGTATATGTTAGATGTTGACTTAACTATTAAGTTTAATATTAACGGTGAAGATTTTCCAATGTTGATTGCGGTTATACCTGCTATCATTGATTTAGATGATATGCAAGGGCTTGACCGCAAAAAGATGGAACAAGAGTTATTAAAAATAATTATTCAAAAGATGCCAATAGATAAAAATGGCGACTTGGTTTTTGATGTTGATGAGGCACAAGCTTTACATAATAATGCGGTTCGTATGTTAGGTAGAGCTATTGGTATTGATGTTTTAACTACTTTTGCCGATACTGATGTTGCGGATATGTCTAGCACTTCTGCTACAACCGCCGCAGATCAAAGTATGGATAGAGTTAAATCAGCTGTTTATGACCAAGCTGGTATTTCACAAATGCAATTTAATACTGATGGCAATATTGCATTGGAGAAGTCAGTTTTAAATGATGAAGCTACTTTATATAATTTGATTCAACAGTTTGAGCAATTCTTAAATATGGTTATTCAACATTTTAATACAAATGTTAAAAAATATTCTTTTAAAGTTCAAATTCTTGGAACTACTATTTATAATTATAAAGAATTAGTTAAGTTATATAAAGAGCAATCTACTATTGGCGGTTCAAAAATCCTTCCTCAGCTGGCACTTGGACAGTCTCAGAGTTCAATCCTTGCAGACGCATATTTCGAGAATAATGTTTTAAATCTCGTTGAATTGATGGTACCTCCGCTAAGTAGTAATACTATGAATTCTGATTATTTGACGAATCGCAATATGGCGAATAAACAGCAAACAGATCAGACACAATCTGCGGAGACAACTAAATCGGATAATCCTGAAGGCGGTCGTCCAGAGAAGGAAAACGATCAGAAGTCAGAAAAGACTATAAAAAATATTGAAGCACAGGGATAAAAAGTACGGACAATTTTTTTAAATACTTATGAAAGTATTTTTAGATATTATTGAAAAGAAATAAGTTAGGAGATGAATGGATTGCATCAATCAGTTAGAACTATTGACAGTCCTGAATTCATCAATTTACAACCGTTAGATGTTAATCCTTTAATGTCTATTTGTGATATTAAAGTTCTTTATATTGGACAAAACCGCAATCATTCTTATATTACTAAGGAAGTTGCTACGGAAATGTCCAAGACTTTACGCGGTGCTCCTATTGTTGGTTATTATAAACCTTCAAAAGAAGATTATGCTGACCATGGAGAAAAAGTAACGATTGATGATGAAGGAATCCATTTTGACTGTATGACAAAGCCTTATGGTTTTGTTGCTCCTAATGCAGATGTTTGGTTCCAAAAGTTTGAAGATACTGATGATTTTGGTAACAAAATTGTTAGAGAATATCTTATGACTACAGGTTATCTTTGGACTGGTCAGTTCGAGGAAGCTAAGTTGGCTGCGGAAGGTGATGGCCGCCCGCAATCTATGGAACTTGATGAAAAAAGTTTAAATGGCTCTTGGTCAACAGACACTAATAGTGGTATGGATTTTTTCATTATTAATGACGCGATCTTTTCTAAGTTATGTATTCTTGGTGAAGATGTTGAACCTTGTTTTGAAGGTGCTAGTATCACTCCACATGAGGGTACTTTAAATTATAGCTTAGATGATGATTTTAAACATACTCTATTTACTATGATGCAAGAGTTAAAGAATTTTGCATTAGAAGGAGGACAGAAAATGGATAATGTTGAGACTATTGCTGAGCAGATTGAAGAAACTGCTGAGCAAGTAGTAGAGACCTCCGTTGAGGAAACTGAGACTGAATTCGTTAATAAGGATGAACAGAAGAAGAAGGATGACACTCAGTCCGAAGACGAGAAGAAAGATGAACAGTCCTCTGATGATAGCGGCGACAAGTCCGGTGAAAATACGGATGAGAAAGATGACAAGGATAAGAAGGATAAGCCTTCAACTAAGTCCACTCTAGAAGTCGAGTTAGATGATGGTACCATTGTCGATGAAGCTCTGGAGGGTGAGGATCAGAAGGAAGAATCTTCTAAGGAGTTCACCGCACTGCAAGAAAAGTACGATGAATTGAATACTAAGTTTGAAGCTCTTCAGATTGAGTATGATAAGCTTGTTGCTTTCAAGAATGAGATTGACAACGCTAAAAAGGACGAGCTGATTGACAGCTTTACCATGCTATCTGACGAAGATAAGTCTGATGTTATTGCTAATAAGATGAAATATTCTTATGAAGAGATTGAAGCTAAGCTTTCTATTGCTTTTGCTCGTAAGAAGATGAGTGAGCCTGAGCAGAAGAAAGAGGCAGATACTTCTTTGATTTATACTATTGATAATAGTTCCGATGACCTTCCTGCTTGGTTAAAGGCAGTTAAGGAAACTGAAGAAAATATGTAATAAAATATAGGAGGATATTTAAGAATGGCTACTAAAATTGATCGTATCGGCTATTCTCAGGTTGAGCCTAATCATATCTCCGGTATTGTTACAGGCCAGATTCTAGCTCAGCTGCCTGTTGACACCGAGAAGATGGGTAAGGTCATTGAGAATGGACGTTTTGCCAAGTATGATTACAAGACTGGTAAGGTTAATCTAACCGGTGATGGCGAATGGATGATGATTTATAACGAGGAAAAGTTATATGATGAGCGTAGGCAGAGTCACAAGGACTTCGCTATGCGTTCAGAGGATTTCACCGAGGGTGAGATTGTTCCTCGTCTGGTAAGCATTCTGCTTGGTGATATTTTCACTACTAATGCTTTTGTTGGTGCTGCGGCGTCTGATACCGCTAAGACTGAGGGTCCTTCCCTGACGGTTGGCGATAAGCTATACGTTGCGGCTAATGGTTATCTGGATTCTACTCAGGCTGACGGTCCTGTGTTCCAGGTTGTTAAAGAGTACACTCTGGCTGATGGTCAGCCTGCTGTGAAGCTCATGCGTATTGAATAATAGAAAAGGAGGAAAAAATAATGGCTTTAAACAAGAATGACTTGATTGAGCTGGCTCGTGCCAATGCTAAAGCTTCTTTGAATCCTTCTATCTCTTATTCTTATAAGGACAAGAAGTTCTCTGCTGAAGCTCTGAATAAAACTTTTATTAATGAGTTGAATGAGCTTGGTGGTACTCCCCAGGCTTTCCGTGATAATGAGAAGTTAATTTATACTCTGTTGGAGGTTGGTCTGACTGAGGTTCTGCCTGCTAAGGTTCTTCAGCACTATGGTCAGTTCGCTGACGTTAAGACTTATCCACAGGGTACTAAGCCAATGTTCCGTGTGCGTATTAGTGAGGCTTCTCGTAAGCGTGCTAAGCAGTTCGTGACTAAGGTTGGTATTGCTGGTCGTTATGAGACCTTTAAGCTGGATGGTTACACTCTGGAAGTCCCAACTAGTGCTTATGGTGGAGCTGCTCGCGTTGAGTGGGAAGAGATGCTGGATGGCCGTTTCACCCTGAATGATTACTATGATCTTGTGCTTGAGGGTATGGACGAGACTGTTTATCGTGAGATTGCTAAGTCTTTGAAGGCTGCTGTAACTGACATTAAGACTGTCAACAAGACTAAGCAGACTTCTTTCGATGAGGCTGAGATGGATCGTCTACTGGCTACTGCTGATTCTTATGGCAAGTCTACTATTTATTGCACTTTTGAATTTGCGGCTACCATGCTTCCTGTGTCTAGCGGTGGTGCTACTAACTGGAATGCTTTCTCTGATAACATGAAGGATCAGCTATGGAACAACGGAGCTTTTGCTGCTTATAAGGGCCACACTGTTGTGATTCTGCCCCAGTCCTTCGAGGATGAGACCAATGCGAAGAAGGTTATTGATCCTTCTATTGCTTACATCATCCCCACTGGTGCTGAGAAGCCTGTTAAGGTCGCTTTTGAAGGTGGCGCTCAGGTGAAATCTTTTGAGAATCGTGACTGGTCTACTGAGATTCAGACCTATCAAAAGGTCGGTATTGCTACTTATCTGGTGAATCCTGGTATTTGCGTGTATGAGAACACCAGTTTAACAATGGATAATCAGTAATTAATATAATTAAGTAAAATACTGGGGGAGAATAAAAGAGAATAATATTCTATTTTATTCTCCCCTATTTTTTATAGGAGATAAAAGGAGTTTATTATGGATAAGAATACTTTAATTAAGGTAACTAATCGTGATACAGGAAATGTTGGCTACTCAATTCCTGAACTGGGAGTTCGTCGTCAGTTTGTTTCTAGAGAAACTAAGGAAATCCCTTTCAACGAACTTGTAGCACTATCTTATTTGCCAGGTGGACATAAGATGCTTTCTGATTATTTGGTGATACATGATGATGAAGCTATCTCTCAGTTATTGAATGGTGTTGAACCAGAATATTATTATTCTGAGGAAGATGTAAAACGTATTATGCAGTATGGTTCTCTAGATGAATTTCTTGATTGTCTAGATTTTGCGCCTAACGGTGTATTAGATATGATTAAGGATTTATCTGTAACTATGCCTTTAAATGATGTTGCTAAGCGGGAAGCAATTCTTGAGAAGTTGAGCTTTAATGTTTCTAAGGCCATTGAAATTCAGAATACTAAATTTGATGGAGATGATGAAGCAGAGAAGCCAGAGGTGAAGCAGCGTCGTGTTACCTCTAAGGACGAAGCACCAGCTGGTCGCCGCACAGAGTTACCTAAGTATAAGGTTTCTTCCATTACTAAGTAATAAGAGTAACGGAGGTGTAACATGGCGGTAAATGCAATTACACCCTTCTCTGTTGTATATGATTTGTTTTTAAGTAAAACTACTGATGATATGTATATGGAGCTTACAGAGCTTGATACATATAGATTATTAGAAGAATTACTATTAAGTGCGATTCCGAAGTTTGAATTTCCAAGACAGCTTTTGGACTATGAGCTTGAGGAATTTGAAGATGAAGTAATTTATAATGGAGTTGAAAGTGACCATAAAGATGTAGTAGCGCGTATCTATACATATGGTCACTTTAACTGTATTCTAACACATGAAGAAGCTAATATTTTAGCTACCTATATGGTGGTAGAGTGGCTGGGACAACAGTTAGCAAGTGTTGAGAATACTCGCATGAAATATACTGGTTCAGATTTTAAAATGTCTAGTCAGGCAAATCATATGAGTAAATTACTTTCTTTAAAGAAAGATTATGACCGAGAAGGTTTCCACCTACAAAGACTCTATAAGCGTAGAGCTACTAATAAGGAAGGCCGTATAGTTTCAACTCTGGATATTATTATGGCGCCTCTTAATGGAGGTGCTTGGGATGATAACTAAGTATGCAGCAGATATTAGCAACTCTACTATAAATAATAATTTACACAGATTAATTGGACAAATTTATAAACTACTTCCTTATCGTGAAGAAGGCTATGATTGGGAAAAGCCTTTAATTACTATTCAAAATGAGCTTGCTGGAATGGATTCTTTATTCATTGATTATAAAGACTTTCACAATATTTTATTCTCTCTAGAATGTAAATTAGAAGGTTTAACTTCTGATTTTGCTAGAGATGATTTTGATATTTTCCGGGGTACTATTTTTGAATGTATCGGAAAAGTAAAAATGCTTCAGGAGTGTGTGTTATGTCTGGGCTAAATAATATGCAAGAGCGATTGAAGTATAGAGGCGGAAATACTGAAGCCCGCATGGAACGAGATAAATTGAATAGTTTAAAAAGAGCATTATTTAATTCTTATCAGGCGGAAACTGCGATGCTTGATAATGAAAAAAAGTTCAAATGTTTAATTAATCCTAATAAAAATAGTCCAGATTATGATAATAAAATTATTTCCATTCCATTTAAAGATATTTGTTTAAATGATAAAACCTTAAATCCACCTCAAAAAACTTTACCAGGTATTGAGACTATTGGTTTAAAAGCAGGAGATACTTTCTTATGGGTTGAAACTAATACTCATTGGATTGTTTATTTACAGTATATAGAGGAAACCGCTTATTTTCGTGCAGAGATTCGGCGGTGTGACCAACAAGTTGAAGTAAATGGTAAAAGATATTGGATCTATTTACGCGGACCCAATGAAACCTCTATTGTGTGGAATCAAAAAGGCGGCATTGAGTGGAATGATTTGAATTATTCTATGGTAATGTATATTACTAAAAATGAAGAAAATATAAATTATTTTCATAGATTTAGCACAGTTAAAATTATTGAACCTGAAACAGGTAAGAAAAAAACTTGGCAAGTTGTTGCACAAAATCCTTATTATGGAGATGGTGTAATTCAGGTATTTCTTGATGAATACTATGAAAATACATTAGAAGAGGCGGGCAAGAAAGAGAAAGAGAACGAGACTTCTGACGTTCCAGAGCTGGATCCCGCAGCTTTACAAATTACTGGACCTACTATTGTTCACAAATATGATACAGTAACTTATTCTGCGATAAATGCCATATCCGCAGGTGATTGGTATATTTTGGAAAATGGCGAAAGAAAATTGCTTGAGAAACAAAAATTATCTATCACTCTTGATATTGTTAAGAAAAGTGGAAAATTTGTTTTAGAGTTCAATCAGGCTTCTGAGGTAGCAACAATTTCAGTTGCCATAGAGAGTATATAAGGAGGGTTGATAAATGAAAAGAGATATTATTCTTCCAGCTAGTTGTTTTCAATCTTCTTTTCTCTCTTGTGAAAAAGACTGTGAAACTATTTTAAGAAAATTATTTATAACAAGTAAGCCTTATAGTGATGAACTAAAGAGATTACTTGTTATAAATACAAAAGATTGTTTAGACAATACAGCGAGTAAAGTTTATAAAGATAAAATTAATAGTATGGGATTAAAAGAACTTCGTGATGAAGGCTATATTCGGCTTGAGCCAAAAGTTAAGTTTCCTGAGCATGAAGAAGTAAAAAGCTATATTATTATCAGTTTTGATAACTTTGTTGAAACTTCTAACCCGCAATTCAGAGATTGCACAATTTCTTTTGATATTCTGTGTCATACAGATTATTGGGATTTAGGAAATTTTAGATTGCGTCCTTTAAAAATTGCGGGTTATATTGATGGAATTTTGAACAGATGTAAGTTATCAGGAATTGGCGAATTATTATTTGCTAATTGTACTGAATTAGTTTTAGATGAAACTCTATCTGGTTATACTTTAACTTACACTGCAACTCATGGAAGTGATGATAGAATCCCAGGAGTTGAATAATAATGTTAAATGATTTAATTTTATTATCTGGTGTAGACATTCCATTAAAAGAAGCCGCATTAGTAATCCATCAACCACGAATTAAAGAAATTGCTCTAATAGGTGAAAATAATTTCTTTACAGGATATGAGTTACTAAAATTTTCAAAAGACTCCTTAACAAGTGAGGACAAAGCTCGTTTAGGCAATCAAACAGATTTTGATATAATAATGTCAATAATGAATGATAAACAGACTCCTGAATTTCAAAAGAATACTGTTTGTACTTTAATGCTATTGACAATTTTATTTCCTGAATATGAAATCCAGTTAAATAAAAAAGATATTACTTTTATTAAAAGACAAGATGAACAAGAAGTTTTTAAAACTTGTTTAAATAATGCAAATTATAAATCTTTTAAACAAATTCTTGAGCAGATTATTCCTATTGGTAAAAGTAGTAATGAAGGTTATAATCCAAGCGGCGATCTAGCAAAAAAGATTGCAGATAAATTAAAGCAAGGAAATCAAAAACGCGCTGAGATGCAAAAGGCAAATCAGAAAACTTCTATTTTTAGTAGATATATTTCAATTCTTACTGTTGGTGAACAGAAAGATATGAATAGTTTTATGGATTATACTCCATATCAGCTTTTTGATGAATATGAGAGATATATCCTTAAAACTAATTATGATACTGTATTTAAGTTAAGAATAGCAGGTGCTAAAGACGTTAAAGATGCGGATGACTGGATGAAAGATATTCACGAAGAATAAAAATAAACGTGTGTCTTTCATATAAATTGACAGACACTAATTCAATAAAGAATGATGAAGAATTTAATTCATTCAATAAAATAGAGGAGGATATTTTATATGCGTTTCGGCGTCCGGGAGATTTGCAATGTAGTATTTAAGGCCAAAACTACCACTAAAATTGGTACAAGTACTTTTAAGCGCGGCCAGCCTGTTCTCTACATTGACTCCGCAAAGACTTCCACCCTTGAGGGTGCTGCAACTAGTGTATATGCTCAGGGCGGACCTGGCAATACTCGTTTAATTACTTGGGAAGGTGAGCGTACTCTTACCTTTACTGTTGAGGATGCTTTACTCAGCCCAATCGGTTTTGCTATTCTATCTGGCGCTGGTCTATTTAAGAAAGAGGGCCAGAAGGTTCACGTTCACACTACCGCTTCTGCTTATGTTGATGCCACTGCTACTGCTGATGGTATTCAGATCGATTTGACTGATGCTCTTGAAGCAGAAGAAGAAATTGATGACACTGCACCTGTGTTTGTCGCTGTCTGTGAAAGTGACGGCTCTATTACTGGTGAGTTATTGACTGGCCTTGAAGTTGTCGTTGACGATGCTGGTAAAAAGAAGATCTTGAAGAAAACTGGTAAAGATGAGACTATGGTTGGTAAGACTGTATTTGTTGATTTCTATGTGTTAAAGGAGTCTGCAAATGTTTCTGAATTGACTATTGATGCTTCTCACTTTGCTGGCAACTATTACGTTGAAGCTTCCACTCTATTCCGTCGTCAGAGTGATGGTGTGGATATGCCTGCTGAACTGACTTTGCCTAATGTTAAGATTCAGTCTAACTTCACTTTCAATATGGCTTCTACTGGCGATCCTTCTACTTTCAGCTTTACAATGGATGCCTTCCCTGGTTATACAATGTTTAACTGCACCAAGAAGGTTCTGTGCGTGATGCAAGTCGTTGAAGATGCTAGTATGGGTAACGATACTCAGAGTTCTGTTATGGCTCATACTGCTGGATTTAAGATTGAAGAAACCGGCAATGATTCTACAGGTATGACTGGCGAACTGGTCTAATAGAGTAACAATGAATTTAAAAGGAGTGGGCTTAATGCTCACTCCTTTTTTTTTAAGCAGGTGAGTTAGTTATGATTAATGAACAAATATTGTATATTAAAGGTATTGAAGCTGAAATCGCAGATTTGCAAAAAGAGAATGTTTTTGATGAAGAAATAATAACAAAAATTATTAAAGATGTAAAAAATGCAACAGAAGAAGGATTTAAATTTCCAGATCCAGATTTAAAAGGAAATTTTAGTAAATTAAAAGATGCGGCAAATGCCTTAATTGCTGTTATAAATAGTAAAGGACAATTAGAATATAGCAGTGTAATAGGTCAAAGTTTTCAAAATGCAGAGGCAGCAAATGCTCAATTAGAAAAGTTAAAAAATATTGTAAAAAATGCTGAAAAAAATACTAATATTATAAATGCTTTATTAAGTTTTGAGCAAGCTTTAAATGATTTTTTAGGAAGAATAGTTATTCTTATTATAATGGATTCTAACGGTTCTTTATGGTTACACAATGAAGCTTCTGTACAAGAAATTTATAATAAATCTGGCAAGATTACTAAAAGAAGTAGACTAAATTTTACAAAAAATACCTCTTTATTATTTAATAAAACTAATTCTGTTAAAGTAACTGGCGATATTTTAAATAAAAAGTATGATAATTTATATAAAGTTTATAATACTTTACAAGAGAGATATGCTGTTACTAAAAAAGAATCTAATAAATGGATATATTATCACAGTGCTGGAAAAAGTAGACGTTGGTATTTAAAACTTACTAATAGAGGTATTCTTAATGAGGCTTATGCTTCTGCTTTATTTAATAAAAAAGAGAATGATGATCATTTTAAAATAGATATTCCTGGACATAACGAACCTGGTATTCCTTATTATTATACAAAATATATTATGGCAGTTGATAATAGAGCTGGTGCTGTTTTAGGTGATTTATCTAATGGAATTTTAGGAAAAGTTCAATTAGCAGTAAAAACTGCTGGTACCGCAAGTTCAGGAAGTTTTAATCCTTTACTTGAAACAGCTTATTGGGTAAAAGATTTAAAAGAATTAACTCCGAAAGAATTAGAACAATATTTCTTAGAACAAGAAGCTTCTTCTTCTAGTGTTTTTCAAAATAATGCTTTAATTAGTTTAAAATCTGCTTTCGGCAAAGATAACAAAGATATATTAAATAATATAGCAGAACTTATTAATGGAGTAAAGACTGCACTATTAAATGCAGATTAAGGAGGGCAAAATGAAACATGGAAGCACTTCTTAGAGCGTACTCTTTGCAAGACATTTTAATATTTATGGTTCTTCTTGCTATAGCTATTAAAGGGGCTATTTCATTTTTTGACTGGGCGAAAGAAAGATTAGGCCGCGTTTATGAAAAAGAGTACGCTGAAACAAAGACTCAAGGAGATTTAGATGTAAAGTTGCAACAAGAAAGTGTGGCTATTCAAAAATTAGAAAAAAATCAAGCTGAAATGATGATAGCTATGGAGAAACTTTCAAATAAAATTGATGCACTAATAGACTCAGATAAAGATGATATAAAATCATTTTTAGTAAAAGAACATCATTATTTTTGCTACCAAAGAGGCTGGGTTGATGATTATAGCTTAGATTGTTGTGAGAAACGATATAAACATTATGTACAAGAGGGCGGCAATAGTTTTATTGAAGATATGATGAATGAAATCCGTGATTTACCTAAACAACCGCCGCAAACTTGACAACTAGAAAATTTTGTTGTATAATATAAAAAAGGACATGAGATAAAAGGAGTTTTGATTTAACCATGAGTAAGATTGCATATAGTAAAATTGGTTTAAAAGTGAATACAGAAGTCAATAAGTTTACTTTTAATAACCAAGAGATTGAGGTTCTACATTATCTTCCTGTTGAAGATAAGATTGATTTAATCGAGATTGCTTTGCAAAAAGCAGAAGAAGATGGTATTTATAATGAGACTATGTTAGATATGTATTTTCATTTGAATATGGTTTATCTTTATAGTAATATTACTTTTACCGAAAAGCAGAAGGAGAATGAACCTAAGCTATATGACGCTATGGTTAGTTCAGGCTTCATGGCGGCATTTCTGCAGACAATGGACGAAGATGAGTACACCGCAGTATTCAATGATTTACAGCGTGTGCGCGCATCTCGTGAGAAGTATGGTCTAAGTACTGCCGCAATCGTTAAGAGTTTAATTGTTGATTTGCCTGAAAATGCTAAAACTGCGGCTGCAGTCGTTGATGGTTTTGATCCAGCTCAGTTTCAGCGTTTATTAAATTTTGCAAAGGCAAGCGGTTTTGAAGATAATAAATCTGCAACTGCCAATTCTAAGCTTTCTGTTGTTAAAGCAACAAAATCTTAATTGATTGGGTAATTTAAGTTAATAGCAATACCCCTATTATCATATACTGGTAGTAGGGGTATTTTTTTATACCCAAAATCAGTGAAATGATTTAAAGGAGGAAAAAGGAGTTATGGCGGATACAAATGTCCGTATTAATGTAGGTTATAATATTGACAAATCTGGCTTGCAATCTTTAAAGGCTTCGCTACAAGAACTTCAAAGAAATACTTCTGCGATTTTCAAAGAAGCTAATAAAGGATTAGATGTAAAAGATTTTACATCAGAACTGATGAAAGTTAAGACGGTAGCTTCCTCTGTCGAATCAGCTCTTGAAAAAGCCTTTAATCCTAAATTGGGCACGATTAATGTTCAATCTTTTAATAAAGCTTTAAAAGAAGAGAATGTTACTATTGAACAAGTCTATGCTGCATTTTCAAAAATGGGCGCAACTGGACAAAATGCTTTTAGAAATTTAGTATCTTCTACTCTTTCAATGAATAAAGAAATCAAGCAGACTAAAACTCTACTTGATAAAATGGGTGAAACGTTAGGCAATACCATTAAATGGAACATTGCAAGCGCAGCAATTAATGCTATTTCAGGTAAAGCTCGAGAAGCATATGTCTATGTTAAAAATCTAGATACTTCATTAAATAATATTCGTATTGTTACAGAAAAATCTGCTGAAGATATGGATATTTTTGCGGAGAAAGCTAATAAAGCCGCTAAAGCTTTAGGCGCAACTACTACTGATTATACGAATGCCGCATTAACCTTTTATCAGCAAGGTCTAAATGACCAAGAAGTGCAAGCTAGAGCTAACTTAACTTTGAAGGTAGCTAATGCTTCTGGTTTAAGTGCAGATGATTCAGCAGAATATGTAACCGCCGTTTTAAATGGTTATAAAGTAGGTTCAGAAGAAGCCGAGAAGGCAATGGATATTTTGGCTCGTGTCGGCGCTGACACCGCATCTAGCTTGGATGAACTGTCTGAAGCTATGTCTAAAACAGCATCAACCGCAAATGCAATGGGTATGACTGAGGAGCAATTAGCTTCATCTCTTGCTACTGTTATTCAGGTTACACGTCAAGATGCTTCTAGTGTAGGTACTGCATTTAAAACAATTTTGATGCGCATTTCTGACATTGGAGCTGGTACTGAAGATGCGGAAGTCTCACTTGGTAATTACACTGGTGAAATGGCAAAAATGGGCGTTAACGTGCTTGATAGCACAGGTAAACTCCGAGATATGGGTTCTGTTGTTGAAGAAGTTGGTGACAAATGGGCTAGTATGAGTCGTGAGCAACAGATCGCTCTTGCTCGTACAATGGCTGGTACTCGTCAGGCAAATAACTTACTGGCTTTATTCGATAACTGGGATACGTATAAAAAGACACTGGAAGGCGCAGAGAATGCAACTGGTACCTTGCAGAAACAGCAAGATATTTATATGGAATCAACTCGCGCTCATTTGGATGAATTAACTGCATCCGCAGAAAATTTATTTGATTCTTTTCTTGATAGTAATACTATTAATGATCTTGCTGACGCTCTTGGTAATGTTTTAGATGGTTTAGCTAATTTTACCGATGCTATTGGGGGCGGCAAAGGCGTTTTAGTTTCTCTTGGTTCAACCGCTTTAACTGTTTTTAATAAGCAGATTGGTAAGAGTTTGGGTACTGTTATTGCTCAAATGACAGATGCCAAAGTTAAAGCAGAAGATTTAAAAACTAAAATTGCTGCTTCTGAACAATTTAAAGGTCTTGGCAATAAGGAAATTTCTGATATTGCAGATAAACGTGCTAAACGTTTGCAATATGGAGATATTCTTTCTGATGAGCAACGTAATGAATGGGATAGAATGCAGGGTGAATATGAATCTGCAAAAGCCCAGCAAGCTACTATAAAAGAAAATCAAGCTGTTTTAATTCAGCAAGCTGAAGAATGGTCTGAGATTGTAAATGGTAAGAGAGCTAATTTCTCTGATTATTTTAACCTTGATACCGATAGCACCGAAGGCGGAGATATGGGTGCTGAAATTGATATTATCCGTGAAAAGATTTCTAGCATTACAGATATTGATTTGTCAGGTATGTCTGCACAAATGCAAAGAATTAAAGAATCAGAAGATGATGTTAGTGAATCTGCTGAGAAAGCAACAGATAATGTCGTTCAATTATTCTCACAAGATAATGTTGTTAGTATAAATTCCGCGACTAAATTATCATCTATTTTAGAAGAGCTTGATAGTAATTCTACTGAAGCAGGAAAAGCTTTTATTGACTTAGAAGGTGACGTTCAAAGACTAGCTAATATAGTTGGCGGTTCAGAACAACAAGGATTACAAAAAGCTTGGGATGCTTTTGCGACAAAGTTAAAAGAATCTCCAAAAGAAGCTGCAGAAGAATATAAAGTTTTAGTAAAAGTTATTGAAGATGCAAAAGCTAAATTAGAAGCTAGTTTGAAAGGTAATAGTCAAGGTTTTTCTGATAACTCTAAAAAAGTTATGGATGCTGCAACTCGTCAAGCAGAGGAAAGTAAAAAATATCTTGATGATTTAGTTAAAAGTTTTAATACTGCAAAATTAGTTAGTCAAATTACTCAATTAACAGGCGGCGTTGGTCAGCTAGCTTCAGGTTTAATTTCTTTAAAGAATGTTAAAGAAATCTGGAATAATAATGATTTATCAACTTTTGAAAAAACAACTCGATTAGTTGAATCTACTGCTATGGGTTTAACTATGCTGATTTCTGGATTTGCAAATACTAAAAAAGCAATAGATGGATTAAAAGAAAGTGTAAGTGTACTAATAATTAAATTAGCTTCTTTAGTAACAGGAGAAAGCGTAGCTACAATGACTTCTGCCGGTTTAGGAGTTGCTATTAAAAGTATTATTCCAGGAGTTTTAGCAGTAACTGCAGCAATCGCAGCATTAACTGCAATAATCTATCTATTAGTTAAAGCCCATAATGCAGAAAGAGATGCTGCAAAAAATGCTTCTGCTCAAGCAGAAGCTTTAGCTGAAAATTATTCTAATTTAAAAGAAAAAGCTGATTCATTTAAAGAAGCTATTTCTGATTATTCAGATGCTAAAACCGCATTGGCAGAATTAGATAAAACTACTGATGAATATGGTCAGAAGTTAGATGAAGTAAATGAAAAAGCTAAAAATTTAATTGAAACATATAAGCTTTTTGGTAATTACTCTATTGATGAGAATGGAGTTTATCAATTAAATCAAGATGCTTTAAATAGTATTAATGAACAAAATCAACAAACAAAGTATAAAGCTGAAAGACAAAATTATTTAGGAAAAGTTGGTTTAAATAGTGCAAATATTAGAGCTGAAGCAGAAGATTTAAAAGATAGTATTTCAGGTCTATCCAGAGAAGTCACTAATGATGTATTAATAAAAGCCATTCAAGGAATAACAGAAGAACAAGTTACAGCTTTAAAATCTATTGACAGTAAAGACTTTGCTTCTTTACAGACAGTTCTTAAAGAAAATACTAGTTTATCCGAAGAATTAATTAGTGCATTCAGTCAAAATATTGAATCTGTATTAAGTTTTAAAGAGTCTTTAGATTCAGCAACTGAAGAAAATGAGTATTATGTTCAGCAATTAACTAAATCTATTGTTGATGAAAAATTTGGGGATGAATTATCAGATTTTGCAGATACAACTAGTGTTGGTGTGGACCAACTTGAATTAGCTATTGCAAAAGTTTCTAATGATTTAGCTAGTTCAGGAGAAGATTTAGCTACTAAGTTAAGTTCTATTAATGTTACAGATATTACTAGTAATCTTAAATTAAATCGGTATCTTGAATCTAAAGGTTCAGATATTCATGTTGATAATGATGAAGATTTAGCAAGAGAATATGCTAAAATGTTCATTCCTGATTATGATACGGGTTGGATATATGATGATGGTTGGGGTAAAGGTAATTTTACTAAATCTGATGGAACAAAACTCTGGTCTGATGATATGTCTGAAACAGCTATGCGTCAGGCATTAGCTAGAGCTATTGCAGAACAGAAGATAATAGAAGAATATACGGGTGACATGGGAGAGAATACCGAGAATGTTGCTCAAGCTATGCAAAATTTTGTTAGCGCACTAGAAACTTCTGGAAATGGTAAATATGCTACCGATATTCTTTCTGCTATTTCAAATGGTACTAATTTTGATTTCAGTGATATTTTAGGTGACATTTCTCAAGAAGAACATGATACCTTAATGAATAGTGATAATTTGCTTGAAGATTTAGGCTTATCTGATTTCAATGAATGGTCAAGTATTGGTTATGATTCAGCAGATTCTTTCCTAGAAGCTTTTAGAAATGAACTTAATAATTGGGATATTTCTAATTGGTATAACGCTTTAAAAGAAAAAGCTACTAATGCAAATAGTGAAATTAGTAGTATTATTACTGGTGTCCAAACTGGTGATATTACCGGTGAAAATATCACAGATAATGAAGAATATACTAAGTTAATTGATAATTTAAACGAATTAAAAGAACAATATCCTGAATTAACCGAAGCTGCGGATAAATTAAGTAGAACTTGGTTAGTTGGTACTCAAGAATATAATGAACTTCTTGAAGCTACACAAAATAGTTTAGCTAAGATCGAAGTTCAAGCAAAAGAACGATCTCTATCAGATTCTAGTGAAAAAGCTCAAAATCAAATTGATGAAATTTTTGGAGCTTTTGAAGATGGTTTACAGGTTCAAGTAAGTGCAGATTTAACTGATTTTGAGGACTCAATGGATGATGTCCTCGATAATGAATATGATGTTAATGTTGCAATACATACAGAGGCTGAACAAGAATTTGATAATTTTGTTAATGCGGTTGACAATTTAAAAGAACAAGCTTCTAAAATCGGTGACGATTTTGTTGTTGCTGCTGATGATGTAAGAGAACTTAACAATGTTTTCCCAGGTATTATTGAGGGCTATGAGAGTTTGGGCGATGGCCGTATTCAGTTAAAAGATACTGTTGTCCAAGCAGCAATAGAAGAAGCTAATGCAGAAGCAGAATCAGATGCAGTTTCTACTACTCAAAAATTAGAAGATTTAAAAAGTGTTCTTGAAGGTAAGAAAGCTACTTATGAACAAATGGCAACTGCAGCTCACGTATTAGCTGGTGAAGAAACAGATTCTTCAATGACAGCCGCGAAAGCTAGAGATATTATTTCTACAAATCTCGGACAGAATATAACAGAGACTGAAAAAGAAACTACTGATAACTCTAATAATTTTGCTGCTCAAACTGCTAATGCTTATGACCAAAACTTTGGAGTTATTTCGGAAAATGCCGCGAAAGTAGCTCAGTCTATGGACGATTCTTTTTATACTGCAACAGGCAATATGGCTTCGTATATTCAATCTGTTGCTAATCAACAAACACCAGTAAAGGGTAGTGTAAATAAATCATCTTATAAAGGTTCCTCAGCTATTTATAATAATGCTCAAGCTGTTAATGATATTACTAAGAAAGCATTAGATAATCCAAATACTGATTCAAATACTTGGAGTTCTATTGCTAAGAAATATGAAGAATTAGCTGCCGCCGCGGGTTCTCAAATTAATGATATTAATGGAATGATAGCTCAAATTGGAGCTAAAGGCGTTGGCACAGCTAAGGCTTTAGGAAATATTTATCGTGGGACTGGTTCTGGTGGTAGAAAATCAAGTTCTGGTTCGGGTTCTGGCGCTGGCGCTAGGGGAAGTTCAAGCGAACCAGATACGATAGATTTACTTGATGAAAAAATTGATCGTTATCATAAAGTTGATATTCGTATTAATCAATTAGATACTGATTTAAGTAGACTTCAAACTTTACAAGACAAATTAACTGGTAAAGAATTACTTAATAACTTAAATAAACAGTTAGACATTCTTGAAAAGCAAAGAGATACCTATCAGGATAAAGTTCAACTTGCTAAGCAAGAGAAGAATGAACTTTATGAAACTTTAAAGGCTAAAGGTGTTCAATTTGATGGTACAAATGGAACTATTTCTAACTATGCAACTGCTCTTACTAATCAAGAAGCCTATGTAAATAGTGTTATTGCGAAATATAATGCTATGTCTGCGGATGAGCAAAAGACTTATAAAGATGTAGTTGAACAAGCTAAAAAAGAATATGAAACCTTTAAAGATAATCTTGATAAATATGATGAACTAATTAGTGATACAATTCCTGAACTAGAAGATAAAATTACTGATGCACTTTTATCTGCTATTGAAATTCAAGTTCAAAAATTCGATATGGAAGTTAAACTTCGTCTAGATATGGGCGAGGCAATGCGGGATTGGAATGAATTCAAACGTAAAGTAATTGACGACCTTGATGATGATGATTTATTAGGTAAAGCATTACAAAATCGGGAAGATATACTTTCTTATTATAACACAGCAAATAGCGGTATTGGTTCTATTCAATCACTTACATCTAAAATTGGCAATACTGCAACTCCAGGTTCAATATTAGGTGAATTGCAGAAAATGCAGAATGGCGGACATTCTTCTATTTATTCTGCATATGATGCTGCAACAGGAACTTGGGTAGATGATATGGCATCCGCAGTTGATGATTTAAAAGAGTCTTATAAAGAATTAATGACTGAGCTTGAAAATCTTGAAGATTTAGAGCAAAATGTTACGGATGCTTTCTTAGATTCTATTGATGTGGTTAATGATGCTCTTGATAAAAACAAAGAAGCATACGAATTCTTAGGCGACCAAATTGACCATGATATTAACTTAATTCAGAAGTTATATGGTGATGATGCCTATGATTTGATGGATACCTATTATGAAAAGCAGCTCACTAATATCCAGGCTGAGCTGGCTGCTCGCCAGAATGCCGCGACTTATTGGAAACAGCTAATGGACGCGGAACGTGCGGCAATCGAGCAAGGTAATGGTAATAAAGAAGCGCTTGAAAAATATGAAGAAAATTGGAAGAGTGCGGTATCTGATGTAAATAGTCTAGTTGAAAACTGGGCAAAAGCATTAACTACCAAATATGAAAATACTATTGATGCTCTTGTTAAATCTCTTAATGATAAAGTATCAAATGGTAAAGGTTTGGATTACTTAGAGGAACAGTTAAATCTGCTAAATGACAATGCTGATAATTATTTAGATACTATTAATGCTGCATATGCTAAGCAACAGTTACAAAATAAGTGGCAAGATGCTATTAATGATACTGATAGTGTAACTACTCAGCAGAAACTAAATGAACTTATGCAGGCTCAAATGAAAATGCTTGAGGAAAAAGGCGAGCTTACTCAGTACGATATTGATCGCGCTGAAAAGGAATATGAGATTGCGCTAAAGCAAATTGCCCTGCAAGAAGCTCAGCAGAATCAATCTAAAATGCGCTTAAAGCGTGATGCAAATGGTAACTATTCTTATCAGTTTGTATCTGATGAAGATTCAATTCGTCAAGCACAGCAAGATTTAGCTGATGCGCAAAATTCTCTATATAACTTTGATAAAGATGCTTATAAAAATAACTTAAATGATATGTACTCCGTATGGAGGGAGTTCCAGGATAAAGTTGCTCAAGCTTATAAGGATTATGCGGATGACCAAGATGCTTTACAAGAACATATTGCACTACTACAAGAGCAGTATGGTGAAAAGATTAATTATTTAACTGAACAGAACTTAAATATTCGTACAAATCTTACTGATTCAGCATTTAATGATTTAGCTAATTTGTATAACGTGGATGTTTCTAATTTCCAGAATATGACAGATGAAGAAAAAGATTTGATTATGAATAATCTTGTTCCTGAGTGGACAAGCGGCGTTCAGGAAATGATTGAGAAATTCTCAGGCGAAGGCGGATTTGAGCAGACCTGTCAGGATACATTCGACAAGCTCAAAGAAGCTGCTCAAGATTACGTCCAGAATATTGATAATATTAGTCAAACTAATCAGCGAGTCAGTAATGAAGCTTATGAAGAAGGTCAAAAACTACTTCAAGAAAGTAATCAGTTAATTGATTCTGCTAAGCAAGAATATCAAGCTATCGGTGACGTTGTTAATCAGGTTAAAGAATTGATTGCGGCGTATCGGCAAGCAAAGAGCGAGGCCATTGGCGCTACGAAGGCGGCATATGACTTTATTCAGGCTAAAAACGCAAAGGATGCAGCTCAAGCCGCTGAAGAACAGAGACGTGCGGAAGAGGCAGCAAAGGCTATGGCTGCCGCAAATTCTTCTAATAGTTCTAGCTCTGATAGCGGAGCTGGTTCTGGTTCTGATAAAGATGGCACTGCATCTGTTGGTGATGTGGTTGGTTATAATGGTAGATATTATTACGATTCTTACGGTAAAGCTCCAGCAGGAAGTAAATATTCCGGTGTAGCTGATGGTGTTGTTATCGACAAAATGAATGATAACGCTTATGGCGTTCATATTCACTCTGCAGATGGCGAGTATGGCGATTTGGGCTGGATAAAGAAGTCACAGCTGTTTGGCTATGACACTGGCGGTTATACTGGCACCTGGGGTGAAGATGGCAGACTAGCGCTGTTACATCAAAAGGAATTAGTTCTGAATAAAGATGACACTGCAAATATGTTATCTGCGATGAATGTTCTCCGCGAAATAGTTAGCAAGATTGGAGACAACGTGTTCAATAATACTGCGGCTATACTTTCAACCATCGGAAGCACTATCACTACGCCTAAAGATTCTTCTACTCTTGAACAAACAGTTTATATTACTGCCAAATTTGAGGGTCAGACCGAAGCTTCTCAGATCGAGACTGCGCTCAAGAATTTAGTGAACACTGCATCTCAACGAGCTTATAGAAATAATAAATAAGATTAAGGGGCAGAAATGCCCCTTTTTCTTTTTGTCTATTGTGGACAAAACTTATTAAAAAGGCATTGAACATTTTTATATATTAGAAATAAGAGATAAAAGGAGTGTGAGCAATGAGTTATATAGAGGACAATATTTGTGAAGCTATTGAACTAATAGTCGATAAGTCTGTAAAAGAGGCTGGTTTTGATAAGACTATACAAGCAACAGTGAAATCATGTGTTGATGAATCTATTGGTAAGTATAAGATTAAATATCAAGATAGCTCTTTTTATGCTTATGCAAGTAGTCCAGATGTGGTATATGGAGATAATACACTAGTTTATATTTTGATTCCGCAGAATGATATGACTAAAGATAAAACTATTCTTGGTACTGTTGATAAACTAGGTGTTGATTATATTAATCCAAGTGATAAAGATAGTAGTTATGAAATTATTGGCGTTAATGGTGTATCACAAAATTCTCCATATTCATTAAGCTCATATTATAAACCAGATAAAGGAAAAACTTATCGAGAGTTTATTCTTTATGATGATGAACATAATATTCTAAGCGTTGATAACGATGCGTTAAAAGAATATATGGAACAGGCTACTTCATTAATTTGCGGTGCTACCTTCAAAACTTCATTAGCCGCAGAGCAACAGTTAAAAGGTAATTATGGAATTATGTTTACTGTTGAATATACTAATGATGTAGATGAAACCTCTACTTATACTAAGAATTATATAGTTGATGTTGATAATATGGTAGGTAATCCCTATCAATTAATTTTGGGCAAGAGACAGTTCGGAATTTATAAAGCCTCGGGAACAAATTTTAATCGTATTGCCAAAATTTCTCTCTTTGTAGAGAACTTTCCACAACAGAAAAATGACGATGAAATTGTTAATAACAAACTATACGATATTGAAGTTAGTAACATTGAATTCGCGGCGAGTGCCGAGCTTAGTGAGGCCGAGCTTAGTGAGGCCGAGCTTAGTGGTTGTGCATTAAGTCTATTAACACCAAATGGCGCGATCTTTACAGAAAATGATGCAGACTCCGCAACACTACCAATTACCGCACAGGTAAAAATTAAAGGCAGAGTAGCTGATCCAACTATTCAAAAGATTCCTTTCTATTGGTTTATTGAAGATTTAACGATTAGTAATAAAAGTAAATTTTATAATAAGTATGGCGGAAAAGGCTGGCGTTGTTTAAATAAATATAATGTAATAGGTGAAGAAACTAATCAAGTTGAATGGATTGACCAAGGTGCTAGACTTGATTTAAGTATTTTGCAAGCCGCTGCAAAAGAAAATAGGATTAAATGTGTAATTATTTATAATAATAATACTTATACTAAAACAGTTACTGTTAAAAATAAAAAAGGAACTGTTACTATTTCTATTGAATCAGATAGTGGAACTGAATTTTATTATGGAGTTGGAAGTCCTACATTAACTTGTAAAGTTAATGGTGTAGTTGATACTAGCTTTAATTATAATTGGGCTGTTGAAGATGAGTATGGGAATTTAACTCAATTAGAAGTTGAAGGACCAGTTTTAAAAAATATTCAAGTTCAAACTATTGTTGATTTTGTAATTTATAAATGTACAGTAATTGATTCTACAGGAAGTAATAAAGGAACCGCTTCTATAAAAATTGTAAATTTATTAGAAGCTAAAAATGGCTACAGTTTAATTATTAATAATGGTAATCAAGTATTTAATTATGATGAAAATGGTGTCAGTCCGGCAAGTAAAGCTCAAGCAAATCCAATAGCAATCGAAACATTAAGTTTTTCTGTTTATGATAATCAAGGTCGTGAAATTAGCTCTGATGTTATTAAAGGTGGATCTATTCAATGGAAAGTTCCCACTAAAAACACGATGCTAACTGAGGTTTCTGCAGATAGAGGTACCCACGAAGTTGATGCTTCTCTTGATTATGAGTATTTTAATCAAGCACTAGAACTTTCTTATAATATTCAGAATAAATATTATTATAATTATAAAAATAATGACATTGAGTTAAAAATTCAATATAAAGAAATAAATTTAGTTGCAAAAACTAATTTAATGTTTACTAAACAAGGTGAAACTGGTACTAATGGTACTTCTTTTGTTTGTCGAATAGTACCAAATACAAATAGTACAACTCCGCAATATCCTATTCTTAATATGATTCAAAAATCAGATGATGGGAAATATATATCTGGATACTTTAATTTTGGAGCAGAACAGTTTTTAATAACAACTTCTCCATCTACTCGTGCGCCATTTAAAGTGCAAGTTTATCGAGAAGGAGAATTAGTATTTGAGGGTTCTGAAAACTTATTAGAATCTAATGAACCAGTAGTAAATGTTACTTGGGAAATTTTAAAAAATAAGTATAAAAATAACGTTGAAGATGCTTCTGATTTGACTATTAATGAAAATAATGGTACAATAAATTATACGGGTCAGGCGCATGATGAACAAGTTTGCGGTGCAAATATTATTAAATGTACCGTTCATTATCAAAAAGATAATGATAATCAGATATTAATAACTACACTTCCTATTATTATTAGTTATATTGAGGATAGTAATTACCGTATTTATTTGAAAGATTATAGTGGTTTTAGCTATGTCCAATATACTAGCGATGGAACCACGCCTAAATATGATAATACTAATCCTTTTGAAATAGAAATCTATAATAATTCTGCCTTAGTTGAAAATGATACTTATGAATGGAGCAAAGGTGGAAGATATTTTAGTTTTGCAGATAGTGCTTATTTAGATTCAAATGATTTAATTCATTTAAGCTCAAGCATTTATACTGATAAGTTAAATGTTAATCAAAGAAATTTTAAACCAATAGCTAATTACCATGGAATATGTGTTAATAATACAGTTATTTGTAAATGTGGTAACTATGGTACAATTTATATTCCTATACATTTTTATTTAAATAGGTATGGTCTATCTCAATTAAATGATTGGGATGGAAATTCAATATCAATAGATGAAGATGGTGGTTTTATTCTATCGCCGCAGATGGGTGCTGGTAAAAAGAACAATAAGAATCAGTTTACTGGTGTGCTCATGGGTGAAGTTCAAGAGTCAAATAAAACTCAGTCTGAGACTGGATTGTTTGGGTTCCATGATGGTAAAAGAAGTTTTACTTTAGATGCAGAAGATGGACACGCTATTTTTGGTCAGGGTCAAGGTTCATTAGCTATTGATCCAAGTGAAGGTAAGGCTTTACTTTATAGCGGTGATTATTGGAAAAATTATACTGAAAAAGGATTGCCGCAAAACTATACAGAAAGCAATAAATCTGGTAGTGGATTTTTAATTGATTTATCTAGTGCCCGCATGGAATCTGGTTCAGGCGGTTTTACTCTTGATGGGTCAAATGGTTATGTCACTATTGAACATGGTGGAACTATTGGAGGATGGAGTGTTGGAGATAACGAACTATCTTCAAGAGATAGAAAAATTGGCCTTCATAGCTGGGATAGCCAGAATGATACAGATAGTACTTGGGCTATATGGTCAGGTAATGGAAATTTTGTAGTAAATTATGGCGGTCATTTAACTGCTACTACTGCTACTATTGGTTCTGGTACGAATAAAATTGTTATAGGAAAATCTGGTGAAACGGATACACATTCCGCACTTTATTCTGGTTCTCATGACAGATTAGAATCTAGTGATACTGGATTTTATTTAGGTACTGACGGTTTGTCAATCGGAAGTAATTTCAGTGTTACTAGTTTAGGTGAATTAACCGCAAAATCTGGCACGATAGCTGGATGGACGATTAAAACTAATAATTTAAATAGTGGTAAAACTGGATATGGACCAGGTAACGGTTCCGGTATATATTTAGGAACTGATGGCATTGGATTAGGAGATAATTTTTATGTCTCTACTGTTGGTGAATTAACAGCTAAATATGGCCATATCGGTGGTTGGACAATTAGTAGTGATAGTTTATTTTCTAATGGAATGTCATTAAATCCAACTAGCGGCATTACTCTTGGTAGCACTTTTAGTGTTAATTCAAATGGTTATTTAACTAGTACATTTGGAACCATTGGCGGGTGGACTATTGGAACAAGTAGTTTATCTGCGGGTTCTTTAAGTTTGTATTCAGATGGCTCAATGAGTGGACCTGGATGGAGTATTACAGCTGGCGGATATGCTACGTTTAATAATGTAAACATTACTGGTGGTAGTATTGATGTTGGAGGCTCTACTTTTAGTAATGATGGCGGAAGTACTTTAGCTAGTGGAACGCATTATGGAGGAAAACCTCTTAGTATCTATATTGCAGATAAAGTTCAAGCTGGTATTGGTGAATTTGATGATTTATTCGCTAATAAGAGCTTTACTTTAGGTGGTAGAAAAACCATTTGGACTAGTGTTATTAGTTATATTAGTTTAACTAAATTAAACATTTCAGCAGGTACTTATACTTTTGTAGTTACTTATAAATTAGTTCTTGCTGATTCCAATAGTGGTAGTGAGTCTGGTATTTCTGGTGGATTTTCAACATCTTAATTTATATATAAGGAAATAAAAGGAGTTTATAATGGAAGATAAAATTCAGATGCCATTTGATATGGCCTGTAATAAGTTTGCTAAAGATTTAGTTGATCTTATTAATAAACAGACTATTCCTATTACAGCTATCTTTTTAATTATGAAAGATACGTTAGCTCAGGTTGGACAGGTTAAGGATGAGAACTGTTTAAAGCAAGAGCGCGAATATCTTGAGCAAACTGGTCAATTTAAACAGACTAAAACCTTTACTGGGCAGGCTGAAATTATTAATGATGATGAGTCAGTGGAGGGTTAAATCTCCACTGACTTTTTAATTAAAAAAGAAAGGAGGAATAATATTCTGTAATGGCGAAAGAAGTCATTAAATCATGGTTATATGATAAAAATGAGAATAAGGTTTCTCCTATTGTTACATTTGAACAGTTAGTTAAAAGTTCTACTGATGATACACCTTTTTCTGAACAATATATGGCTGACCTGGAAGAAGTTAAGACTTCAGCTAAGCCTAGTGAAGGTAGTATAACGAGTACTGAACTTGCAAATAGTGCAGTTTCTAATTCTAAACTTGAAGACAATGCGGTTTCAACTAATAAAATTGCAGATGGAGCGATTACTTCTGATAAACTTGCAAACAGTTCAGTCGGAACGAGTCAGATTAAAAATGGCTCAATTACAGCGGATAAATTTGCGGAAGGCGCTATTTCAAACGCTATTTTAGGTGAGGGTAGTGTTAATAGCGCTAAATTAGCTGATGGAGCTGTTACTACACCTAAGTTGGCAACAGGTGCTATTACTAGTTCAAAGATTGGTAAAAGCGAGGTTAAATCTGGAAATATTGGGACCGCCGCAATTACACAAGATAAATTAGCTGATAGTTCAGTTGTAACCGCAAAATTGCAAAACGGTAGCGTTACTAAAGATAAATTAACTAATGGAGCTGTTGGTAAAAGTAATTTAGATACTGAACTTTCTAATGAGTTAGATACTCTTGAAGGAAAGGTTGCATCTCTTGAGAAAGATAGGGGTTCAGTTGCAGATGGCGCTATCACTTCAGCTAAACTTGCGGATGACGCTGTAACTGGTTCTAAGATTGCTAATGGCGCAGTTACTGGCAGTGCATTGGCTAACGAATCTGTTAGTGAAACTAAACTCAGTTCAGATGTAATTCAAAAGTTTACAGATATTAATTCTTCTATTCAAAATTTAGAACAGAAGATTCAAAATATTGAAATCCCTGATAATTCTATCTCAACAGTAAAATTACAAAATTATGCGGTTACTGATAGTAAAATTGCTAATCAGGCAGTTTCTGGTGAAAAAATTGCGAATGGTGCGATTAGTGACCAGAAAATAGCTGATGGAGCTGTGATTGGGACCAAGATAGCTGATAATGCGGTTTCCAGTTCAAAATTGGCATATGGTTCGGTGATTTCTGAAAAAATTGGGGTCGCCGCAGTAACATATGAGAAGTTAGCAGATGGTTCTTTAACTTTTGAAAAATTTGTTGATAGAACATCTGTTTTTGATAGTTCTTCTCTTGTTAATTTATTAAATAAACTTCATTCTATTATTAAGTGTGAAATAACTCCTGTCTATGATGAAGAAAATCAAAATTATGATTTTATTACGAATCCTGATGGAGATTGGAATCCTCCAACAACACCTGGACCTGGAGGGACTTCAACAGAACTTGAATGGATTGAAGTTTAATATAAAATATTTATAGTTAAAATATGAACTATTATTGTTAAAAATATAGTTAATAATAAGGAAGGTGAGTTTTTAGTGGCAGACAAAATTATGGGTCTTAAAGTTATGCAGGGTGCCGATTTTGGTAATGAGTATCCAATAGGAGCTGATGCTTCTAATGTTGATATAACAGTTAATGGAACGGCTTCTAATGTTGATACAGTTATAAAAAATATTATCAGTGGAACACAAACCGTTGGAAATGCAACAAAAGTTAATAATCATACTGTTAATTCAAATGTCCCTGCTAATGCTAAGTTTACTGATACTGTTACTACTGTTGATTCTAGTTTAAGTACTTCTAGCACAAATCCTGTGCAAAACAAGATTATTAAAGGTGAATTGGATAAAAAACTCAATTTAAGTGGTGGAACTTTAACAGGAGCCTTAAATATTACTGGTGGAACAAGTAAAACGACTAATTTGGATGTAGCAGGTTTAGCTTTTGCAGAGACTGGAATCTGGGCTTATGATAAAAATAACAAGACAGATGATGGAGAAGTAACTGTTGGTGTTCGCTATGACTATAATAGGACAACGCATAATTTTTATCTTCATGCTAATCGTAAAAATGGTACTAGAGGTATTTGGGATTCTCAACTGAATGGTAATCTTATCGGTTATGCTAATGGAAAAATTATATTAAATGCTCAAGAGGTTTCTTTGGGACAGTGGTTATTTTCTAATAACTGGTATGTTTATAAATTTACTGATGATAAGAGAGTTATTCTATTTAGATCAGATACTTATGGAGGCAAACATGCGGCTACTTCTTTTGGTCAGATGTATAAAACAGCCAGTTCTGATTCAATAGGTCCTTTTGCGTATCCTTTCACTTTTGCTTCAGTTCCAATAGAAATTGTTGTAGGAAGTCCTACGGCTAGTGATCCTCCTATTAATTATTGGGTTGTTCCAGGTTCTGCGAAACCAACTACTAAACAAACTGGCACCTATGATTTAGTAACTCCATCTTCTACTTGGTGTCCTTCAAAAATTAATACGATTGTGATGGGAGTATTACCATGAGCACTAAAAGAATAGTAGATTTAAATATGCAAAGTATAGAAAATCCTGATTTGGATAAAGGATTTCTTACTGAAGGTACAGCAATAAAAGAAAATGCTACACCAATAGATAATGTTATTAAGTTTATGTGGGATGATGATGATTACGAAGAAGTTTATTATTATGTCCCCATACCAGAAGAAGGAAAAATTCAACAGCAAATCGAAGAATTAAAGCAGAAATTGTCTGATACAGATTATGCTGTTATTAAAATTTCTGAAGGAGTAGCTACGAAAGAAGAATATTCAGATATTTTAAAAGAAAGAGTTGAATGGCGGCAACAAATTAACGAATTGCAAGAAAAAGTTGCTGCTTTAAGTTAAATATAAATTTAATAATATTTATATTATTTAATTTTATATTTTTTGATATAAAAGGAAAGAGGTACTTTATATGAAAATTAATGTGCATGGTGGTCACTGCTCTCATTCAAGTGGAGCTTCTGGTTATTTGTCAGAATTAACCGAAGACCGAAAGGTAAAGAACCTGGTTATTTCTAAGTTGGAGGCTCTGGGCCATACGGTATATGATTGCACTGATGATGTTGGTGCTAATCAGTCTCGGAATCTCCGTAATATTGTGGCTAAGTGTAATGCCCATAAAGTTGACCTCGATGTGTCAATTCACTTTAATGCGGGTGGTGGTACTGGTACTGAGGTCTGGATATATTCAGCGGGGTCATCCGCAAAGTCTTATGCTCAGAGAACTGTAGCCGCGATTGCAGAACTTGGCTTCAGAAATCGTGGTGTTAAATACAGTAAGGGTTTATATGTACTGAAACATACTAATTCACCTGCGATGCTCGTTGAATGCTGCTTCGTAGATAGTCAGCAGGATGCTAATCGTTATAATGCTGAAAAGATGGCTAATGCTATTGTTAAAGGTATTACTGGTCAAACTGTTGCGGAAACCCCATCTTATTCAGCTCCTTCAGTTGGCTCTAATGATGGTATCACCCCAGTTCATTATTTGGTTCGGATTAAAGCTTCAACCTTAAATGTTCGCAGAGATCACAGTGCTTCTAGTGCAATTAGTACTACTGTTAAAAAAGGTGACGTATATACCATTGTTGGTGAGTATAGAAACGGTTCAACCCTTTGGGGTAAGCTTAAATCCGGTGCAGGTTGGATTTCCCTTGCTTACACTACTCGCGTGTAATTAATAAATAAAATTTATTTGGTCTTACTTAGATTCTCTGGTCTAAGTAAGACCATTTTTTTTTAAGGTTTTTTATATAAAAGTAGTAAATAAGAGAGAAAAGGAGTTTAGATATGGCAGATATATTAAGTACATTGTACCCACCAATAGTGTCTACCTATCAGCCCACTTTTGCTATGACTTCTAGTTATAAAGCTAGAGTATATTTTTCAATATCTGCTTTTAACTCTAAAGAAAACATTATGGCGGTTCAGATTTCAATAACAAATCAACGAACCAATGTTACTGTTTTAAAGAAGTCTCTTTATCCTACTGGTTTTAAAGTATATGCAAATAGTGGAATATTAACGGATAGCTCTAGGACTTCTGATGATAAATATTATATTGAAATTGCAAATACAGATATTGAAGGCGGTTTTGCTGTCAATCAATATTATAAAGTGCAAATAAGATTTAGTTCTATTGCACCGCCAAGAGACTCAGAAGGAAAAATTAGTCAAAAAATTGATTCATGGTTAGCAATAAATACAAGTCATTTTTCTGAATGGTCTACTGTTACACTCCTTCATGGAATTAGTCAACCTACTATTACTTTAAAAGGTTTTTCTGCGAGTCAAAGTAGTGAAGGAGAATTAACTCTTGAGCAAGATGTTTTAACTGTGATTGGAAATCTTTCTTTTGCAGATCCGCAAGAAAAAGAGGTCATTAAAAAATATCAAGTTCAATTATATGATACAAAAAATAATAAAGTAGCTGATAGTGGAGATTTATACTGTGATACTTATCATGGTATAAATGAAATTAATTATACTTTTGAATATTTGTTGATAGATGGATATTCTTATAAATTAACAGTTGATTATATAACAAATAATTTATATAATGGACATGAAGAATATAGTTTTCGTGTTCAACAGAAAACTGCTCCTCAATTAGGGTGCAAATTTTATGTTAATACAAATTCTGAAATGGGAACTATTACTCTTGATTTTTTCCCAGAATTAAGTGGAGCTAATTTAGATGATTCCTATATTGTATTCAGGAGAGCTTCTAGTAAAACAAATTTTGTTATTTGGGAAGATATTTTTAAAATTCCTGAGACAAAAGTCAAAGAAATGAAAATAGAAGATTATACAATAGAATCAGGTATTTGGTATAAATATTGTGTACAAAGATTAGTTGGAGAATATATGCGATCACCAGTTGTCATGGCAATGGACAGAAAAAATGATAAAGCTGATGCTCAACCTATTATGCTTATATTTGATGATATGTATCTTTGTGCTAATCAAAAGCAATTACGAATTCGTTATAATCCAAAAATTACTTCATATAAGAAAAATTTATCTGAAGCTAAAATTGATACGATTGGTTCTAAATATCCTTTTATTAAAAGAAATGGAGCTATGGAATATCGTCAATTTTCAATTTCTGGAATGATAACAATTCACAATGATTTATTTTATACAGGTGGAGATTCAGTAGAAGATTCCATTAGTAAAGAAGATAATCAAAAGGAAAAAACTTCTTTTGCTAAAATTGAAGAATTATATGGTAGTAGTTCTATTGCCACACTTTATGAAAAATATAATCAAGAAAATAATATCAATGAATATAATGATTATATCTATGAACGTGAATTCAGAGAAGCTGTTGCAAATTTCTTATATGAAGATTCTGTTAAATTATTGCGGACAACTACTGAAGGAAATATATTAGTGCGGTTAATGGATATTAATTTTACACCAGAAGAAACTCTAGGTAGAATGATTTATTCATTTAGCGCAACAGCTTATGAAGTTGCTGATTGTACGAATATTAATTTAATTAAATATAATATTGCTGGCGGGTTAATTGGTTTAGAAGAAGATTCTCCATCTCAACAACAAAGTTCTCATTTATTAGGCCAAGTTAGAGGCCCATTCAAAAAAAATGTGGATATTTTTTCTGAAACTTTAGCAGAAAAGCATAATTATATTACACAAGATAACATTTCAATGACTGTAAATAAAATTACTAAACTACATATTGAACTATATGGAAATCCTTATTTAATTAAAATTCAAGGTAATGATTTAATTTATGTAGATGGTAATCCTGATAATGAAACCAATATTTTAGTTGGTTATATTGTCTATTTAAATGGAACTCCTATTTATATTAATAAGCGAGGAGTTTATGATTTACTAGAAGACGATACAGAAATTACTTCTATATATTTTCCTGTTGAACAGGAAGGAATAATTGATTATACGATTGATTTATTACAGAATATGGAATACAAATCTGATATGATTTTTTATTCTAACAAAATTGGTCAAATTGTCGGTAATTTTAATTATAAAGAATCTATTTTTGATAAAATTTGGAATAAGTATTATAAGCAAAAGTCAACTTCATATCAAAAACTAATTTCAATTAATGGAATGCGAATTGAAGCTAATCCAGGAACGGTATTTTATGCGAAGATGGCCGGCTCAAATGAGTTAAAAAAATTCGTAGTAGATGCAAGTGAAACTCTAACTCTTTACGAAGAAGATGAAATCATTACGGATTTGTATTTTTGCGGGGTCCAGCTATATGAAGTGAACGGGACGAATCGTAAAGCTGCAAAAGCTAACACTGCAATTAGAACTGGTAAAAGTTTTGCTAATTTAAAAGAAGCAGCATCGGCACAAAATCTTGTGGTTAATGGTATTTACACCATACAAGATACTGAGGCAATCGCCGCGAATGAATATATTTATTATCAAGGTTTTTGGTGTCCATATGACAACGGTTCGGTAATATGTTCTGTTGACGCAATTATTGATTATTTAATTGAGGTAGTTGAAGGAGTGTCTGCTTGATGAAACAAGAATATCTAAATGATAGAGAATTTCTTAAAGAGTTAGACCTTACAACTCTCAAAACTCAATATATAAAGATTACAGTCCTGGATTGGAATGAGAATCCTCTCCAGGACATTACTGGTAAGGCAACTGGCGGTTCAATCAATATAGACGGATCCTCCGCCATACGTCGCACGGCAAATCTTTCACTATTTCTTCCAGATACTGAGAATAATGTAACTAATCCAAATCATTTATTGTCTATTAATAAAAAAGTTTCAGTTGCTATTGGGGTTGATAATACAACAGATAAATACTTAGAATATGAGCAATTATGGTTCCCAATGGGTGTTTATGTAATTATACAACCAAGCATTTCTCATACATCAGGTGGAATCACAATTTCTTTACAACTGAAAGATAAAATGTGTTTATTAAATGGTGAGTGTGGAGGTACATTACCCGCATCTGTTACTTTTAATGAAATTGAAACTATTGATGGAAATGGAAATACTATTATTACTTATCCGACAATGTATCAAATCATTCAAGAAGCAGTTAATCATTGGGGCGGCGAGCAATTAGGAAAAATCATTATTAGTGATTTAGATACAAGAGTTAAGAAAGTAATGAAATGGATTGGAAATGTTCCACTTTATTGCTATAATGAAAATAATGGTATCGAATTTACTGTTGATGAAAACAAAGTAGAAAAATTGATTGCCGCAGGTTATTATGAGACAAATAATCCCGAGATAGTTGCAAATGGTGGAATTGGATATATTAAATATAAAAATGGCAGAGATATAGGATATATTTACTCAGACTTTTACTATACTGGTGGCGACCTAGTAGTCAATGCTGGCGGAACTGTTTGTGACGTTCTTGAGGCAATAAAAAATGCACTTGGTAATTATGAATATTTTTATGATCTTGAAGGCAATTTTGTTTTTCAGGAAATTAAAAATTATTTAAATACTAGTCAAAGTACCATAGAAATAGATAAATTAAATAATAGTGATTATCTTGTTGACCAGCAGTATGGTAAAACTGTTTATAATTTTGATGATAGTACTTTAATTACTGCTTATAGTAATAATCCACAATTCAATATGATAAAGAATGATTTTATTGTATGGGGTCAGCGGAAAGATGCAAATGACCATACTTGGCCTATCCGCTATCATTTAGCTATTGATGAAAAACCTGAGATTAATAAAAAGCATTTAGTGTTTAAGTATCTTGAGCCAGAAACTGGATTAACAAAAGCTAAAGCTACAATGAATTTTGAATCTTTCGAGGACTTACCCGCAGAAGGTCAGGTAGGTGTTTTTTATTCTGTGAAGAAGCTTGCTGATGTATATACTAGCTCTGATACAGATTCTCATCAGGTCTATGATGATAGAAAAGAAGATGTCAAAGTACAAAGTGGTGGTACGGTGTATCGTTGGGATGCGTCAGAAAAGAAATATGTTGAGATTTTAGGCGGAACACTTGAGACTATTACTTCTAAAGACTGGCGTACTGAGCTTTATCTCCAAGGCGTAGACGCTGAACCTTGGGGTATTGATAGTAATTATTATTACACTGAACTTCAAAATGAATGGCCAAAGTTGTATGATATTTGGGGCGAGACTGAAAAGCATCGACGGAATCCTATAGATAATACTATGGAGACTTATTATACAGAAGATTTTTATGATGAAGTAAGAAATACTCCAAGTGACTGCGATTTCTTTTTAGATTTTATTGACACTAGTGCGGCAATAAGTGAATTTAGTATTAATAATATTGGTCGCCGCACTAAAGTATTAAATGATGATTCAGTTAATTGTCTATTCGCTCCTGATATTCCTAACTGGATTATTATTGAATCTAGTCAAGATGATACACACGAACGCGTTCAGGAAGCTCAAGATAGAGGTCAAAATTTTACTCAAGTTGATCCTAATATATATACAATGCTCGCTGGCGGCGGGAATAAGTACGCCGCATATGATGCTGTAAGAGATTTATTATATCAATATACTAGTTACAATGAAAGTATTTCATTACAATGTATTCCTATATATTATTTAGATGTAAATACTCGAATTGGAGTAAAAGATCCTAAAAGTAATATTTCAGGAGATTATATGATTAGAACTATTTCTATTCCTCTTGATATAGGTAGTACAATGACAATTTCTGCAACAAAAGCATTAGAGAAGTTCTAATAAAAGGAGGTACAAGGAGTTAATGTTTAATCTTGGACAGTTTAGAGGGAGTTTCTCTGATATAACTGATTCTAATGGACAATCTGAACCAAAATATTATAAAAATATTGTTGGTTATCAGACCAAACAAATTGATTCAATAGAGAACACATCTGTGGGTAATTTTACTGATATTGCAATTACTTTACCAAATGAAGAAACTTATGAATTTTCTAAACATTTTTATTTGCGGTTTTCTATTGATTCTAATAATTATGAACAAACTTTCACTGCTTATTTACAAAATGCTAGTGATAAAGATTTAGATAATAGACAAAAATTACAAGAATTTACTGTACCTGCAAATACTGGTAAAACTTATTATTTTGATTTATTGATTTCACCAGATTCCTCTTATAATATGTTAGTTTTTACTTTAAAACGAATTACTATTGATTATAGTAGTTCTACTGGTGGAAGAATTCTGAATGTAAAGGTGAATACATTCCAGGAATTAAAAGAAGTATTAAATTCAATAGGAGTATTTAAATTAACTAAATTTGCAATACAGAGCGTTCCTGGTCTAATTATGTGTATTAATGGTGAAGAAATTCATATTGGACGTACTGGAATATATGAATTAATTTTTGATGATGTAGCTATTACTTCAATAGCTCTTGCTTTACAAGAAGGGAATAGTTTTATTATAGATTATCAATATTAACAAAAGGGGGTTAGTTAATGAATAATAATAGCTTTTATGGCGGTCGTCAAGGTACGCCCTTTATTATTGTAAACCGCTTTCGTTATATTAGTTCTGAAGAAACTTATTTAAGTAAAGAAGAAAAAGAAAAATTTGTTAAGCCAGACGCCAATGATAAAGGAATTACTGTTGATAGCTGGATAAAACAATTTTGCATGAAAGATGCTTTTTCTCAGGGTGGTAGCTATACTGATGTAAGTTATGATGAATATGTTATCATAGATTCATTTAATAAAAATGATGATAATAATGGTAAAATTTTCAGACGTGGATATAACATTACAGATGAACTAGGTGGTGCGCAATATATAGGCCAGATTGCTGGTCCAAAAGGTGGCGCTCCGCAAATGAAACTAGATTCTTATGCAAATGTAGCTAATCTTGGTCAAAATGGCGGAGATAATGCAAAGTATTCCACAGGTGAATTAACTGCTAATATAGATTTAATTCCAGGAAAAGATTCTTCTGGAAAAATTACTGATAAAATAATCTATAATTCCTGTAATGTCATTACTGAAAATGGGGCTGAAACAACTGTTTATATGGGCTTCAAAGTTCCTTATTTAGTAAATGAATTTGCAGCAACTAGTATTAGCGCATATAAGCAACCGACTATTAGTCAAAATAGTTCAACTACAAATCATCCATTTTATAATAAATGGAATGTGGGTATTCCAAAAGGTGTTAAAGGAGATTGTTTTAAAAACCTTAAAATAATGACTGCGGATAACACTATTGAAGCATATACTGGACAAGATGATGATATAGCTAAAAAGCGTCAAGTGTTAGTGTATGAACAGTGGAATTATGATAGTTCAGAGTCAGGTTCTAAAAAGCTTTATTATGCAGGAGACTATAATGAAATTTCTAATGTTTCCATGACTGATGATGGAACTTTAACTTTTAGTTTTACCCACAATGATTCTACTTCTTTTAGTAAAAAAATCAAATGGGTTACTTCTATAGATTCTACAACAGATGGAACAGTTACTGTAAAATATAATAATGGGACAACGAGTACTTTTTCTCAAAAAATAAAATTTATAAAGGATGTAATCATTAATACCGGTTCTACTGAAGGAGAAGGTAATCAAAAAGTTAAAGTAACATATAATGACGGGACTAATTCAGAAATAGGTCAGCCACTTAATTATATTATGAAAATGGCTTTAGATGATAGATTTCATTTATTAGCTCTTTATAGCGACCCTGCAAGACGAGCAGCTCTAAATAGTCAAGAAAAAGCTACTTGGGAAAATCGCTCTGATTGGTATGATATGGGAGCTATTAAAAGTGATAGTGGTCTTTTAATTGGCTTGAATTTAGATACTGATAAATCTGAATATTCAACTTTAACAGATAGAGATAGAGCAATCAATTATTTAAATAGTAATTATCCAAGAGGTCTAACTGGACAATATTTAGAAGGAAAAGTTGTTACAGTTGGAAGTCCTTCTAGACCAAAAAGTGTTTATGCTTTTAGTTATGGCACAGCAAACAAAACTACTTCTGCAGGATTTGATGGATGGTACTATTTAGGAAATATTTCCGCAGAGAGTAGTGGCGGTTCTTCTGATTTATTACCGGCAGATGTTGTAGTAGTTGCTAAAGATGATTCTGAAGGTCAGGCACAAGCTAAAAAATTGCATAATGGCGGTATTTGGTTCATTATTAAATGAGGTGACTAAGATGTATTTTGGTCAATATATAGGGCCTTTTTCCGCAAATGAAGAAATTATTAAAGAAACTGGAATTATTAGACTTGCTATTTCTGGTAAAGTCGGAGAAGTTTTTACTTTAAATGGAAAAGAATTCCATTTAGGAAAAACGGGGATGTATGAAATAGATAGTGTTGAAATCACATCTTTAAAATTTAACCAAGATGTTGATGGTACTCATTTTGTTACATATTCTATTAAATTATCATAAAAATTTAAAGGGATTTATCCTATTGATGGATAAATCCCTTTTTTTTTGTTAATTAATATTTTTCTTAAAAATTTTTGGACAAGGTTAGTAAATTACTTGTAGCTTACTTTCATATAAGAGTGAACAAGGAGAGAAAGGAGAAAGAGTGGTATTTATGAATTATTATAATCCTAATTATTATAATCCGTACCAATTTAATAATGGAAATGTTCAGTATGCACCTTCTTACACTATGCCTCAATCTCAGCCGCAAACTAATATTCAAAATAACATACCATTGCCGCTGAATGGAAAAGTTGTTGATAGTGAAGATATAGTGAAAGTTACTGAAGTACCAATAGGTAGTTATGGTGTATTTCCAAAAGCTGACTTTAGTGAAATATATGTAAAATCATGGATGCCTAATGGAACTACAACAATTCTCACTTTTAAGCCAGTTGCTCCTGTTGAAAATCCTGCAAATGTTCAAGAGCAAGCTACTACTGATACAGAAACCATATTAAATAAAATTGCGGAAATTGAACAAAAAATTGATGCGGTTCTCACTCAAGAACGGATAGTGACCTCAGTCCCTACCACTACAGAAGTGAAACCCACACATAAGAAGGAGATTAACTTAAATGGCTACTAATTCTACAATGATGTTACAGCTATTGCAGATGATTAAAAAATCAGGAAATCCGCAACAGTTTGTTATGAATATGGTAAGTGCTCAAGCAAATCAGAATCCAGTCTTTGCTAATCTATTGCAATTAATGAAAAGTAATGATTCAAAAGGAATTGAACAAGTCGTTAGAAATATTGCAGCTTCGCAAGGTGTGGATTTTGATAAAGAATTTAATAGCTTCAGGCGGACGATGGGGCTTTAAATTAAATATATGTAAGTATCAACCCAAAACTAATATTTAAATTAACTGGAGGTACATTATGTTTAATACCAATGAAGGTTATAGCTTAGCTGATATTGCGGCGGCTACTGGTAACAATGGACGCACTGATGATTGGGGTGGAAACCAGTCTTGGTGGATTATCATTCTGTTCCTGTTCTGTTTCGCAGGTGGCTGGGGCAACGGTCGTGGTGGACTCTTTGGAGGCGATGGCTCCACTGGCTCCGGCATTACAGATGGATACATTTTAACATCTGACTTCGCTAATATTGAGCGTAAACTGGATGCCGTAAATAATGGTGTCTGCGATGGTTTCTATGCTATGAATACTGGTATGCTGAATGGCTTTGCTGGCGTTAATAATAATATTACTCAGCAGACTATTAATGATATGCAGAACACCAATGCTGTAACAGCCCAGATTACTGCTCTTAGCAATCAGCTCGCAAATTGCTGCTGCACTAACCGCTATGAGTCAGCAACCCAGGCCGCGGACCTGAATTACCGCTTAGCTGAACAGTCCTGCCAGACTCGTCAAGCTATTGCGGATGCTTCTACTGCGATTACTCAAAATCAGGATGGTAATACTCGCAGTATCTTAGCTGCTCTTCAGGATATGCAAACTCAGGCTTTGCAGGATAAGATTGCATCTCTTACCGCTGACAATCAGTCTTTGAAGTTTGCGGCAAGTCAGGCAGCGCAGAACAACTATTTAGTTTCTACGCTAAATCCGCCTCCTATTCCTGCCTATCAAGTTCCTAATCCTTACACTGGGAACTATGGTTGGCATCAGGGATGCTGCGGTGTCCAGTCTGCCTGCTGCTAATTAATTCTAAGCCTAGCCCCTTGAAATATAGGGGCTAGACTCCTAATATGAAAAGAGGAGACTTTATGGAAATTATTAATGATGCTGTACAAGTTGTTAATGCCAATAGCAATGTTGTTTTTAATACAATTCGTGTACCTGGAAATTGTTCAATTATTTATACACAAGGTTCTGGTCAAGTTAAATTACGCGGTTTAACCTCTACTCAGTGCAGAGCACGTTTTCGCGTTTATTTTGGCGGAAATATTGCTGTTCCAACTGGCGGAACTGCAGGTCCTATTTCTTTAGCTCTTACTGTTGATGGAGAACCAGTAGCTTCTACAACTATGACAGTTACTCCTGCGGCAGTTAATGAGTACTTTAACGTAAGCTCAAGTATTTATTTAGACATACCCGCTTGTTGCTGCTCTACTATTGGAATCCGCAATATCAATACAGTAGCAATCAATGTGCAAAATGCAAACTTGATTGTTGAAAGGGTGGCGTAAAATGAAAAAACTTTGTGAAATGAAAGATTGCTTAGAAAACTTAGTTCAATGTGAACTTGCTAATCCTTCAAAAGCCAACACTCATGAACTGGGTGAAGCTGTTGATATGATTAAAGATTTATATGAAGCAATGTATTATTCTTCTATTGTTAAAGCGATGGAAGAAAATGAAGAGAATACAAAGTATTATCGCCCATATGATAAAAAGCGGATACTCCGTGGACGGGATACTGATCTAGAAGATTGGATGTATGATGACTACGGTTATGATAAAGATAATCGCGGCCGCTATCGAGAAAGAGAATTAACTCCTGACATGATGCAGCGGGATCCTCGCGAAGGCAAGAGTCCAATGTCTAGAAAGATGTATATGGAATCTCATGAATTACATCACGATTCAAGCAAAACCATGAAAGAGCTTGAAACATATATGCAAGAATTGACAGAAGATATTATGGATATGATTCGTGAAGCAACACCAGAAGAAAAACAAGTTCTTAAACAAAAAATAGCAACTCTATCTACAAAAATTAATTAATTATGTTTAATATAAATGGGCGGTGGTGGCATATTTATTTTGTTTCACCTAATCACCCTGAACTGCGGAGGCCCGATGGCGTAACAACTCTCGGGTCTTGCAATAACAAAACTAGTTCGATCTATGTCAATGATATGCTCAATGCAGAAATGCGCTGGCGAGTTCTCTGTCATGAAATAACCCACGCCGCAATGTATAGCTATAATGTGCAGTTGAATATAGATCAAGAAGAAATACTTGCAGATTTAGTTGCTACTTATGGTTATGAAATAATTGAAATAACCAATAAAATATTTAAGAAAATCGAGGGAACGATGTAAAAATCGTTCCCTTTATTTTTTTGTTTTAAAAAGCAGATTCTTCAGGAATATCTAGTGTTGTAGACTTCTTCTTCTTTTCTACTTTTGTTTCTTCTTTAAAACCAACATTGATATATGCCCAGCCAATACAGATTGCATCACATATATCATCATTTGCTGTAATGCCAAAATGATCTGCAACAAACTGCATATCCAACTTTTTTGCGGACTCTCGTATAACATTGCGACCAATCGGAATTCCGCACGCACGCCGCCACGTATTTACATTAACTAATTGTAGCTTTTGTTTAAAATCGTGTAATTTTAAAGCAACTGCCGCTTGTAAATAGTGTAAAGCATTAAAAGTTTTTTGAGAATGTTTTACATCTTCTGGTAAAACATCTTCCATAATAACTTCATTGATTTCATACTCTTGATAAATTTTAACAATACCTTCAACCATTATTTTAATACGTTTTAAAGTATCTGTACTGGAAGAAGTGATGCAACAGTAGTGAACTAGTTTATTATCTTGATATACAGCTATACCAGTACATTTTGTACTTGCATCTATTGCCAGAATATTACGCATATACATTCCTCTTTTCTTGAGTTCAGTATATCATAAATTTCAGTAAAAAACAAGAAAAAATGGAGCAATCTAATTAAAGATTGCTCCAAATTATTTTTTAGTTAGAGCCAGTAGAACCAAATCCGCCGCGATTTTCATCTTCAAGATGCTTAACTTCAACAAACTGTACAGCGGGCTGCTTTTCCATGATACGGAACTGACATACGCGATCACCCTTGTGGATATTGGTGTCGCGGATTGCATATACAGGCATCATCCACTCGTCCCCATCTCCCGCATAGGACTCATCCACGACACCGACAGAGTTGACTTGAATGATTCCCCATTTCTTGAAAGTTGAGGAACGAGGTGCAATATGAGCTTCATAACCTTCAGGTAGCTTCATGGCTACTCCCAGATGAATCATTGCAAAAGTATTAGCAGGAATAAAGAGTTCCTCAGCTGCCCGCAAATCAATCCAATCAGATTTCTTACCTTCAATGAATTCAAGTTTAGGTATTGATTCATCAAAATACTTAATTTTAATAAACATTAAATTTTACCTCACTTCAAAAAAGAATCAGTAACCTCATAGGAAACCTTAACATCATTCACTGGTTCCTTTTCTTCATCGAAAACCTTCAGGAGAGAGACTCGCATAAATTCATCATAGATCTCACCTTTTTGCTTGAGTACTCTGCGAGTTGAGGAATATTTAGCCAACTCAAAACTGTTATCAGATTTAGCTTCGTTGATGAGCTGAGCAGCCTCCGCTTCAGAGTCTGCACGCCAAGTTTCTTCAACCTTAATAAGATGCTTACTCATAATTCCTTTTATCTCCTTTTATCTTAAATCAACTCAATATCAAGTCTAGATTTACCGTATTTAGTGATTTCACATTCTTGAATCTTATTCTGGATACCTCTTGCATATTGCTTAGGGCCAGACAACTCAATTTTATTAATCTTATATTTTTCAGCAAAAGTAATGATATTATCAGGAACATCATCAATTAGAACTTTTGCCATATCAATTTTATTTCCATCCTGATAAACATAAATAAAATGCTTATACTCAAAAGGATGAAGAATAGCAATAATTTTCTTATTCATTTTAATTCACACCTTTACAGTTCAATGACTGCCGCATCATAAGGAAATAGGTAATAACAGTGCATCTCACCATCTGAATCGCATAAAAGCCAGATTTCAAGAGCAATATCATCCTTGGTCTTTTCAATGCTATAAATAATTCCGCGGTTAAGCAAACAAGACTTAAAAGAATTATTGAAGTTATTAATCTTAATGGGAATCATATCAGGTGAAACACTAAAATTAAAAACTGTATAATCTCTTAGCTCATTACACAATAGCATCATATAGTTACAATCATTTTTGATATTTTCATCAATATAAGGTGTAACTACTTCATTAACTTTATTGAGTAGAGCTTTTCCTTTTAGCGGCTTATCATTCTTCTTAACAAGCTCTTTATTTACATCATAAAGATTGCCTGCATTCATTTCAGCCATAATGTAAACTCCTTTTATCTCTTTTATATATTATATCATAAAACTGCATAAAAATCAAAAAAGAAAAATGCGGCGACCCCGTTGAAGCCACCGCATTTCTAGGTCATTAGAAATCTTGACCTCGGTATAATACACGCTGATTGCTGGAACCGCGTAATTTCAAAGTTATATTTCTTTCCTCTTGAATAAATGGTCCATCTATCAGAACATCAATATTTTTTAATATATCAGCCAATTTTTCATTTGTTTCTGCTCGTTTTTTCAGAGTTTCAATGACGAATCCAGACCATACAAAAATTTTAATTTCTGGATAAGCAATCCGCACCGCCATAATCAATGAATGAACTAAGTCGAGATTTTCTTTGCATAACGGTTCGCCGCCAAGAACGCTGAAATTTCGCTGTACACCATTCGCACTTAGAGCTTTGATGATCTGACCCTTAATGTCTGAGGGAATCTCAACGCCACCATTAAAATCCCAAGTATCTGGATTATGACAACCAGGACATCTAAATGGACACCCCTGAGTCCAAAAACTTACACAGATTCCTTCACCGTCAACTATATCATTGAATTTAATTTTAGCATATTTGGTATTAGTCATCAAGATGTACCACTCTATCTTTTATTTCTTGAGTACGGCCATAATTCCAGAAGTTAGACCCTATGTATCCGCAGGTGCGTCGTGCGACATTAAGAGTTGAGTGGTCACGGTTGCCACAATTAGGACAATACCATTCCATATTCTCATCAATGAGGATTTCTCCATCATAACCGCACTCTTGGCAATAATCACTTTTGGTATTTAATTCAGCATACATAATATTGTCATAAATGAACTGAATTATAGATAAAACTGCTGGAATATTTCCCTGCATATTTGGAGTCTCAATGTAACTAATTGCACCTCCTGGAGAAAGAGCCTGGAACTTAGCTTCAATAGCCAGCTTAGAGAATGCATCAATCTTTTCAAATACCGGTAAATGGTAACTATTGGTTATATAATTTCTATCAAAACCATCAAGTTTAATAAAAATATCATCACCAAATCGCTTTTTCAAACATTTAGCAAATTTGTAAGTAGTTGATTCGATAGGAGAGCCGTAAAGAGAATAATCAATATCCTCTTGACGCTTCCACTCATTACATTTATCATTAAGTGCTTGCATTACTTCTAAGCCAAAAAGCTCACCTACGCCGCCATCTGAATGAGAATAACCAGTCATATATTTTACACATTCATAAAGTCCAGCATAACCAAGAGAAGCAGTTGCATATCCATGGTGAAGTAGTTCTTTAATAGATTCATGTTTATTAAGTCTAGCAAATGCTCCATCCTGCCAAAGTATAGGTGCAACATCAGAAGTTACATTTTCAAGTCTCTTGATACGAACTTTTAAACCTTTATGACAAAGTTCAGTACGTTCATCAAAAAGTTTCCAAAACAGTTCAAAATCACCTTTTGAAGAAAATGCAATATCAGGAAGATTAATTGTAGTAACACCCATATTAAAGCGACCATAATATTTCCCCTGACCCTCTTTATAATTTAATGCACGGGCATAGTTTTTAGTAGTGCGGTCTGGGGTTAAGAAAGATCTGCATCCCATACATGGATAAGCTTCACCTTTACCAGTAGTAGGATTAATCTTGTTCTGCTTCATGACTTTCTCTGAAATATAATCAGGAACAAGACGTTTTGCTGTACATTCTGCGGCAAGTTCTGTTAAATAAAAATACTTGCTATCCGCATGAATATTATCTTCTTCAAGTACATAAAGTAATTTTGGAAAAGCGGGTGTAATATATACTCCCTTTTCATTTTTCATACCAAGAATACGTTGACGGAGGAATTCCTCGATAAGCATAGCAAGTTCTGGCTTATATTCATCCGTTTCCCCCAGATACATACAAACGGACAGGAAAGGGGCTTGACCATTAGTTGTGCTCATAGAATTAATCTGATAATTAAAAGTTTGAACTGAATCACGAATTTCCTTGGCTAAATCTTTTTTAGCGAATTCTTCGGCTTTCTCAGTATCGAATCCCCAATTAATATATTTTCTAATATAATCTTTATAACTCATTTGCACATAGGGGGCTAGATGAGTCAGAGAGATGGTACAACCACCGTACTGTGAACTAGCTACTGCGGTAATAATCTGGGTCAATACAGTGGTAGCTGTAGATAAACGATGTTGAGGGTCAATGCGGATACCATTAATAACAGTGCCATTCTGCAACATATCTTCTGCATTAATAAGACAACAGTTTGAAAGAGCATTCTGTGCGAGATAGTCCATGTCATGTTCATGAATAATACCAGCATCATGTGCTTCACAAATGTCAGATGTAAGAATCTTGCGACGGCTAATATCTGTACTAATAATACCAGCCAGATAATCACGTTGGACAGTTACAACATCCGCATCTTTATTAGAATTTTCAGTTTTCCAATATTCATTTGTACCATCAAGCAATTCCATAACTGCATTATCAATTACATTTCCTCTTGCTTGATTGCGCTTTTCTCTATAAAGGATGAATGCTTTAGCTACATCTTTCCGTTTAGTGCTAGAAAGACCACGTTCGACATAATCCTGAATTTCTTCAATAGTAAGCTGTTTTTTTTCGGCCTTTTCTTCAATGAAATCAGCGATATTACCCGCCTTAACTTCAGCATATTCTGAAATGTCTCCATCTACAGCCTTGAATGCAGCTAATACCGCATCTACAATTTTAAACTTGTTAAATGGTTGAGTTGTGCCATCTCTCTTAATAATATTTTGCATATTTACCTCCTAAAATATATAAATTAGTTTAAGGAACTAAATATATATGATTTTTGATTTAATAAGATTAATCAATTATGACTTTCTGTTATCCAATTAGGATCATAATTTAGCAAGCCTGTGGTTGATATACCTGGATTGGGAAAAGATGGATAACCATAAAAACCATTAGGTCTACCATGATCCTCCTGAGAAGGAGCTTCTGACTTATTCACTCCTTCTTTCAACTCACGATATTTTCGTAGGTACCAGTCACTCTTGGAATAATCCTCATCCCCATTCTTAGCTGAAGCTCGATACCGATACTTCCAAGCATTACATAAGCAAAAATTCATAACTGCTTCTTTACCAAATATCAAAAGCATCTCATCAATACATTCCATTGCGCCTTCGCGCTCATAATGGACGGGGTGATTTACAGGATCACCCTTCATCTTCTTCTTGACCTGCTCTGCCATACTTTAATTCAATATCCTTTCCTTTAACATTAGTAATCAAATATAACTGATGCCCAATAGTTTTGCTATATGTTTTTGCGGTAAATGTATCATCCCGCCGATAACCAGCTACAAGAATGCGAGAACCGCGTCTGAACCAGCTCTTTTCAATAATAGACTTCGTTCCATCAGAATTTACCTGAGAAATTTGGCGATTTGCCATTGCATAATATTCTTTAGTAAACTTTACATTAACAACGCCGCTTGTTGTTAAAAGTGAAATAGAAGAACGAGTATCATTCTTACCAATTACTGTACCAATAATGCGATAAATCTTATAAACAGGAATTTCTCTACCGTTACGTTTGAAATAATAATCAACATCAGATTGCGGCGACAGATTATCAAAATCAACAATTCCATATTTATTTTTATCTACATTAATTAATTCATGTGGATGATAATAGAAACATAAACTATCCATTTCCCAAGAAGAAATATTACCAGTAGCATATTTATTCCAACATTCCGTAAATAATGCTTCATTCATAGCTGCTAATGTTTCTTCTTGATGCTCCTTCAACCACTCTTTTGCTTTAGCCATCGCTGAGTCATAAATCTTTTTCCAAGTATTTTGATTAATACAATTAATACCATTAATCACATTTATCTTATCCATATCAAAAAATTCAGAATAAAACTTCATGCAAGAGTCATCAAAAATAAAATAAGAACCTTTTTTACAATATGCTTTAAGATATTTATTAAAGTTAAATACTCTAATTTCAAAGTTTAAATCTTGCGGCAACAGATTCTTCTGAATTAATCCATTGAAATTCTGCATTGTAAGTCTTTTCTTAGGCTCAGAAATTTTTGAAATGTAATAACCCATAATTGCGTAACGAGGTTCAGGATTAACTACTTTTGCCCAATGCTCATCAAGTTCATCAAATGCGCCAGACTTAATAAGAGAAATCATAACAGTTTTTTTCATTGGACAGCGATTCATAAAATCAACAATTCCCGTATATGGACGATGATGAATAATTTCATCAATTACATCCATATTTACACTGTTCAATCCTTTAAGACCAAAACGAATGATATTATTCTTTACATCTGGCTTAAAGCTATAATCAGAATGATTAATATCAACAAGAGAAACTGCAATACCACTAGAACGAATTGCTCCAATAGCTTTAGCAAGTTTAATATAATCTGTTCCATTTTCTTTTTCATTTGCTGCTAAATTAGATTCAAGTGAACCACTATTTACAATCAGACAAGCTGTATTCCAAAAAATAGGATTCCAATGAGTTGCAAGATATGCAGTTTGAAACCCAATGAAACTGTAAGAGGTTGAGTGAATATCTGAAAAAGCATAACCAGTACCTGGACCAACAACGAAATCCCAAATGTATTGAGCTAGGCCCTTATGCTTTGCGGTTGCGAAAATTTGTTCTTTCAAAGCGGGAATTTTATCCATTTTTTTCTTTGAAATAACACGTCTTGCAGTGTTTGCTTCTTTCAAGCTGAAACCGCAAATTCTAGTATCCATAAGAACTCGCATCATTTGTTCCTGAGAAATACCAATACCATAAGTACTATTAAGATATTCACCAAGAGCAATTTTATCCTGTTCAGTTAAATGATATTTTGCAGTGTCTCGCTCAAATTCTTTATGATCTGCCTTATATCGACAGAATTTATCTAGCCAAGTTTCTGCGCCTTGTTCAGTAGTCATCAGACGAATCAAACCATTGGTTGCACTTAGCTCTTGCATATTTTGCGGTTTTACTCGTTTTGCACCTTGTCTACCAATATCAGAATCAAACTGAAATAAATCCAAACTTGCGGCGTTCTGAATAGTATTCCAAGTACACTTATCAGAATTAATTGGGAGTACATCTGGATGAAGATACTTATTATATGCGTCACGCAGACTCAGCTCTGGTTCAATAACACCATTATCTTGCATCAATTCAATCGTTTGGATAAGTTTATCTTGAACAGATGTCACTAGAATGTCAAATTTCACTCCGCCACAATATTCCAGATCATGAAGGTCGTACTGGGTAATGATCTCGCCAGAAGGTGTTTTCATGTAGGCGGTAAACTCAAATGGATCAGAATTTGCGAAAATTACGCCAGATGCGTGCCGACCTCGCCGCGAAATACAACCATCAATACCTTTAATAATTTCAAGTAAACCAGGATAACGATTTACTTCATTAATAAAAGTCTGAACTGGTTTCCTTCCTTTTGTTTCATTACCATAAATAACGTCATTTATACTCCATACGAATCCACGCTCAGATGGGATAAGAGAAGATAGATACTGAGAAGTATCAATATCAATTCCATCTGGATATTCTTCACTACGATAACCGCGACAAGCAGTCTGAATTGCGGACTTGGTTGATTCTGTGCCAAAAGTACAAACATAAACTGCCCCTAAAGAATCGCGGATAAGCTGGTTGGTAATAGATTTATCAAAGTTCTCACCGCGCTCTTTGCGGATTTGGCTCACTATTGTCTGGACTTTGGACGGAGCCACATCTATATCTATGTCGCCCAGTTCAGTCGTGTCCTGGTTCATATAACGGAAAAAAGGAAAACCCCACACAATAGGATCTAGCTGAGTGATGCCAAGAAGGTAATGATTTAATGCTGCACAAGCTGAACCACGGCCCGCACCAACGGTGGAACTGCATTCCCAAATTTTATTAATATAATGCGCAAGAGTAATAGGATAACTAAACATATTAGTGTGCAACCGCTCACCAACAATATATTTAACTTCTGCTTCTTCTTCTAGCTCATTAAGATAATCTGCATTAAGCTTATTTAGCTCTTGAAGCTTATCAATGCAAGTATTAATCCAATAGCGATTAACTTTATCATCAGACTGATACATCTCTTGAAGTTTTTCATAATCTTTCAAAAAAGCAGGGGGCAACTTTTTATCGACAAAAGGTACTTCAACTGTTGGAACCTGCTGAGAATGTGCAAGTGAATAAAATTCAACTTTATTGTAAATCTCCATTGAATTTTTAAACATTTCTTGTACAAATAATTCATCATAACCAGATAAAGCAAATTTCTCAATCATTTCTTCATTTGAATGAAGAAAAGTATCCTGATAAAAAGCATCAACTTCGCGTTCTTTATTTTCACTATTGAGATACGCTTTATGAACTAACCTATCTTCCTTTTTCAAATAATGTGTATCAGAAGTAGGAATCATTTTTACATTGAAGCAATGTGCAATAGAAACCATACGGCGATTAACAATCAACTGCTCTTTTGATACACCTGGTTGAGCTTCAATATAAAAATCTTCACCGAATAAATCTTTTAGCCAAAGAATATAATTAACAATGCGGTTATGCCAATATTCTTTATCCTGTTCATTTTGTGCTTTTTCAGCTTCAGTCAAAGCAAGAATACACTGACCTAATTCGCTACCAATACACGCAGTTGATGCAATAATATGACCTGGGTTGCTGCGAATTACTTCTTCAAGCTCAGATTTTAAAGTGTCAACTCTATATAGACCTTTTGCAGAATATCCATTCAGCCAAGCAAGAGTTGAAAGAATTCTCAACTGTCTATGACCAACAATATCTTTTGCAACAAGGATAAAATGGTAATGAGTATCACTAGGACGTTTATCAACCAAATAAATTTCATTACCAAGCATAACTTTGAAATCTGGATATTTTTCTCTAATTTCTTGAGCATATTGATTTGCTTTGACATGACCACTCAATGCTTCATGATCGGTCAAAGCAATACCAGAAAGACCTAATTCAATAGCTCTATCAATCAAATCTTTAGGCTTCGGTAGCGCATCACGCAATCTCAGATTTGAATAACGAGAGTGATTATGAATATCACTTCGCTTATACTGCTGCATTTACCTAAACCTCCCTTTATCTTTTCTTATTATATTATACCATATATATTGCTACAAATCAATAGAAAATACTATATTTAGATATAATTTTCACTTATTGGATATTTTAATTCTTCAAGAGGTATGTTATGAGAGTTAAAATAATCCAATAGCGATTGACGTTCACTACATGGATTATCTGGTGCTTCATAAACCATCAATACAATTATTGGTTCTTCTTTGAAGCCTAAGCGAGTTTGAATATCATTTGCGGCGGTATTAGCTCGATTTATGAAAGAATCTAGGTCTAATTCTTCAAGATGCTGACGGTATTCTGCCATAGCTGGGCATCCGCCTGGATACCCAACTTTATGATATTCACATGGACAAGTAACTTCAACTTCACTATTACATGAATTATCTCCATGTAATTCTTCACAACGGAGTCCATTTACTACTCCTCTTTTATCTAAGTAATTGTAAGTTTTACCTAGACCTGCATGGAACCAGGCTGGATCTCCGAACGCCGTAGAGACTGGAATCATGTACGGCTTAAAGTTGCGGATTTGGTAGAAATAGCTTAGAGCTAGTTTCATTATACCCCACCCTTCACCAAAACCAGTTTGGAACTAGAACGTGTAACACAGGTATAGAGCCATCGTGCGTGTTCTTCCTTGTCAAATGGAAATCTTTCTTCCAGTACCAGTACCTTATCCCACTCACTACCCTGCGCCTTGTGACCAGTCACGCAGTAGCCATACTCAAACTGAAGAGGTGTACTAAACTTAGTCCTATGCAGAATAAATTCTGACTTTGAATCTAGCTGCGGTTTGCCAGTTGAAAACATTTCAAGATCGAGCTGCTTATTCTCATAGATCTCACCAGTTTCACTGATGAAGCTGCCGCAAAGTGTTTCAACAGGATTTTTATTGATATTCAACCAAGTCCGCTTAACACGTCTAGGATACTTAATATAACTTGCATAAGTATCCTTCAAATATCCAATACTACCATTAATAAGCGGATTTTCATCTGAGCCAAGCTCTTCCCAATAGTTACGGGTACAGATTACTTTATCACCATCGACTGGTTTACCTTCAAGATGTCCAGTGAGTTCCCGCATCTGCATATTAATCTCGTGTCTTGTTCTATTGGTTGCACTAAGAATAATATCCGCCCAAGTGAGCATACCAGTATTCAAATCATCATAAGTGATTACTTTTGCATCTTTACCATCAAATAAACTAAAATCTTCACCATTACGAATTTTCATAGAAAGTCTAATAATTTCACTTTCTTGCGCCTGCCGCATAATTTCATCCAAGAAAACGTGCGGATTAGCCAGAAGATGATTCGCGGTACTTGGGTCGATAGGCGGAATTTGTCCAGGGTCTCCAAGGTAAATTACATAGACTCCGCAATAACCTGCAAGTTGCTCAACCATCTCTTGAGGAACCATCGAACATTCATCAACCACAACAAGTTTATATTCAATTTTAATTTTCTTTGTTCTAATAAAACCGCCATTAGGTAAAGGTCTGCTATCATACAATAATTTATGAAGTGTCATTGCATTTGGATTACCCTTTTTTCGGAGTACTTCACTTGCTTTACCAGTATATGCGGCGTAACAAATATCTTCATGTGGTAATCCAATAGCATCAATAATAAACTTAACTAATGTACTTTTACCAGATCCAGCATAACCACTAATAACAGTGAACTTTTCTCCATGTTTATATCTAGATACCGCAAGCTTTAATCCTAACTCTTGCTTAGTTGTTAATTGCATTGTGTTTTATTCTCTCCAATATACTCTACTTTATAACATTTTTAAAACCAAGTTCTAGGTTTATACCAAATTCTTTTATAAAATGTGTTATGAATTACGATTGGTAATCCAATAAGGTATTTTTCATCTGTCCACCAAATTGTAAATACATCGTGAGGATTAAGTTTATAACATTTTATCACCATGTAATCCACCGACAAAACGATCTAGTTCTTGATAAAAACGAACTGCTCGCATACTATAGAACTGCTTATAATATTCATAATCTCCATAGTGACCTTTTTCTTTTGCTTCTTTGCTAAATGTTTTCAAATAAACAATTTCATTAATTAATTCTTGGTAACGAAGACAAAGTGCATCATAACCCCAATCGTTTCTTTCACTAATCAAATTATTTAAATCATCTTTATTTAATACAACAGTATTTAGCTGATGATTATACATTTCTTTAATTTTATCTGTCATATATACCTCTTTTTTATTCTATTTTATTATACCATTTTTTAAAGAATATCATTCCTTATTATAAAGAACGTCATAAATCTGATTTACTACATTTTGAAATTTATCTACTCTATCATTAGCTGCTCTCTGAGAATCATAAGAAGATTTACCGCAAACTATATCAAAAGCAATCGTCTTATTGCTAATGGATTCATAAAGAAGACTAAGCTTGTCAAGCAAAAAATGAATCTTTTCAAGATTAATCTGATTAGAATAATTATCAAATTCTTTTTCTGGAATAAGAACCATTGGCGTGATATTGCCATTATCATCTATATATTTAAAGTCTAAAATTTCATCTTTAGGCATTGTTAGCTGAGAAATAAAAAGTTCCTCATTTGCAACATAAATTTTATTATCAAGGCGAAATTTATTTTTAAAATTAATATTAATTTTACTCATAATATAACAAATCCTTATTTTTTATTCTATTTTATTATATCATTTTTTAAAAAGAAGTCAATTTAGCATTTTTACTTGAAAAATTACTAAATTGACTTTCAATTTAAAATCTCTATGGTTAGCCGCCCAAGGAGTTAGCTATCAAAACATATATTTGCAACTATCTATAATCTCATAATCCTTGATAATTAATTGCGGGTAACTATTTCCATTCCATTCATTACAATTACATTTACAATAGGCATCAATCTCAATCCATCCTTGAGTAGATAATCGTTCAATTTCATCATCTATTGCGTTAAACTTAATTAAAGAAAGATTATTATTTAATGAAATTTTTAAAGTATTAGATTTCATAACTGTTAAATTATTTGAAGTAATCTTGCATCTAATTCCCACATATGCACGGTCTATATCCTGACCCCAGAAATCATTCATTGCGGCAATGCTAAGAATTTTATCTGGTGCAGAATTAAGATTAATTCCTTCTTTAAAGTAATAATCAATTCGATAAAGGGGATTTGAAGGATATTCAGCGGTTTTATTATCGAGGGCTGTTAAAAAATCATCTAGCTGAGCCTTATATATAGAAATACCCGCGGCATTGCTATGTCCCTGGACGTACCTTACACCAGGACATTTCTCAAGTAAAGCCTTGAAATCATCTAATCCATTTTTGGTATAACCACGCATTGAACCGTCATAAGTATCGCCGCCATCTGTCATAATGATACAGGGCTTTTGATATTTAGCCATTAGTTTATTAGCAATTAAACCGCGAACACCCGGATCAACTTCACCAAGTTTAAGTAAAAAGACTAATGCACCATGTTCAAGCATATTATACTCTTGAATTTTGGATTCTAAATTTTCTAAACCCTTTATTTCTTCTCGAGTTTGTCGATTTTTAACATTTCCGATAACTCTGACAGCTTGTAAAACTAAATATTCTTCTTTACCTGTAAGCTTATTTCGCTTAATTTCAGGTATTTTTTGAAACGCTAAATGATTAAGCATTGATTCAAAAATTAATTCTTTTTCTTCAGCAGTTCCAATACGAGTAACTGCATTAACAAAAGGAACTATAAAGAAAGCGGCTCCAATACTTGTACAAGCTTGACCTTCTTTTGAACTTACATAATCTGATTTAGATAAAGGAAAATCATTTTTGTCAAGCATATAATCAATAAATGGATTTTTAATGCGACTTCGTTTAAAACCGTCAAGAATCAGGTATCGCGTTTCAAAAGATCGAAGACTCATCATATCTGCATCTAAGCCAAGAGCAACTAAATCTCTATAATTATCTGCATAATCAGTAGAAAGTAAACTATCTAAATATCGACAAAACTGCCAAGTTACACAAACACCGCTTGCTTCTTTATTAGGATAATTGCTTAATTGATTATTTATAATAATTGCATCTTTGCTAATTTTATCAGCTAAGTGATGGTCTAAAACAAGAGTGGTAATACCTAACTGTTTTAACTCTGAATGACAATCATAATCATTACTTGCAGAATCTGGGCATATAACTAATTTATAATTACTATTGCGGAGAGTACTCATATGATCGTTCAACCCATGTTGTTTTCCATCGTGCATTAACCAGTGAATATGTGCGGAGGTCCAGGATGGGAATAGCTCGTATAAATAATTAATAAGGAGAGCTCCTGAAGTCATTCCATCGCAATCCGAATCTACAATGATAACGCAGTCTTCTGAATTTTTTACTGTGGTAACAAGTGCTGTTGCTGCTTCCCGCAAAGGATTAATTCCTAAACTTAGAAAATCACATATGTCATCTTCACTAAGATTTAAATAATGTCTCATTAAATCTTGTGAAATTCCTCTGTTATATAAGATTTGTTCAACTGTTGTAAAAGAAGGATCTGGTTTATTTATTAATTGTAGTCTCATTCTTTATCTAATTGTCTAAGCAAAGATTTATAAAGTCTATTTATATGATCTACAAATCCTGCGAATTCATCACAATCTGTGAAGTATATCTCCATAGTATTGTAAGTATTCCAGTCATGATATGTATCATTCATGAGATATGAACCGCACATCATTTCTTTAGACAGATATTTTGGTATATTAAATCTAATTTCATCTAGTGGAAGATTCTTTTTATCTATACGAGTAATTGTCATAAGTAAATTCTCCTTTCAAACAGTTTTAAAAATATATCCTTGCCTTTATCAGTTGGAGAATCTTTATAATCAAGTAAATCTCCATTTTTATCAAACAGAAAACTTATTGTTACATATTGTGAATATTTTTTGTGAATATTAGTAAGTTTCTTAACCCAACGTTTAAATTCATCATCATTTGGTTCTTTAAACTGTTTATCAAAACCAACAATAATTTCTTCAACACCAAGATTTAAAAGTAGCTGAACTTGATAATTAATTAAAGAACTGCCGCAAACTGCAACACTAATATCATTTTCAGCTCCAAACATTGAAGCGTATTGGAGGGTTGCTTTTTCCGATTCAAATACAATAGCTTTCTTGATAAGTTTAATATTATTGCGGCTATTGTTTAAATTATACAAAACAAAAGAAAGTGGATGATTGTATTGTTTACCTGCAATAATTGCGGGAACATACTTTCCATATTTCTCATTTTCTTTTATTAAAGTTCGTTCTCTAATTCCTACTAATCTATTATTTTCATCATAATGCGGGATTACAATTCCTTGATTAATTGGGTCATATTTAATGCCGCGGTTTAGCATTATGTCCGGAGAGATTCCCTCTCTTTCCCACTCAGGGATTCGGATAAAAGGAAGATTATTGAGCACCGCTGCGTCAAAATAATTAAGCTCAACAATTTGTTTGTCTTTCTTTTGATTTGATTGCTCATAAGTTTTAAAAATTTGCCAATCTGGTAAAGCTTCAACTTCTTCACCAAAATCAAAAGTTGCTGTTGAATACCCAAAATAACTAGCTACATAAAATATAGCTCTAGGTAATTCCCATTGAGTTGCAGCTTCACGGGACTTTACTTTCATTGTAAGCTCATAAATATCAAATGTATCATTTTCACATTCAGTATAACATTTAAATAAATGGGTGTTAAGATAATAATAGAGTTTATGGCTATCACCACCATGGCAAATAGTTCTAAAAATAGCAATATTATCATTAATAATTTTGCCTTCGCCACCAAGTTCATTTACATAATCAAGAACTTGTTCAAGAGTTAAACTGAATTTTAAATCATCTTTATTAATTTTCATAATTAAAATGCACTGGCTGTAATACGAGAAGTTACATTAATTTTAGTCTTTTCAATATCAATTAACTGATAATGATAATCAGTTACAAACATTGTTTCAATTCGACAGATTCCGCGTTTCGCTTTTGCCCACATCAAAATATCCTTATATCTACCTCTACGATTCTTATATACAGAAATTTTTACATCAGGCATTTCAAAACCATTCTTTTCACAAGTCTCTTTTAATGCAGCGCGGTCAACATCATTTACTTGCAACATAATGAAACCTGCGTCAATTTTGTCCGCAATCGATTTTGCACCTCTAAGAAGGTTCTGATCGTAAACCTCCGCATCAGTGTATCCTGCATTTAACTGAGTAGCAGACATGATAAAGACTCCATACTCATTGCAAATATCTTTGAGTTTAACACTCATAAGAAAAAGTACGTTATCTTCACGCAAACCCTTGACGCCTGATCGACTACCAACTTCACTTAAAATCTTCATGGATGAGTGCATATAGTCAAAAAATACATATCTTGCACCCCATTCACGGATTCCATACTTGATGCAGTTTTCTACATCTTGTAGAGAAAAGTCTGGCAATTTTTTGATATGAATTTCACTACGTTCCAGCAGCCGCGCCGCCTTCAACACACGCTCTTTTTCATCTTCATCATAACTACCAGTAAGAATATGTTCTTCATCAACTGCAGAAAGAAAAGCTAGCATCATAGTCTGAATCTCATCTTCCTCTTGCTCAGTAGTAATAAAAAGGACAGGCTCACAAGTTCCATTGTTCACCCATTTATTCTCATACTCATCCCAAATTTGATCACACCCAATAAAACAAGTATCTGCAATCATAGAACGACTCTTACCAACGCCAGTTGCGGCGGACCTCAAATAAAACTTTTTCAGTCTAGCTCCTCGTGTAACAGTATTCATATAAGGATCGAAAAGGGGGTAGCCTAATTCTGGATGTTGCTCCAATCGTTCAAGAAGTTCATTAATACCTTTACCAGCCTGAATAAATTCATCATCTGTATTATCTACATATTTTAGACGAATATTGGTAATTTTATTATCAATAGTATCTGCAATTTCATCAGGAGTGTGATTATCTAGCCATTCCTCTTGAGCTTGCTTCTTTTTAACATCTAGAATATTATCTGTATCATATAACCAAGAAACATCCATACCAATAGAAGAATACATTCTCAGTAAAGTCATCTTTTTGACGCGGTTATAATAATAATCAAATGCAGCAATTTGCGTATTTTCAATTAGCTTTTGAAGATATTCAGTACCCTTATTAGTTTGATACACCGCAAGCTTTTTAGGACGCTGTTCTAGATAAGTTTCGATTGTAGTTGGAGTAATTTTTGCTGCACCGAGTTGATGAAGATTATATATCGCACCAAAAAGTACTCGATGAAATTCCTCACCGCTAAAATCTTCTTCATTAAAGGTATATTTTTCAGTCATATCCATGAAATGAGGATTTAGATAAACTCCACCAATTACTTGCATAACACTTGGAACATCATAATACTTACCCAATTAATTATCCCCCTCGTCATCTTCAAAAAATAAATGCGGCAATGGATTTATCACTGTTGGAGATTCTATTGTATATTCTTTAACAGTTTCATTAAATTTAATATTTTGTTCAACTGGTTCTTTACTATATTTAATTACTTTATCATTATATTTTTTTGCTTGCTCGTAAACATAAGGAATAATACCAATAGTATCTTTAGCACCTTTTGTACTGTTGCCGCAAATACCATAATAATATTCTAAAGTAAAAGCCATGCCTATCCAACTAAAATTATATTTTTTAATATAACTGTCAGCGAGTTTTTTAGATTGAATATAGTTATAGTCAGGAATATACTTTTTTAGAATTTGAAAAAAAGTATCTTCTTCATTAACTAATTTTTGTTCTTCTCCACTCATTTTCTTTTCATAGCAAAGTTTATGATAATAGTACCTTGGAACTGGCTGAACAAATTCTTCTTTATTTATATCAAATTTGGTTTTGCAATATCTGCAAGTTACCATATGAGCAACCATAAATATACATCCTTTTATTATATTTCTAATATATTATATCATAAATAAGCAAAAAAAGCAACTAATGCTTTTTAACACATTAGTTGCTTTTGATTTATTAAATTAGTCCTTACACAACTCTTTAAGATCATCCACGATCAAAGACAGAGCTTCAACCTGTTCACGAGAACACTGAGATACCTTATTTCCTTTACCCAGATACCGATCTGTGATTTCTGTAATCCGAGGCTGATAATAGTCTAGGAACTTATCTTCCTCATTGGACTCGATCAAATGATTTACCATTTCATTAAACTGAAGAATCAAATCATCAAAGTTCAATTCATTATTAGTCTGCTTATATAGATTAGAAGCTTCATTGGTAAAGTTCTCATTTCCATCCTCAGCCGCCTGCTTATCAATAGCCTCATTAATTGCCTGTGTTAGAGCTTCATAATTGAAATCAATATAATCAGGCGTGTACTTGAATCGGGACCCAGCCATATACCTGGGAGTACCGCGCATAAACAACTTAGTAACAAGCTGACCGTCAGCATCTGTTACTGCACGAGAATAACCAATAATATCAGTCATGCGGCTAACAACTTTGCGAGCACGCTTATCAAGAGTTGGTACAATCTGCTGATACTCTTGACCATTTTCATCCTTAAAAGTTTTATCCGTGGCATGAGAAATAATAACCAGACCATAATCCATCTGAACAATAGAACGGAGGGCTTCATCAAATTCCTGCTCAACCATTCCAAACCCCTTTCCGTAGGGGATGTCCGCAACAGAGTCAACACCAACACCGCCATCAGCGCGCTTAACATTTGCACAGACGTACTTCTCACAGTATGAGTACGCAATATCAGCTGTATCAAGAATCCTTAATACCCTCTCTTTCGAGATATTTTAAAGGGAGTAGACTATATCATCATCCACTTTCGTGGAGTCCAGTACTTCGATTTAAGGGATTCTCACCCACTTTATTTCCATAAAGCCCTACTCCTAAAGCAGAAATTTCATCTGCAAAATGGATAGTCGTTGAACCTTCTTCATTATAATAATGAAGCTCGGCTGCTGATTGCCCAATCTTTCTAATTTTTAGAACATTCACGTTTAGCTTTTAACTTACGTTGTAGTTTAGAAAGCTCTAAGGGGTTTCCAGCAATTCTCTGGATTTGCTTAATTAATTGCTCAATTAAGGGTCTTATAAATACGATATTTTCTATCTAATCTCGTTGAATCAGAACTGTTTAAATAAATTTTGTCAAGAATAGCTTTTGCTTTAATATTACCTGTTACCTGGGTATGATAAGTATATTTATCTTTAGTGGTTTTATTTGTTATTCCTAAAATTTCTTTAAACTGTTCTACACAATATCCATTTCCACTACAAAATCCTAAAGAAATCTGTTGATGATTGTTGATCCTAATACAACCATCTCCATCAATTAACCCTCTAATAAAGTCCATTAAATATATTTCAGGAATTTTATCTATTGGAATAGTATAAGTTAAACTTTTATTTTGATAAATGTTATATTGTTTTAAATACTCAACTAATTGAAAAGAGTTAATATTTGTTTTTACACATTTACATCCATTATTATTAACTCTTTCTTCAATAGTCTTTGTATTTTCAAAAAATAAATTAAATTTCTCAAGATGAGCTTTATCAGTTTCTTTCAGCTCAATACTTAATGTATTTTTTACAACAGCTCCATCAGCTCCAATGAAACCTAACCAATAATACTTTTCGTGAGAATCAATTTTAAATTTATCAAAATTAAAAGTATAAGTACGAGCTTTCTTCTTTGCTCTAAATTCTTCTTTATAGTCTAAATGTCTATAAAAAGTAGCTTTACTAATTCCAGTTTCTTTTAGAATTGTAGTAATTGTTTTATCAGTATTGTGATAATCATAAATAGCTTTATCTAATGCTTCCATTAATCAAAAGCGTCTTTCGTATTTAATTGTTAAACCGTTTCATAAACTTCGTGAACCTTGGGGTCTTTTAACTGGCGGAGAACTTTCCTAAACTCAGCCCAGCTATTAACAGGCTGAGCCATTGCACCAGGAATCGCATTATAACCTTTCTCGAATGCAATAAGAAGATGTTTAGGAAACTTAGTTGCGATTGTAGTCTTACCAGATTTCGGATCACCATACAGAAATACCGAATATCCTCGCAGTGTACGACTAACCTTATGCGGCTGAATACCGAGTAGATTAATTTCTGCCATAATTTATATCATCCTTTATTAAAATTCTGTGTTATTTTGATAGAAGGTAGGAGGGGCATTGCCCCTCCTTTTATATTAGAATTTAAATGCGCCAGCCTGCACCTTAGCAGTTGGGCTAGCCATATTGTTTACTGCATTGTCTGTCGTCTTAGGAGTATTCTTACTAGCAATATAATCATCATGATTCTTTTGAACTGTGGCCCAATAAACCTCGCGGTCCTGAGTAGCCTTAATCAGCTCATCCGCAGTCAAAACATCTTCCTCACCGTACTCATAGGGAACCTTTGCTGCACCATCAACAACCCAGTCACGAGTCTTACGCTCATAAGTAGTCACAGCCGCTTCACCAAAAGCAGATTCCTCAGTACGACTGGTCTTAATAGTGGTATTATAAATATGACCCCATACCTTGATATAAACAGGTTCACTATTAGAAATATCCATATCCTCGAACAAATTCATACCTGCTGGATTAGTTACCTTAAACTCCATGGGCAGCAGCGCCTTGTAATAACTAAACACTGCCCCTCCAATAGTAGTGTAATCCTTTTCAATATTCTTTTCAGGATCAGCATCAACATGATTCACGCGGGTAATAACCATATCAGCAACAAATTTATTACGAGCGCTTTCATCAGGATCAATCTGCTGAACTACATCTAGAAAACTACCAGTTACACAAGGAGCACTAACACGCTTATTATCGCTAGAAATAAAATCATTCAAGTCAAGAGAACCACTAATCTCGACCATATAAGCGCCATCCTTACCATCCTTCAACCAAGTCTTAGGCTCCTCGATCATCTTCTTAATAGTTGCAAAAGTCCGATTAGGCTTGGGATTTCCATTCTTGTCCTTCTTCCCATAAAATGCAGTCATATAATTAAAACGAACAGGAATAACATTTAAACCCTTCTCATCCACCGCAATATTCATTTCACCCTTAATATACTCAGTACCAGGATGCTTGGAGTCAGGACCAGAAGTACGCAGAGACATCTTAGAAATATCATACAGATAACCGATAATCTTTACACTATTAGCATTATCACGCATATTTTATATAAACTCCTTTAATTTTACAATTCTTATTAATTATCATCAATATTTATATTTTATTATATCATATTTTTATTTAATCTTCAAATGTAAGATTTTTTCCAAATTCTGTTAAATGATAATGAACTTTATCATTTTCAGCAGTAGTCTTTTCTACATATCCATCAGTAATTAATTTTCTAGTAGAACCCGCAATAGAGCGTCCACTAGTAAACAATCCTTGAGCAATAGCAGATGAAGTAAAATCATTATTCATAGCTACACATTGCTCTTGCATAAATTGAAGAACTTTCTTGCCTTGTTCAGTAATTCCTGCTGAACCTTTAGATTTTTGAATATCTGCGAAATAGCTCATTACATCTTCAAAATCTGAACCACATTGTTCCATAAAAGATTCTTTGTTGCGGTTAATGAGTTCATTTATATTCTGAATGAACTTATCCTTCTTTGTCATATAAAATGTTAAACCTTTCTTCTTATCTTCTATGGATATTATATCATAATTTTAATATAAAATCAATCAAGCTTTGGTTTCCGCCCGCAAGAATTATGTTCTGTACAATAGCCATAAAGCTCGCACTTAGGAATGAAATAATTATCAACAATGTATTTCCATTCTTCTGAATAATTACTTAAAGCTTCCATTAAATCTTTCATAAATTCACGATATTCCCAATAAGCTCTAGTACAAAGTCGCTGATGACTCATATCAATTAGATGACGAGCATTAGTACGAAGAATCATTTTAGATTTCATACCTAGCGGCAATAGATTTGCTACATCTTCTTTACTAATTCCTTGGTCAAGCAAAGTTTCATACGCCTCTTGAATATTACTCATTGCAATAATATATTCTTCTTTTGCAGATTGATTTTTTTCAATAGCAGGAGGAATAATATATTCAAATCCTTCATAAGGGATATAACGAGTTGAAGCCTGAAGGCGAGTTGGAGACCCAGCTATATGAGTGTAAATCTGTCGAAGTAACCTTGCTGAATATCCATCAATAATTAAATATACTTGAGGAATTTCTAAAGTTCTTCCGTGGTTATCTTTTAGACATTGAACACCCCGCTTTTTGTTCTTTTCTTCATTTGAAATATCTGAACCATAACAAACGCCAGAATAGAAGCCCATAGCAACTAGAGGATTTTTTGTTGTTTCTTTACAAATAGTAATTTTACCCATATCATTTCTCCTTCTTTGAATTACCTTTTGTCAAATTATATCCAAAATTGTAAGAATCATATAATTCAATATATAACTTTTCTTTTTCGTCTAATTCATTTGATAAACAAGTTTCTAATAACTCAAAAGTAAAATTCTCAATTCCATCTTGTATCATTGCGGCATATAACTTATTACCCGCAGGTGTATCAATACCTAAACCACATTTCATATGGTCACGCCATCTAGTCTTTATATCTTTTGATTGACCAATATAAGTCATATTCGTAATATTGTTAGTAATCTTATAAATACCCATTACAGTGTTTTTACCTAATATTCTTGTACATAAATCATTTGCAGGTTTAGAGAAATAGGTAGACCAGATAATCATCCGTAAAGGTCTAGGGTCAGTAAGTTTGTCTTCAACAGAACGAATAATGTTAATCTCTTTAAGTGATTTATCACTTACTTGAAGCATATACTTACTCTTTTTAAGTTTATCTTCATTAGCTCTTTGAATTGCTTGATTTGCGGCAGTCACTGTTGCACGGATTGAATCTAGCTGTTTCTGGTAAATATCTTGTTGAGATTGAATATTTTTTACCCATTGCTGGTATCTAGACTCAGTTTGAGAATAAGCAGATTCTACTCTATCAATATAACTAGACTTATTAGAATCTAATGAATCTTGATAAAGTTTTAAACTTTGTCGCATTTTCTCTTGTTGCTGCTGATAATCTTCTGTAAGTCCTTTTAACTTATCAGCTCTTGAAATATCTAATTCAGATATTTCTTTATTTAGACTTTTTACAGTCTCTGCGGCGTCGGCTTTCTGAGTTAAAATTTTTTTAAGTTCCGCTTTCTCCTCTGTAATTTGTGTATTCTTTTCTATTTTAATACTTCTTGCTTTCCACAGAATAAAAAAACTGCAAAGTAGAACCGCCGCATCAATAATTCCCATAATAATTATTTGAATATTCATTTTTCAAAGTCCTCATATGAAAAATGAGCTAGACCGAAGCCTAGCTCATTGTATGTTTAAGAGTTAAATTACTCCTCGTCCTTAGCGGGCTTCACAGGCTCAGCATCGGGATCGAAAGACTTCAGAGCCTCAGTACCACGAATAAACTTAACAGCCTTATGACTCACATTACCCTCAGCATCCTCAACCTCAATCTCAGCGGGAACGCGCTCCATTAGACCCTTACGCTGGAAAGCAGAAGTAACAATACCATTCACGCTCTTAATACCAAGACCAGTAGCCTCAGCAATATCATTAGCGGTGAAATTCTCACCATCATGCTTCATAACAAAATTGTAAACCAGACGAGCATTTTCCTTCAGTGCCATAATAAATAAAACTCCTTTAAATATATATAAAATTTATTTTTTTTGATAAATGATTTATTATCATTTGATTGATGATTTATTATATCATAAAATTTTATGACTTTCAAATTAATTAAATTATCTTTTTACAAGTCGTTTAGACATAATAAAATCGTCAATCTCAAGCATTTCTTCCAGTGTTAGATTTTTAGATAGCTCCATAATCTGATTTTCACATAATTCAGGATCTTTTCCAGTAGCCATTTTATTTTCTAACTCTGCAATTTTCTTAGCTATTTTTTCTAGCTTCTTTTCTTTCTTCATGATTTATTATACCATAAAATATTTATTACTTCAAATATTTTTCAATGAACTCTTGTTCAGTTAAAATAGGAATATTGTAAGATTTTGCGGTTTTATTTTTTGAAGATTCAGACTCAGAATCATTATTAACTAATATTGCAGTTTTGCGTGACACAGAGCCAGTTACTTTACCGCCATGAGCTTCAACTGCCGCAATGAAACTATCTCTATTCTTAAATTCCTTTAACTTACCAGTAATACAAATATTCATTCCCGCAAGAGTGCTTTCAACTTCAACAGTTTCTTCACTATTGAAATTCATCAACTCTGTAAGCCTATCCGCTTCTGTAAAATCAAAACTGGTAATGGCAGCATCCATCTCCAGGCCAAAACCTGGAAGTTTCCAGAATGAATAATCTTCCTTAACGGCATTTCTGAACTCTTGCCAAGTATGAAAATGCTTCATTAAATCTTTAGCAATAGTAGAACCAATAAGCGGAATATCAATAGCGGTAATAAATTTATCTAAAGTACAATTTTTACTATTTTCAATAGCTTCAAGAATTTTATTTACAGATGCAGCACCAAATCCTGGTTTGCGCTTCCATTCACTAGAATGTTCATTAAGTCTGTAAATATCATAAATACTATCAATCCAACCCCAATTAATAAGTTTTTCAAGAGTTGCTTTTGACAATCCTTTAATATCCATTGCTTTGCGACTAGCAAAATGATCAAGCTTATTAATTAAACGACAAGAACAATCAGGATTAGTACAATGAAGCGTTTTTATACCAGACTCTGAATATTTTATGATTGTAGGAGAATTACAAAATGGGCAGTTTTTAGGTATTTCTAAATAAATCATATAATAAACTCCGATGTATCTAATTTTAAATCTTCTATCCTTAAAGTAGAATATTTAGTGTAAGAAATACGAATCAATGGAATATGATTCTCTTTACACCATTGATTTTTATATTTATCATGTTCTAAGGTTTTTCTATAATTTTCTTCGGCTTCCTCATCAGATAAACCATTAAATTTTCTTGGCATAAAATGTTGTTCCCCATCGTATTCAATAATATAATGATTATCTACAAAAAAATCAAAATAAGCTTGATAATTAGAATCTTTAAAACAGCAATCTTTAGTATGATATTGTTCAATATAGGAAATATTATATTTATCTAAAATTTGAGAAATTAGCAATTCTCCTTTTGATTTTATTCCACATCCGCAAGAATTAACGTGTCCTCTTAAAAGATTTTTAGATTTTACTTTATAAAGATTTCCACAATCACATTGACACAAATAAATTCTTTCATTTTTTTCTTCTAGTAATTTTATTGGAACTAATTTTCCAAATCGTTGACCTAATAAATTTTTACCTTTTTGTTTACCTAATTCTTTTGCAGCTTCTCTTTGTAAACAACCACAAGACTTAGTGTTTCTATTATCTTTTCTGGTTAATCTATCTCCAGAAATTTCACAAATATTTCCACATTCACATTGACATTTCCAAATAATACCCCTACTTTGAGTTCTTTTATCTGTTTTTTCAATCACTGTTAATCTTCCAATTTTTTGACCTAAGAGATCTTTATAATGAGAAGAAACAATTTCTTTATTATAACATCCACAAGATTTTACTCTACCAGCATTTAAATCTGAAGTGGTAACTTCTTTGAAATTTCCACATTTACATTTACAAAGCCAAACTACTCCGCCATTTTTTCTTTTATCTGTTTTTTCAATTACAGTTAAATAACCAAATTCTTTACCTACTAAATTGGCCATTACAAAAAACTCCTCTATTATTAATTATATTATATATAAAAATATTAAAGGGTATATTATGTAATGTTGTCCAACTTTTCAGCTTTTTCTATATAAGGAATTATTTGATTGCGTTTAGTAATCCAAAGTCTTTGCCCCACATATGGTTTTCCTAATTTTTCTTCTAATATTGATAAATTAAATAAAGAGCATCTTTCGATTTTACTTCCTTCAATATCTACTGGTTCAAAAACTGCTACTGGAACCATTTCGCCGGTTTTTCCTACTTCATAATCAATACCTAACAACTTAGTTGGATATACTTCGTCATAAAACTTATAAGCAATTCCGCCCTTTGCATGGTGACCAGTCATACCTTGAGCAGCATAATATTCACAGTTATTATACTTGAATACTACACCATCAATAGGATAACTAGCTTGTTCAGCACATTCCTTAATTTCATTGATACAATCTTGCGGGTCTCCGCTAGTATAAGGAACCACAGTGAACCCCATTACATGAAGGGACTGAAGCTTTGCGGAAAGAGTCTGGCATCCCGCCAAATCAGTAATGCAATCCCATGCAACAAAAGTTAGATTACGACTTGCACTTTCTTTTGAGTTAAGAAGTCTAATACTACCAGAAGCAAAATTCCTAGGATTCTTATATTCACTCGCAAAAGGCTCAAAATCTTTATATGTACAAATAACTTCGCCATCTACAACTAGTTCTTTTGGATAAGCAATAAACTTAGGAATGGATTTAATCTGCAAAGCATTATGAGTAATATCTTCTCCCACTTCGCCATTTCCGCGGGTCTCAGCTCTTACCAACTTACCGTCTCGATAAAGAAGAGAACAGGTTAGGCCATCCATTTTGCACATTGCGATAAGAGGTTGCTTAGCAAATTTGCGGACATCCTCGATACTTTTCGTCTTGTCGAGCGAAAGCATCAAATGATTGTGCTGAACCTTCTTCAGTGCAGATACCTGAGTAAAAGGGATACTCTGAGTGGGAGAATCTCCGAGAACAATCCCGGAGTTCTCCTCAATCTTTTTCAGTCTGAAATAAAGATCATCCCACTCCTTATCAGAAATCAACGGAGTACCCGCGTCATAAGCTTTAGTATAGTTGTTAAGTTTTTCAATGAGTTCTCTCATTTCTCGTAATGTATCCAACATTTTATCTCCTTACAACTTTACTACACTATTGATTGTGCTATTTTTAATCATTACATTACCGCCAGCTAATCTATCATAAGTAGGAATATCTTTCGCGGAAATGCAAATTGTATTAGGTTTTCCAATCAATAGCAAATTATCTTCATCAGATACCATTGCCGCACCGACAATAATATCATCAATCTTACAATATTTTACACCCTTGCCCCCTCGGGCCTGTAACGTAAAGTCCTGAATCTGCATCTTCTTTGCCATTCCATTCTGAGTGAATATGGCAACACAATCTGTACTCTTGTGAACGGGAAGTCCAACCAGAACTTCATCTCCATCCATAAGTTTAATGGCTCTCACACCAACAGTTACTCGACCAATCGCAGCAATAGAATCTGTATTAAAATGAATTGCTATGCCACCCTTAGTTAGAAGAATTACTTCCTCGTCATTAAGAAATGTGACATTTGCAATAGCATCTCCATCTGCAAGTTTAATTGCGGGAACACCAGTGCTTTTCTTCATTTTAGTATATTCTTCAAGTGCGGTTTTCTTAATTGTACCATTCTTAGTAAAGAATACTACATATTTAGCTGTACTCTTGCGGTAAAGCGAGGTAATAGCCATAACAGATTCGTTAGATTCCAGACTAATCAGTGAGCCTACGCGCACGCCCTTACCCGCATTAGTAGTAGAAGGAATTGTATCAACCAACATTCTAAACATTCTACCCTTATTAGTGAAAAGCATCAGAGTATCAATAGTATTAGTTGAAATAATATCAAGAATTGCATCATCCGCAGATTTAGCACCTTTACCATTCTTACGCTGAACTTTGAAAGACTTTGCGGGGACCCGCTTAATCTCCCCGGTACGAGACAAAACCACGACAACATCCTCGGGCGTTACAGTTTCAATTTCTTTTGCTTCAGGAGTTATATCAATCTGAGTGACCTCAGTAGTTCTTTTACCCTTATAAGTTTTAACAAGACTTTCAATTCTATCAACGATAATCTTTAACTGCTCAGATTCGTTATTCATAATGAATTTAAGTCTTTTGATTTCACCTTTAAGAGTTTCAAGTTCTTTTTCAATTTTATTGCCATCCAACTTAGTTAGCTGACCAATAGTCATTTTAAGAATAGTATTAGCTTGTAATTCAGTAAAATTATACTTTTTAATAAGAGCAATCTGAGCAGTAGTTTTATCTTCACTATTGCGAACAATATTGATAATATTATCAATATCTGCAATAGCAATAATTAAACCTTCACATTCCTCTTTACGTTTCATATCTTTATTAAAGTCAAATTCGCACTCTTTAATAAGACAGTTCTCGTTATGCTTTTTCAAAAGCTGAAAATACTGTTCCATATTAACCATTTGTGGAATTTTATCAATAAGAATATTTTGATTTGCTGAATAACTCTTTTGCAGATTAGTCTTGCGATAAAGCATACTTAGCACTTTATCGGGGTTTGCATTCTTTTCACAAATAATTTGGATGTTGATGCCTTTTTTACCAGATACATTCTGAATATCTTCAACACCCCCAAGCTCGTCTGCTTCATAAAGTTTTTTAAATTCTTCCATCAAATCACGGACACAAGTTTGATAGCAAATTTCAGTAATAGAAATTACATTTTTATTAATACTTGCTTTTGCTCGAAGAATTGCTTTACCCTTACCAGTTTTAAGAATAGTAGGCAAATCATTCTTGTTAATAATTGTACCACCAGATGGAAAAGAAGGTGCAAGAGTATAATCAAGAGTTCCTTCAGTCAAATACTGTTTGTAAGCATTTGAAACCTCCGCTAAATCGTAACAAAGCCAATGCTGACTAATAGTAGTACCGATACCTTCACTACCATTAATCATCAGCCAAGGTAGCGTTGAAGGAAGAATCTCCGGCCATTCAAGAGTTTCATCAAAGTTAAGAATAAAAGGAACATTCTTTTTCTTAATTCCTTCAAACATTGAAAGACCCATTTTACTAAGTCTTACCTCAGTATAACGGTCTGCGGCGGGTTCAGGAATAATCTGATTACCGCAAGAACCATGAAATTCACAAAGCGGAACATTGTTAGTAAAAGGCTGAGCCATACGAGCAAAAGTCTCATAGATTGCTGTATTACCATGAGGCCAAAGTTCTGCAACAACACCGCCATCAACTTTTGCTGACTTAACATGAGGCTTAGTAGGAAGATAATTCTTCCGATACATTTCGTAGAGACAAGCTCGCTGACCAGGTTTTAGTCCATCAATCGCGGGAAAAGCTCGTTCTGCATTTGTCTGATAGCAATAGTCCAGAAAATCCTGTGACATTTCCTCAACAAAATCAACCATCTAGCTCCTCCTTTGTTTCATAAAGACTGTTAGCTTTATCGCCATTTTCAAGTAAGAATTGACGACGACCAACAACACTTGTACCCATTAACATTTCAAGATGATTACCAGCTTCTGTTGCATTTTTAACAACAACTTGCTTAACATTGCGGGTTTCAGGATTGAGCAACACAGCTTCCAATTCCTCAGAATCACTCTCACCAAGTCCCTTAGAGCGAGAAATGAGGTATTTTTCACCCTGATGTTTAGTCCGATATTCCTGTAACGCAGTATCATCTCTTAAATAAATATATTCATTTTTGCTAGTTGTAATTCTAAACAATGGAGCATATGCAATATAGAAATGCCCGTTTAAAATAAGCTCTGGGCAAAGATTCCAAAGATTAACCGCGATCAGCATACGAATATTAGCTCCATCTGGATCACCATCAGTTGCGGCAATAATCTTCCCATATCTGAGCTTATCAATATTATAATCTAGCTTACCATTCGGCTTGAGTTCTAGTCCCAAAGCTTTAATAAGATTAACAATCTCCGCATTAACCATAACTTTTTCAGAATTATTTTTAAAAGAATTAATCATTTTTCCGCGGAGTCCGAAAATAGCCTGAGTCTCTGCATCTCTAGCTGCGACCAATCCCGATGCAGCCGAATCACCCTCGCAAAGTACCAGCTCAGCCTTGGACCGGTCTGAACAAGAACAATCAACAAGTTTAGTTGGAAGATTTGCGAGCTTAGCCTTTTTCTTACCTTTCGGCTGGCGCGCCGCATCTCTAGCTTTTTTAGCCGCTTCTCTTGCTTTTCTTGCGGAAATAGCCTTATCAGCAATTACTTTTACTTCTTTTTCATTACTATTAAGCCAATTTTGTAAACCCGCAACAATAGCAGCATTGAAAGAACTCATATCAATCTTAGTAACTGTACTCTTAACCTGCGCATTATAAGCAACATTAGGAGCAGTTAGATTGAATACAATATACATACCTTCCTGAATATCATCACCAGAAAGATTTTCATCTTTATCCTTCAGCCATTTCTTCTCTCTAAAGAATTTATTAAACTCTCTAGTAAGAATAGTCTTAATCTGAGTGATGTGGGGGCCTTTTTCTGTAAGACCAGTATTTACATAAGCAACAATAGTAGAAGTGTAACTAGAAGTATAAGTAAGAATAAAATCAATTTTATCCTTACCATTTACATCATAAATCTCACATCTATTCTTAATAATTTCCTTATTACCAACCGCATCATCAACAAGATCACTAAGACCATTATTAGAATAATAAGTTTCAGTTTTACCTTGATAAGTAAGATTAATAGTTAAACCTTTACAAAGACAAGTAATTGTCTTAAACAAATCTTTTACTTTAGAAATTTCTACTTCTGTATGAGTGAAAAATTCCTCACTTGGCTGCCAAGATACACAAGTACCACTATGTTCAGTAGATTCACCAACCTCACGAGAATCAAAAACACCTTCAACGAAATGAATATATTCATACATTCCATCTCTTACAGTTTTTACGTCCAGATAATGTGACAAATAATTAGCTAGCTTACTACCAATACCAAATGACCCCAAAGACGTCCCTTGGTAGGTTCCATCCTGACGATATTTACCAGAAGTATTTAATACACTAAATGCTGCTTCAAGAATAGTTTTGCCATCATCACGAAAACTATTCACAATAAAACCCTGTCCATAATCTCGTACTTTAATCTCATTGTCGAGAATTTCAACATCAATAATTGAGCCATTTCCAAGATTGTATTCATCAATCGCATTAGACACAATCTCAACCAAAAGCTGTGTAGAATATTCCGTAGAACCGCAATATACTTGAGGTCTAAGTCGTGTAAATGCCAGAGGGTCAAGAGATTCAATGGAATCTTCTGTATAGAGATTCTTTTTATCCATCTATTAACCTCCAATTATATTTTTTATTCTTTTCTTTCTTCTTATAATATTATAGCATATTTTTTCTTTAAAGTCAAAATTTTTTTACAGAAATGTGGTATTGTCAATCTTCATCTTTTTAAGCGTAGAATCTAACAAATTATCTGTAAACGGCTAACTAAATGATTGCCGCATTTGACAATAGAGAAAAAATATGCTACAATAAATTGTATATAAATCTAAATAAAAGTTTTTTCTTTCTTCTTTATATATTCATTATAACATATTTGTTATAATAAATCAATATAAATAAAAAAAAAGGAGTAGCTAAATTAATAGCTACTCCTTAATAAAAATATTATATATTATGGTTGGTCATTAAGAGCAAAGTTTAGCTATGCTGTTCAGTTGCGGGTGAGACAGCCTGAGTTTGATCGTCTTTTGTGGCTGTGTCCTTTTTACCGGATTCAACGTAATCTTTCAATTTAGGATTCGTTTCAAGTAGTGTACGGAATTTCTCCAAAACCTCATCAACAAGAGTGCTAAACATATCGAAAGAAATTACCTTAGTTAAAAATGGAAATTTGCTAAGAAACATATCATATACATAGCGCAATTTAATCTGACCAGTACCGCCGCCAAGTTCTTTCTCAGCTTCGGTCACTGCATACAACAACCATTCTTTTACCTTTTGAATCTGTTCAGAAGTGGGACGTTTAGCAAAAGCGTAAATAGCATAAACTACTACTGCAATGGCGGCAATACCAACTACAATAGTCCACCAATAATTAATTAAAAAATCCATATAGAGTCTCCTTCTTTATCCTTGCGGGGTCTCGTCATCTTCAGGTATGTCCTCATCTTGAGGAGTATTTACTGGACCCGCCGCTAATTCATGTTGTACTTTCATGTAAGTAATACCATTAGCGCAATTTTCTTTAGCAGCTTTTATTGCGTAAACAGCATATCCTATTACTTCACTTACTATTGCTCCAACAAGAGTAACTAAAGGTGTAAAATCAGGACTGAGCATAATAGTTTCTGCTAGAATCATACTTCTAATAGTAATATATAAAACAAATAATTCAATTACAGTGCAATTAATAAATAGAAAAGCAATTAACTTTTTGCTAGTTGTTAATTTTTTGCGGCGATGTTGTTCTGAGAAAGATTTTTTATCTTCTTGGAGAAAATATTGTTTTTCTAAAATTTCTTTTTCTTTTTGCCATTCTTGCTCTTGACGCTGTAATCTTTCTGCTTTCTTAGATAGAGACATTGGTATTCATCTCCTTTTGTAATAGATATAAAAAATGGACAATCCCGATTAAACAGAACTGTCCATTTTAATTAATATTTCATCTGTTCCGCAATGTTAGCAATTTCAGAGCGGTAAATATTTTGTAGATCAATCTGACCGTAAACAGAAGTACCTTTGAATACTTTTGACATTTTTTTCATGCCATTATCTTCATTATAAATTTCCATATCAAGTTGCTCAACTCTATCACCATCTACAATGACTTTTGTATCTGCGGCGACACGTTGCAGCAATAGACGAAGTGTATCACTGGTAAGGTTCTGAGCCTCAAGAACATAACAACCACAATGAGAAGGTACTTCATAACCACGAGCGTCAACTGCGGGAATAATTTCTAACTTATTTTCCGCAATAAGTCTTTCTACTTCTGTTTCGCTACCTAACTTGCTTGACAAAACGTGGCCTGCCTGAGTTGACAATACCTTATCTAAGACAGTACCGGGATAATAGCCAAGCTTCGCGCAGTTTTTAGCTCCGATAGGATTACAAAAAAGAACTAACTTATCAAACTTACCTTTTTCGAGTTGTTCAAACATATAAGCTAGAGCTAATGCGGTTTTACCTGAACCCGCAGGCCCTCCAAGCATAGTAACCTGATTAGACTTAATTGAATCCATTGCACATCGCTGGAATACATCTTTTGGCTTAATCATACCGAACATTTCACTGTTGAATACTGGGTAAGGAACTTCTTCAAATTGATACTCTTTATTAAGTTTATACTGGTCAATATATTCACCAGTTGTTGCATCCTGAATAATAAGATATTCATTAGGAACCATCATAAAATCAATATAGGCTTCACTAAAATAGTTAGTATAAAAATCAGCAAGCTTATCTTCACTTAGCCGCACAATTTTAAACCCAGTATAATCCTCTTCAGGCTCGCTACTTCCCAATTTCACCTGAATTCCCGCGATTTTAGCTAAGTGATAGCAGCAAATATCGTCAGTTACAAACAGTAAATCATGCTTGCCATTACTAGTTGCTTCTTTTACTGTTGAAATAATACGGGTATCATTACTATCATCAAATCCAAGTAACTGTTGAGCATATTTAACGTTAGCATCATAAGGAAATACAGTATATGTTTTTTCATTTTCAGCCAACAATCTTGTCAATTTGCGGGCTTTATACTTGGTTTCCGCATCCTTATGTGCAGAAGTTTTAATGTTTTCTAGCTCTTGAAGTGTAATAGTGCTAATGGCAAATTCTTTAAAAGATTCAAAAGCTTTCTCCTGCAAATTCAATAGACTACAAGTATCATAAAATTTCATATATCGTATTACTCCTCTTCTGCGGGTTCCGCCTCAATCTGGGGAAGAGTGAAGCCTACTACATGAGAGGTCTCATCATCTTCCTCGCCATCCTCGTCTAGTAGTCCTTTTTTCAGGTTGTAAGTAGCAACCGCAATCTTAGAACATACATATTCAAGAATTTGATTAAACAAGCCAAGGAATCCATCTATTAGCGGAATAATTGCCGCCACAAATAGCATACCTTTGATAAAATTTTTCATGCAATTTCCCCTTACTTGTTTTAATTATCATAGAAATTTGAAAAATAAAGTTATCAAATTAGCTATTTTTGTCCATTTTATTTAAAGAGAACAGATTTTTTCCCAATCAGCTAGAACATCATGAATAATCTTGCGACATTCCTCGATATTTTTTCTAATCTGCTTAATGTCATCTTTCTTCTCATAAATGGCACGACGCATACGACGAGCCTCAAGGCTATCATAATTGAAGTCCCGCATATCCTGAATGCCAGAGTACATATCCATCAAAGCATTCAGCTCAATACGAGTTTTATATTTAACCGCCTGCCAATACTTAATAGTAGCTCGCTGCTCAGCAATAGTAATGCCAATATCTTCAGATGAAGTATCCATTGGATTAGTTGTAGCACTAGCAGTGAACGTACCCAGTTCAGTCATGAATATAGCATAAGATTTCTTACTAAAATTATGGTAACGAGAAAGCATATGGCGACGTCGAGAATTAGTGTTCAGAGTATTCATATTTATTTCTCCTTTTGATTTATTACAGATTATAAGTGTTACGAATATCAAGAATTACATTATCAAGATTTATGGGATAACAGTCATGAGCATCTACTTCAACATGATAGATCAAACCTTTATCCTCATCCGCATAAGGATTAATTACATGGGAATGACCGCATAGATTAATTACTCGACCTTTCAAACCCTTCTTTGCATCATCTAGATTAGAACAAAGAGTAGGATAATGAGAAAGATAAAAAGTATAACCATTATACTTAATCACTTTTGCCCAATCAGTTTCATAACCGCACTCTTGATAAAGTTCAATGCGGTTTTTACTATCATGATTTCCAAGTATAATAATCTTTTCCCCATTTAGCTGGTTAAATAGCTTGATTCCAGCTTCATTATTGCCGAGCATAATATCTCCGAGAACATAAACCAAACCTTCATGCGGCACTACTGCGTTCCAACGAGCAACAATAGCTTCATTCATCTCTTCAACAGAATTGAATCCACGCGGGCGCCAAATGAATTCCTTGTCATGACCTAGATGGAGATCGGAAGTTATGAATACATTACTCAAATTGTCTCATCCTTTCCCTGCGCGAGCGAGATCCGCTCACAATCAAAAACATAATAAATATTATTAAAACCTTCATCAAGGATAGGAGTCTTTTTACGATTCCAGAAATCCTTAACTACCTTCTCAGGGACTTTTGCTCGACCTTCACGCAGATTATTCTGAGCAATACATCTACCAATAGGAGTACGCATATAGAAAATATCACAGCGATTATAATAATCATGGTTAATTTCACGGAGAACCTTGGACCGAGACTGACGATTGATATGGGTCGCGTCTACAATTACGCTATGACCAGCCTCAAGACTTTCATTAATAGCAAGAATAAAAGCCTGAAAAACCTGTTTCTCATGCTTAAAATATTCATCGCTAGACTGAAGCATCTTGAAACGAATCTCATCCCGGGAAATAATCTCCGTATTAGGGATCCACTTAGCGAGCTTAGCTGCAAAATAAGATTTGCCGCATCCAGGAACACCCATCATGAGAATCAGTCGATTATTCATTTTCATAAGTTAGCCCCTCCTTTGGCCTATATTCACAATCAAAAGAATGATTACTATTCCAGCAACGGCCGTCTTTATCATACTTACATTCACTCTTGGAACATTTCAAAAGCTCATTGGTAGGAATGCGATTGCCGTCAACAAAGCGCCCAAGCTCAAACTCTTCCTGAAAATCAGCTAGAGTGTACTGACCAAAAGGACGAATCTCACAATGATTAGTTTCTTCTTTACAAGTGAGACAATATAGTTTTTTCAAATGTCCGCCTTCACGATAGCGGTTATGCGGTCTAGCTACCATAATTCCCTTATTGCCGCATTTTGTACAATAAAAGTCAGAAATTGCAATGCGGCTTGCATTAGTTTTGTGTTTCATAATTTATCACCTATTTCCTTTTGATATATATATTATAACATTATTTTTATAAAAAGTAAAGAGGAAGTTATAAAACTTCCTCTTTTTAGTAACTTTTACTAAATTTTTATTTTATTATCTTATATTAAAATTTAATAAGTGGAAGTCCTTCATCTTTTAAAAAATTAAAAACTTCTTCTTCGGTAATTTCACCACTCATAGGACGCTCATAGTGTAAAACGTTATAAGCTAGAGCTTCAATCACTTCAATTAATTCTGCTTTACTGCAAGCTCCATATTCAATCATTATTCAATCCTCCTTATGATAGCATAAAGGCTGCTCATGAATACACTTGTCACATTCACAATATCCATTCCGAAACTGAATATTAACAATCGGATATTTTCGGATGTATTTCGTAAATAAAAAAATCATCTTTAAAAAACTATTACAGCTGCTGTTTTCTTGAGCAAGCCTACAATACCCGCTAAACATTCCTTCAATATAATACTTCTGTCCCACTTATTTGTTTCCTTTTTGATATAGAAAATTTTTATTATATAATGAATTCTATAATTGTTTTTTAATGATTCATAAGATATTCTCGACTAACATTCTTAAAGCTAAAAGTAGGTTCAGTAGTCTTATAGTAAACTAGACCTTCTCGTTTGCAGTTAGTATGATCCTCACAAACAGAAGAATCATAAGTTCCATCAGCGGCTTCTTTTAGTTCTTCTAGAGTATCAGGAAATATAACAGTTCCAACAATAGGAACAACAGTCATCTGATAATTCTTCCAAAGCTTTGCGGCTTCACGAATATCAAGGCGACCATTAATACTATCAGTCCAATGGAAACAGAAGAAATGGGTATGAGAAAGATGCTGAGGATTCTTCTGGATATTGGGGCCACAGATTTCACCCTGCCAACAAACAAAAGTTGCTTTTGGATTTTTCTTCAACCAATCTTTCATTTTGTTTTCAATATCATACTTCTTTGCAACTTCCCAATAATAGTTAGTAGAATAGAAGCAATCCTGATTTTCATTAACCATGCGGACATTGCGGCTACATACATAAAATTCATATCCAAAACGTTTCTTCTCAAGAATATAAGTTCCACTAGAACCATCGCACTTCTGGGTAACAATAAACGGGGTTTTATCATTTAGAACCCAGGTCATATTCTCAACTCGTTCCTGATCGGTTTTTGCTACACCAGGAAACTTACCAACCGGCCAGCTATTCTTCTTATTCTTTTTCTTACCAAAGAGTGTAAACATTACCTTACGACCCCAGGAATGCCGCATCATCCATTTAGCCCAAGGCTTCTTGAATAACTCAGGATGACGCTGAGTCATTTTAGTATATTTATCTATAGATTTAGCTTTGCGGGTATTATCTGCGGGATCTGCATAGGTAACACCTAGAGCTTCAGTCAAGAAAGTATGAGTTACATTTTCGCCACTTGCGATACGAGCATTGATTTCAGTTAGCCATGCGGGAACACCGCCAAAAGCATTAACGAAATCCTTAAAAGGCATAATTAGACCCTGAGAATAAAAAGGCCCATCAGGAGTCTTATAGCGCTGAGTCTTAATTTTATAATGCTTCGCCGCAAGAAATTCAAAAGGTGCGCACTCAGGCAACTTAGAATCAATCTCAAAATAAACGGCGTAATCTCCCACCTTCAGCTCGTTTTTGCGAACCATAACAGTCCATCCGCCTACAACTGCGCACTCTACCCGATCTCGTCCTGCGATTGGTTTAATTTCATCAATTTTCACGACGTACACTAGCTCGCGAGTTCCATTTTTATTTAAAATAAGTCATTCCTCCTTCAATATAAAGCTACTTTGTTCTAATAAATCCTCTAAACAAATATCGTTAAAATGAGTATAAGGAATACGAATTAAAATATATCCATTTTCTTTGGCATATTTATCTTTTTCTTTATCGTGCTTTTGTCTTTGAATAAAGTATTCTTCTGTCTCCCAAGAGAATAAACATTTAAAATGTTGTTCTCCATCATATTCAATTAAAATATTTTTTTCAGGAAGGAAGAAATCATATCTTGGAGTACCATATGTATCAGAATATTTAAAATTAGGAAAACTTTTTTGCGTTGTAAAAGAAATGTTATTATTAATAAGAATTTCTTTTATCTTCATTTCTCCATGAGATTCTTTAGTACATCCACAACTTGTAGTACCACCTTGAGTTAAATTTTGAGCATATACAACATATTCTTTTCCACAATCACATCTAACTAAATATCTTGAATTTTTATTAAAAGTGCCTAACCATTTTAAAACAACTAAATGACCAAATCTTTGACCTGATAAATCTTTTAATTGTGCTCGTCTATGTTCTTTTGTAATACAGCCGCAAGAAAGAGTATCTCCTCTTCTTAAATTTTCAGTTGTTGCGTAATGAATGTTTCCACAATCACACTGACATTTCCAAGTATTTCTGTGATTACTATTATAAAATACTTGCTTTTCTTCTTCTGCATACTCTAGAACAACTAATCTTCCAAAGCGTTGTCCCGTTAAATCAATACCGGAAAAATTTTCTTTATTTTTAGGTTTAATTTTAACTTCTCTAGGTTTTCTATCAGGATTTTTTCGACAACCGCAAGTAATTGATCTTTTTACTACAAAACTACGAAAACTTTTTATCTGTCCGCAAGCTTCACATCTACATTTCCACCAAGCAATTCTTTCTTTTGGATGAGCAAGCCTGTGCTTCATAATCTCTTTCAAGAACCGTTAAATAATTAAATCTTTTTCCAGTTAAATCTTCAGCTTTTGCCATAATTACAAAACTCCTTTTTTATTTTTTTATGATATTTATATATATAAATGTTTAACTGTATAAATAAAAGAGTTTTGTCCAAAAATTTTAACCTAACTCACGAGTTCCATTAGAATTAAGCATTATCAACTACCTCCTTTAGATACCGAATCATAATGCCATCCTGAAGACTAAGAATATTGATTGCTTCAGGATTTTCGTAATTATCTAAACATTCATGAAAGAGAGACTTAGCCTTTTCTTTCTTAATTTGAATGGTACTATTTAAAATTTCCAATTTACCAAGTTTATAACCAATTAGTTCCCAGCTATCACAGACTTCCAGCATAAAAGAAGGTTCTTCATTTCCCCACTGAATAAAATCAACAAACTGGTTAGCTAACAGAAGAACGCGGCAAGCTCCAATAAAATTTTTAGGTTTATTATCAGCATCAAATTTCTTCATATAAGAATTATACATTCCTTCAAGAGCTTTAAAAGTTGCACTAGGATTAACCTGCCAAATAATATTCTTGTTATTTCTTATACTGTTCCAATAATAAGTATAATCAGGGTTAATAATATAATAATCAGTAGTAAGAATTTCAATCGCATTAGGATTACCTTTGCGAAGCTGATTAAAGAAATTTCTCACATCTTGATAATGAAAATTACCATTGCCGCCAGTAACTTCTTTATAAATATCTTTTTCTTTAAAAACAATATTTTTATAAGTAGGGAATACGATAGCAACAGCATCAACATCAGAATACTGAGTACTCAAACCATAGTTCTGACTACCATACAGAAAAACTCCAAATACATTATACTCACAAGCTGCAATATTATAATAATTCTGGAGAGTATTCATAATCTCTTTATCATTAATCATCATTAAATCAACTCCAAATCAAAATTAAAATATTTTTTTTCAGAATTAATACAATAAATAATTTTCTTTTTACATTTTTCTTTTGAAGGTACAGTTTTTGCATTTGCTTTTTCTGCAATTTCAAGAAAATATTCTACAATTTCATCTACTGTATTAAAATATCTAACCATATTTTTTTTAGAAATCTTAATTTTTTTATTATTTGTATTATCAGTAGGAATAGATTCATTTCCAGAGAGATAGTCTCTACTAGCTCTTTGCTGGTTTTCTTTTTCGCTTACCCATTCTAGATTATCTAGACTATTGTTTCTTTTATTATGGTCAAGATGGTCAACAGTCAAATCTTCTGCATTAGGAATCGGACACCAAGTAAGCATAACTAAACGATGAATAGTTTTATATTTTCCTCGATAAGAGAAAATAAGATAACCCCTATTATTAACTTTTGGGGCAATCAACTGTTTATGTTCATCGCGGATATGACCTTTATTAGAAACATAAACTCGATATTCCTTATTCCATTTCCAACGTTCCCAACTAATATTAAAAGATGGAAAAATAAATTTCATAGTGATTACCCCTTTCTTTTTCTTACATATATATTATAACATTATTTTTATAAAAAATAAAGGATAAGTTTTTACCTATCCTTTATAAAAAATTTGATTAATTTTATTAACGCTTTTTTGCAAGCCGTGCCTCGACCTTTGGAATAATAGTCGGGTCATAAAGTTCAACCTGCATACCATGTGAACCCGCATTAGAAATTTTAGCTACATGAGAGGTTTCTAACTTGCGGAGAACATTGTTATATACTGGACGAGATACTGGGGTATCACGAACTAACTTAGAGATATTCCAACGTCCAACACCATCAACCATTGACTCTTTTGCATAATGGATAGCTTCACATTCACTCTGAGTTAAACTGTCAACAAAAGCAGTAGAATCAACTGCTTGATGGAGTGCATGACCCATAATAGAAAGAATACCATCCTTTAACTGAGCTTCTGCGGCGAGGTCAGGTGTATCCTTGGCACGATCTAGCATCATATAAATTTCATCGAGCAGCTGTTGGGTATCAATCTCTATAATTCCATGCTTGATACCCAACAGATACTGTTTATGAAAATCTTTGGTTGGACGGAAACAATCCTCAAGCTTAGCTCCTTCCAAGTATAGCTGCGCCGCAATCCACAAACGAGCAACAGTCAGATAATCTTTCTGTTCAGCCGCAAGTTTTGCATCTTGATAAGCAGTTTTGATACGCTGACGAATATTATAATGTGCAATCTGTTCATTATTGCGAATAAGCGTTGAAGATAAAATAGTTTTATAAGAAGGATTGATTACATAATTATTGGAAAATAATAATTCCAATCCATGTTCATTATTATTTTTTATTGCATTAAAATAATAACGAATATCAATAATAATATTATTATCTTTTTCTTTATAAATAGGATAAACCATACAAAGTTCTTCCCAAGTGGGAACATATACTGTAACAGTTCTAACTTCATCCATACTTTCCGCTAGATTGTAATTAGCAAGACCTATAATACAAGAGCCGAGAATACGGGACGCATCATATATCCGTACTTGCTCATCATAAACCTCTTGTAAATGCTGTTGAATTTCATCATGTGTTAAAATACCCATTTTAACAGTTACTCCTTTTATATTTTATTAATTGTATTTTGACAAATTTTGACTGTATATGTATTATTTAATAATTTATTTTACCATAATTTTTATTTAGAATCAATTTTTTATTAATCGCGGACAAACCTGGAAAACCACATTTTAATACTTTTGAAATAATTTAGACAGAGAACGTGCAGAAGAAAGGGGAATTGATTAATGCGTTTGAATGGTAGATTAGGCCAAGTCATTGGCCCTTTTGACAGTGGAGTTGATCTGCTGGCAGATGGTGGCGCTATTTCAGAGCTTACCCCTGAGACAACTAAACCTGTTTTATCAAAGTTAGGTATCCAAGCAGCAAAAGGAACTATTGTGAATATTAATGGTATTTCCATTAAAATTGGCAAGACTGGAATCTATGAATTAGATGAAGTAGTAAATGTTAAGAGTTTAATTTTTCCTAATGGTGCAGATGAAAATACTATTGTTGATTTCGTATATTGATAGGGGGTCAACAAATTGAGTAGTTTCTATGGAATTGGAGTTATCGCGGATGATGGTCGCGGTACGACTAACTACAATGAGCTTGATAATCGCCCTATTATCAATTTAACTGGCGTATTGCCTGTTGACTTTAGCTCATTAGGTGTTGGGGTTTATAATGTCACGGGTAATTATAAGTATGGCGCTGATGACACAACCAAAACTTGGGATGCACCCAATATGGTTTATGTGTTCAAGGATACTGTTACAGGTAAAAAAGTTCTTCGTTTCGATGTCTATGAAAATGGAGCCAGAAATACTCTAACTCTTGTTTATGAGAATGACGGAACATATACTATTTCCAAATATTTAGATGGATTGGTGAATGCAAATTCATTAGCAGAATTACCTGCTATTGGAGATAAGTCACAAATATATATTACAAAAGAAGATGGAATTTATATATGGGACGGTCAAGAATATAAACAACTTGGAAGTAGTGGCTTTAATTGGGGAACTATTGAAAGCTTATAATTTTTATTTAGAAAGGAAAAGAAAAATATATGGCTTATAATGTGAAGTTTTTACAGGGTACTTTCGATCAATATAATAAGTTAGCTGTTAAGGACGCTAATACTTTCTATTATGTTGATAATAAAGACCTGTATTTAGGTGAAATTAAATTAAGCAGCAATAGCGAGTCTGCGGTTGCTGCTCTACAGTCTGCTCTGACTATTCTGAATGGCGCAGATTCTGTTAAGGGTTCTGTTGCTCAGCAAATTAAGACTGCCATTGATGCTTTAAAGGCTGGCGAGATTAAGAACGCTCAGGATGCGGCTAATGCTGCTCAGACTGATGTTGATAATTTAGAGACTTTAGTTGGTACTATTCCTGCTGGTTCTAAAGCTACTACCGTAGTAGAGTATGTTAAAGAGGTAGCTGATGCGGCTAGTGGTTCTGCTACTGGTGTGGCTGCAGATTTAGCTGACTATAAGAAGAAAAATGATGCAGCTGTTGCGGCTGCGGCTAAGGCTGCTGCTGATGAAAAGACTCGTGCTGAGGGTGTCGAGGCTGGTCTGCAAACTTCTATTGATGGTATCAATACTAAGATTGGTACTGTTGCGGAAGGTCAGACCGTTATGGGTATTGTTCAGGCTAATCAGACTGCTGACCGCAAGTACATTGATGATAAGATTTCCGCTCTGGGTTCTGTCCTGAACTTTAAGGGTACCAAGGCTACTGTTGCTGAACTGCCTACCGATGGTAAAGTTGGCGATGTGTGGCACGTTACTGTCAAGAGCGCTGAGTATGTTTGCACTGCCGCAGGTAATCACTGGGAAGAGCTGGGTTCCGTTATTGATCTGAGCGCCTATGAGACCATCACTGATGCTAAGACCAAGATTGCTACTGCCAAGAGTGAAGCTATTACCGCTGCCAAGGCTTATGTCGATACTGCTCTGACTTGGGGTACTATCTAATTTATATTAATCAATATAAATAAATTTAATTTAACAA